ATCAAGGTCAAATAAGGTATAATGGTTCTGTCCATGTAGATGGACACGGGCCGAATAGTTACGCCTTAGGATACACCTGAGCATGTGTATAAACTGCTCATTAAAATTTAGGAGAGACAGTGCCAGTTTACGAATATAAATGTGTTCTATGTGAACATGTTAAGGAAGTTACCAAGTCAATCAATGACGCATCAGTTGTTGAGCTTTGCTCCAATTGTGGTTCTGCAATGATCAAGCAGTTTGGCACATTTGGTATTCAGTTTAAAGGTTCTGGCTTTTACAAAACAGATAACGCTAAGTAGTTCAATGTTATAATTAACTTGTTATAAGATTTATAACAAGGAGTTATAGTTGACTAGGACAAAAGCATGGAGATTATCATTAGCCTTTATATTAGGGTTTGGATGGCTATTTTTAACTCCTGCTCAAAGTAATTTAGATCCACTGTCTGCCGCCGCTGCAGAGATACAAGAATTAAATGCCAGCGTACCAGACTTAAACTATAAAACAGAATTTCAATCATTAATTGATGTAGCAGAATCTGATTATGATGCTGCTGTTTCGGCAAAAGAAGACATGGACCAAGCTTCAGATGAATATGATCAGGCGGTAGAAACAGAGGCGGCTAAGCTTGAAGAAGTTAATATAGCACAATCAGAAGTAGATGGTCAAACAGTCACAGTTGAAGTAGCATTACAAGATAAAAATGATGCCCTACAAGACAAGAATGATGCTCAAGATGCTCTAGATGTAGCAAATATAAATTTACAGACCGCTCAAATAACAATAAATAGTGCTGGTAATCAGGGATGGCAATTTTCCGCATATACTTTAAATGGGGATAGAACTGCTGGGTCTTTATATTGTACTGGCGTAATTACCCAAGCCTACAAAAATATGCCAGTATGCGGTAGATATGAAAATCTGTTTGTAGTTTTTAGTGGAAAAGTAACAGCTCCAGAAGGAGTTAATCAGGTCTCATTTGCAGGGTACACAGATGATGGGTTTAGAATGTATGTAGATGGATCACTTGTAATTAATCAATGGCAGGAGCAAGGTTCTACTTGGAGTCCATATTACTACCACACCTTTACAGCAGAAGATAGAGTTATAGATGTTGTATTTCATTATTATAATGGCGGCGGCCCAGGAGTATTTCATGTTGGCTGGGGCCATAGTGGAATATGGACTGGGGTTTCATCTTCTGCAATGTCATATGGGCAAGGAGCAACACAGGCTCAGATAGATGCTTATAGTCAGGCGGTGGAAGAACAACAGGTAGCACAATCAAATTACAATCAGATGCTTGCTATATATAACAACAAGCTATCTTATTATAATGAGCAGAATAATATATTGAATACATATAATCAAACTTTAAATACAAAAACTAATGAATATAATACTGCTGTATCAAATACCGCAAGTGCTTTACAAAATAAAGAAGATAAAGAAGATGCCTATGACCAATCAATAATAGATGTAAATGATTCTATTGTTTCCGCCTGGGAATATTATAATAAACAATTGGCTACAGAATTAGCTGCCGCTATAGCACAAGCATTAGCAAACCAACCACAGCCTGAGCCAACTCTTGAACCCACACCAGAGCCCACACCGCAGACAAGCCCAGAGCCAGAACCAGAGCCAGAACCAGAGCCTTCATTTGAACCTACCCCTGAACCAACTTTTGATCCTGAGCCCACGCCTGAGCAAACTGAACCAGAAGATCCCACTCCAACTCCAGATTCTGAAACCACAGATGAACCGCAGCCAGAGCCAACCCCTGATCCTGAGCCCACTCCAGAGCCTTCACCAGAGCCTTCACCTCAGCAAACGGATATAGATCCTGAGCCAACTCCTGAACCAAAGCCAACTCCTGCTTTACCTTCTCCAAAACCATCTATTAAGAATACCATAAATGAATTATCTGCGATAGCTAATTTAACCAGTAAAGATAACGTAGTTGTTAAATTAACTCCAGAACAATCTGCGGCGGTTGCAAATGTATTAGTATCTTTAGCACCAGAACAAAAGAAAGAGGTAGCAAAAGATTTAGGAATTAAAACTGAAGAAATAGCAATAATTGCGGAGGCGGTAAAAGAAAATCCAGTTATAGCTGCAGCAGTGGTAGAATTTTCTAGTAGGGCTGAAGAAAATCAAGATGCAGTAATGCCATATACTTTAGCTGATGCTACAACTGAATTACAAACAGAAGTATTTTTGGCGGACCCAATAGGAGCATTAACAAATATAGATTTTGAAAAAATATCCAATCCCTCAGAATGGGGTAAAGATATGACAGATGATCAAAGAGAAAAGGCGCAGGAAGTAATTGTGCCAGTAATTATCGTATCAAATATTGTGGCTGCCGCCATGACTAGGAGGATATAATGAAAATAATTAAGGCTATCCTAAGCTATTTCTGGGAGGCAGTTAAAGAAAGCATTGCCCAGGTTTGGACCCTACTAGGCTTTTTTATTGCTTGGTTAACCCTTACAGGGACAGCTCAGCAGGTAGTAGGAGTGGCTACGGTAGCCGCTACCGTTATTTGGCTTGCAACTATCCCTCTTCGCAAAGAAGACTAAATGATATAATTAATCTATGGTAAGATTAATTGGACTTGCCCTTGCAGGGCTATTTATGCTGTCAGGATGTGGATATGATGGAGTTTTCAGATATCCATGTCAAGACCCTGCCAATTTTGATAATCCAGAGTGCAATCCCCCCTTGTGCAAGGTTGAGGGACAGTGTACAATAGATATACTAGGATTCGACCCCAAAACTGGGGAGGCACCAACTATACAACAGAACGGTAATGAGTAATGGCTAAAAGACCAAGATTAACTCCATCGGACTTAGACGCAAGATTAAAATTTACTCTTGGTCTTATCCTTGGAACTATTTTATTATTTACAACTATGGGCATATTGTATGCTCTTATTTTTGTTACGCAGCCAATTGGAGAACAGTCTGAAAACGACAAGATGTTTTTCAATGTCTTAGGCTCAGTAGCAACATTTATTACAGGAACTCTTGCAGGATTATTGATCGGTAAGAGCGGATCAAGCGATAATCAAATTACATTTGATGAGCCAGAAGCACCAGAATCTCCAGCGCCAGTTAGTCCAAACCCAACTGAGCCAGAGGGTAAGCCGAATGATCAAATGCCAGACGAGACAGAAGTAGACGAAGACTGGGATAAAGATTAACCATGGCAGAATTGGGAACAGTAGAAAAATTAATTGAAGTTGCTAAAGGTGAGATTGGCACTGTAGAAGGTCCTCGTGATAACGAGACCAAGTATGGTAAATTTACTAAAGCTAATTTCCAGCCATGGTGTGGGTCTTTCGTAATGTGGTGTGCAGATCAAGCTGGAGTAAAAGTTCCAAATACAGTTTATACGCCTTCAGGAGCAGCAGCATTTAAAAAAGCTGGTCGCTGGCACGACCCACAGATTGCAGATCCAGAGCCAGGGGATATTGCTTATTTTGATTTTCCTGGAGATGGTGTAGATAGAATTAGTCACGTTGGAATTGTCGTTAAGGATAATGAAGACGGAACAGTATGGTGCATTGAGGGCAATACCACTAGCAAAAAAGCTGGAAGCCAAAGAAATGGTGGAGAGGTTTGTCGCCAACTTCGTGCATATAAAAAGAATAAAAAAGGCGTAATGGTATCAATCGTAGGCTTTGGACGTCCTAAATTTAAGGGCGGGAAAGCCGAAGCCCCAGTAGCCCCAGAAATTCAAGCAGCAATTGACCTTTTGAAGGCAAACGGGTATAAAATAGTAAAGTAAAAATGAATACTTACAGCGTCAAAATTGAGGTAAATGCAGAAGTTCAAGCATTTAATGAAGATGATGCTGTTGATTATGTGAATGATATATTCGGTGTTGATGACGAAGTAAAGTCTATCAAGGTCGTTAGCGTAAAGGAGAAGTGATGGCTAAAGAAGGATACAAGCCCACCGCTGGAATGAAAGCGGCAGCTAAGAGAGCTATTCGTTGGAAAGAACAAGGAAAAGCAAAGGGAGCTGGAACAGCAGTAGGATGGACTCGTGCAGGTCAGCTTGCTCGTGGCGAGACCCTTAGCTTATCAACAGTTAAAAGAATGTACTCTTTCTTTTCTAGGCATGAGGTAGACAAGAAGGGTAAAGACTTTTACAATACTTCTAATCCTTCAAATGGTCGAATTATGTGGGACGCATGGGGCGGCGATGCTGGATTCTCTTGGTCTCGCAAAATTGCAGAGAGAGAAAAGAATATGAAGAAGTCTTATGTACAAGAGGACTTACTTGAAGAAATTAAAGATATGTTAACAGATGTAGTAGAGCCATTTGATACTGTAGTTGAAATTGATGATGATGAAGAAATTAAAAAAGCCCTACGTCCAGAAATCACAAAAGAACAGCTCGGAATGGTAATTGAGCATTTGATGGAAGTAATTGAGGGAATGATCGAAGCCCCAGAGGAAGAGGAAGGCGAAGAAGATGCTCCAAATATGGAAGTAGAAGACGCCAATAGCTCTAATCCTGCCCCAATTGGAGATCCAATGAAGAATGAAATAAACTGGCCAATTGCAAAAGCATATGAAAATTGTGGATGCGAAACATGTAAGGCAATGAATGTTTCTTGCGACAAGTGCCCAGTATGCTCAGAAGAAATGAGCAAGTCTTATGAATCAGATAATGAGGAAGAAGATAAATGGGACAATATGGAAAAGGCATGCTGGTCTGGCTACAAACAAGAGGGAATGAAAGAAAAGAATGGCAGAATGGTCCCAAATTGCGTACCAGTAAATAAATCATATGATGAAAAAGATGAAGATTTAGATAAAGCAAAAGATAAATTTAAAGAGGTAATCTCTGATCGCAAAGGCGAGCCAGCAGACAAACAGCTCTATGCCAGAATTGTTGCTGAAGCTAAAAGAAAATTTGATGTCTATCCATCAGCATATGCAAATGGATGGGTTGTCCAAGAGTATAAGCGCCGTGGCGGCAAATATACAGTTAAAAAGTCCGTTTGGAACGGAACTTTTATTAAATAGTCATTGACATAGCCGCAGCAATTCCTGTATAATATATATCAGTGGGATGCTGCGGTTTAGTCATAAAGGACAGCATGTTAAATCTTAATGAATTAGGTGTAGAACTCTTTATCAAAAGGGCAAAAGACATATCCCCATTTTGGGATAATTATGATTTAATTATATGGAAAAAGGATTCTTCTGGATTTACTGATAAAAACGGGATGTTTAGAAAAAACTCTTGGGGAATATCTAAGAGAATAAAAGTAAATAATATTGGAGTCTGGGAGCTCCCTAAAAAATATGTCAAATATTTTAGATAATTTAGGGGTAGATCCAGAAGACTTCTCTTGGTGGCATCTAGCAGTATGTCGAGGAATGGAAACAAATCTATTCTATGATAAGTACGAATCTGATGTTAACGTTGCCAATAACATAGACGAGGCATGCATGTCTTGTCCAGTTATGAAAATGTGTTTTGATTCTGGAGTTAAAAATTCAGAATACGGAGTATGGGGAGGAGTTTATTTGTCATCTGGAGAAATAGACAAGTCAAAAAATTTACATAAGACCCCAGAAGCCTGGAAGAAGCTAAGGAGTAAAGGTGTCGCTTAACGATAGTAAGCATTTTTACGACAATAATCATTTTAAGTATGGAATTAATCAATGGACGGGCGAACCCAATAAGCCAGTATTTTACACAGAAGAAATGAAGAAGCGGGTAAGAGAAATTAAAAAGCCAATGCTTCTTTTGATGGATGTAGCAATGTATCCAGACTTTCTAGCATTAAGATTATATGAAGACAATTTTTTACAATTTGACGGATCTAAAAAAGAAGAAGTAATAGATTATGTTTCAAAAGTTAAAAAACTCATAGAATCCTATGGAGTAAGATGCGAGCTGGAGGGTATACCTAGTGGAAGAGTATTATGAGATTATCAATATCGTATATGTATACCCAGAAAAAGTATATGGAACAGTTGAACAACTTGGAGCATTTGCTTCGATGGTAAAGTATCAAAAAGATGGGACTGATCACGAAGTTCTTTTAGAAAATGACGAATTCGCAATAGTTGACGAAATCGTATTTCATCATGTAGAGGAAAATAATGAATAAAATATTATGCTATAGTTGTAATAAAAACAAGCATAAATTAAATGCAAAGAAATCCTCTTTGCTGCCGATTAATTTGCTAATGTGTGAGACTTGCATAAATGCAAAATTGGAGCCAAGGTGGGTTATAATTTTGGCGGGCAGATCAAGTGGTGCAGATCATGTAAGAGACTTTGTCCTTAAGAAACGCTATTTAGGCAATGAAATATCTGCCTCAGAATTATTAGTTTAGGGTCTAAATAAAGGTATAATTAATCTATTATGGATTATACCTCAATCGTTTTGGCTATTTCTGCCGCTATACTTTCTGGGATGGGAACAGCAATTATCGCTGGCGTAAAGGATGCTAAAAAAGAAAAAATACGCCAGCAGGAGAGAGCTCAAGACCTCCTTAAATTAGAAATAAAAGATCTTAAAATATCTTTATATAAGCTTGAGAGGGACCTGACAGAGTGGAAAGACAAATATTATAATGCTATTCAGGACCTAATTGTAGTAAAGGCAGAGCTTGAAAATGCCTTGACGCAATTAAATTTAATTGAATTAAACGAGCTGGACTCCGAAATTTAAAAATAGTACAATAGGGTATATGACCTGTATAGTAGCCCTCGCAGTTGGAAATAAAGTCTATCTTGGAGGAGACTCCGCCGCATCTGATGAAAAGTCTGGACTAATTCTACAAGTAACAGACTCTAAGGTTTTTAAAATAGGACAATACGGCATAGGCTTTGTTGATAGTTTTAGAATGGGCCAAATCTTACAATACAACTGGACACCGCCTATCTATAAGCCAACTACAGGATTTAAAAACTTAGATAAGTTTATGAGAACAAAATTTGTTCAATCCGTAAAAGAAGCCTATCAGGAACATGGATATGGAAAGTTTGGATCAAACACAGAAGATGGTGACGAAGGTGGAATTATAATTATTGCAGTACAAAACACAGGTAGAATTTTTATTATGGACGTAGACTTTCATATATCTGAAGTGGATGTAGAATATTTAGCAGAGGGAAGCGGTCAACAGGTGGCATTAGGATCATTGTTCTCTACAGCCGCCGTAAAAACCCCCCGCAAGCGTGTAAGAACAGCCTTAGAGGCGGCTTCTAAGTTCATAATGACCGTAAGAGGCCCCTTTACAATAATTGAAGTCTAGAGTATAATGAAGATATGAAGTGGCTGAATAGATTAGCCGCCCTACTGTTCGGACTTATATCAGTAGGTTTAATTAGAGACTTCTTTGATAAGCATACAGTAATCGTACTGGATAAAGAATTTGAAGAAGAGGAAGATGATATGGAAGATATAACAAATCTTAGACCAGATAATTATGATAATTCCATGGATCTCCGTGGCACCCCTACGCATGTATGCGCTTGTGGCTGCAATATATTTAATGTTAAAGTTATTTTTGATGATTATGAAATTGGTACATACTTTTTGGATATGGAATGTGCAAATTGTGGAAGTTTGGCAACTGCGCCGACTCCTATGGATAGAGAAGGATTAGATAATTGAGAAAATCTGAAAGATTAAGGCTGGCTGAGATGGAAATAGTTAGACTTAATTATGAATTAGAATACGTAAAAGCCATGCTCTCTGTAATTATAGAGATGGGCGGAGGCAAAACACCAGATCTAGACGCTGGAAAATGGTATTCAAAGAAACAAAATAGGCCAGATATTCCAAATAACTAGGTATTGACCTACTGGCTAGAATTTAGTAGAATAGACCCTATGAATAAAAAACTAATAACTGCCGTATTGGCAGCAGTACTCACCATCACAACAACACATACGGTTGTAGCAAACACACAACCCGCAACAGTGGCAATTTTAGATACAGCCTTAAATTCTAGTTTGCCAGTTTTTAAAGACAAAGTAGTTCATGAAGTATGTATACTAGACTGGTCTTCTTGTGCAAATGGTAAAAACTTTATGGAGGGCCCAGGAGCGGCCTCTATGCCTATTTCACAGATGCTTAGAAATGGCTTCAATCACGGAACTAAAATGGCACATGCATCCATCTTAACAAATCCAAATGTAAAGATTGTATTTGTTAGAATTGTCGGAGCAACGGTAAATGGCGATAGGCAAACTACCAATGAGTCAACATTTGTTAATGCTCTAACATGGGTATTAAATAACAAAGATAAATACAACATCACTGCCGTAGCAATGTCGCAAGGACATGGAAATTATTTACGTGTAGCAGATTATTGTCCAGACACACCTCAAACAAGAGGATTGATCTCATCATTAAATCAGGTAGGCGTCCCAGTATTTCTACCAGCAGGTAATGCAAGAGATTTAACTAGAGTATTTTGGCCATCATGCTTTACAGATGCAGTAACAGTTAGCGCAAGTTCTGTAACAGGCGGTCCTGCAGTATATACAAACTATGATAAGAATATTACAGATATGTTTGCCCTAGGACGGCTAAGAGTATCTGATGCTAATGGAATGCTGTTTAATGAAGATGGAACTTCTATATCCGTTCAAGTTGCAGCAGCCGTATATTATGGCTTAAAACAGATAAATCCTACTTACACAAGTGGACAAATCATTGATTTGATGAAGTCAAAAGGCAAAAGGCTAAGAAGCAAAACCATATCTGCATCAGTTGTAGGTAAGGATATGCTAAATGGCTAATAATGTCACCGTTCTTGAGGGCATTATTGAAGATGTTGCTGTTGCGTTATATCAGAAATGGTATAACGCAATACCTTCAGGAAGAGTAAAAGAAGATTCAGAAGAAGCATTAGTATTAAAGAAAAATGCACAAGAAATTACATTATTTGTAATACAAATGTTTATGGATAAATTTAACGAAGAGGCGGAAAGATTAAAAAACGAGGACTAGTATTGACTAGTCTTTCATTATTTAGTAGGATAGGCACATGCAAACATTTTTACCAGAGGCGGACTTTGCAAATACTGCAAAGCATTTAGATCGCAAAAGACTTATCAAGCAGAGTGTAGAAAATCTGCAAGTATTAAAGTCTTTAGCTGGACTTTACAGTTCAGGTGCTTGGAAGAATCACCCAGCAGTCAAAATGTGGGAGGGTCATGAAGACTGGCTCTTCTTATACAATGAGGCCATAGTCAAAGAGATCATCATGCGTGGCTATAAAAATAGCACAAGAAAGAAGTTTGATGAGATATATCAAGAGAACTTCATGTTTCTCGAGTCTCAGGAGCCTTGGTGGTTAGGAGAAGAGCCTTTGCATTACTCTCATAAGGGCAGGCTCTACGAGAAGGACCCAGACAAGTATTATTTCTATCATGAATTTGCGGACTATAGGCGACTAGGATATACTTGCTGTGAATCTTGCAGTTACTACTGGCCTACTCATGTGGAGGATAATGATTAATTTAACAAAAGAAACTTTCAGCAAGTCTTTAGATGAAAATGATATAATTATAGTAGACTTCTGGGCGGACTGGTGTGGACCTTGTTTAAAGGTTGCTCCAATATTAGAAGAGTTAGAAGACGAGTACAAAGTACAAGTTTATAAAGTTCATGTAGATGAACAAACAGAGTTGGCACAAAAGTATGAGATAACAAGTATTCCCACCTTGCTAGTATTTGAAAAAGGAATACCAGTAAAGAAACTTGTTGGAGCATACCCGAAGCACAAGCTCGTAAAGGAGCTTGAAGGATGGATTTAACATATGATGAATGGATGTCTTACGGAGTAGCAAAAGGTTGGTGCGGAGCTCCAGTATGTTACACCCATGACGGACTACCAATGTCCAACGAAGAAGATGCGGAATTTGCTGAAGGGCAAGATCCATGTATGCATATTGTTCGTATGTACGAGGATATTGAAATGAAAAAAAGAATAGAAGATAATCATTCCCCATCAATTTGGCGGAATTCGTACACAAACTAAGTTTCTGCCTCAGAAAGAGACAGAATAATAAAGGAGAAACAAAAAGAATGAAGTCATTCAAGAAAATCGCTCTAGCCGTGGTTGCAGCCATGACTATGGGTACTCTTATTGCAACACCTGCAAGTGCTGCTGTAATGACTGTTGCGCTAGATGTTAACGGAACTGCAAATACAACTGCTTCCGCTCTCGCTACGCCAGCACAATTACCAGTACCTTCTGATAACACAGTAGATGCTGCAGATGCTTTGAAGTTTGTTGCAACTGTAGATACAGGAACAGCCGTTACTGTAACTGCTACAAATGCAACTATCGTATCAGCATTGCATACTTCTGCTGCACCAGTAACTGCAAGCTCAGGCTCATCAAGCCTTACAATTGCAACTGGTACAGGAACAACTGCAACGTTTTACGTATATACTAAAACGACAGCTATTGGTACTGTTGTTGTAACAAATCAGGGAACAACCCTAACATATTATGTACAAGGAACTGCTGGCAAGATTAATACTCTTGCTGTATCAGCTCCTGCAAATGGTGCTGCTGGAACAAAGCAGACCATCACTATATCGGCAACCGACGTATTCGGAAACAAAGTTTCTGGAAAGTCAATTACTGGCCGTGTATTCGGATCAGGTGGAACGCTTGAAACAACAACCGCTACAACTGGTGCAACCCTTGCAACCTTTGGAGTGGCAGAATTTAAGCTAACACTTCCAACAACTTCAACACGCTCTCTCGTAGAGTTCTCGTTGACAACTGCTAGCGATGGAGAGTCTGCTGACGTGGCAGGGCTAACTGCTCGCACACTCGCTCCATATGCAGAAATTGGAGTCCGTGATCTTGCTGCAGAACTAGCCGCTAAAGAAGCAGATCTTGCTGCAGAGAAGACTGCACGTGCTGCCGATAAGGCTGCTGCTGACAAGGCTCTAGCAGATGCAAAGGCTGAGGCTGACACTGCTGCGATTAAGGCTGCTGCAGAACTTGTAACTGCAAATGCTGAAGTTGCAAAACTAAAGGCTGAAGCAGTAACTGCAAAGGCTGCTGCAGATAAGGCTCTAGCAGATGCTACTGCTGCACACGCTGCAGAATTGGCTAAAGTTAAGGCTGATAATGATTCTGCAATTGCAGATCTAAAGAAGGCGTTTAACAAATTAGCAAAGAAGTGGAATAAGAAAAACCCTTCCGCAAAGGTTGCTTTAATCAAGTAATCTAATGAAATAGGGGGCAGGGCCAAGTGTCTTGCCCCTTTATTTTATAAATGATAGAATATAACTATGGAATGGGATAATTTTGCAAGTATCAAAAAGCAATTTATTCATGACCTGACGAATGAATTGAGAGATTTAGAACTGCCTCCAGAGTGGAGTCCAAGAGATGTTCTAGGTTTTGTTATTAGAAAAATAGAAGATAAAGGTAAAAAAATATAATGTGGAAAAAATTAAAGCTATGGCTTTTCCCTACTGAGGTGGAAGGCTTTAAATTCGATGCCGTTGATCGTGATAACGATGGACTAGTTCAAGAGGGAACCCCTTTTGAAAGAAAGGTGACTGTTGTGAAGAAAGCAGCAAAGAAGTCTCCAGCAAAAAAGAAGGCTCCTGCAAAGAAGTCTCCAGCTAAGAAGACCGTAAAGAAATCAACCCCAAAGAAGAAGTAAATGGGAAAACACCACGAAAAAATAGCTGCATCCCTGGAAATCCGAAGGAGAAACCATAAGGGTCCAGGCGGTAAGGTCCCAGGATCTATGAATAAGAAGAAAACTGGATATAACCGTGTGAAGGCTAGAAAATCATAAAAATGGAATATAAAGAAAGGTGCGAAATGAAGGGTTGCGAGAACGATTCAACCAGATTCACCAGCACAGAAAGCAAATTTATTTTCATTTGCGATGATTGTTGGCACGAAAAGTATAAAATATGATCGAAAAAATAGCTAATATCATCTGGAGGGCGGTAGAGAAAATCGCTGCCCTCCCAGACGACATCTTTGACATAGAAGATGACGAAAATGCTATAATAGAGGAATGAGCGGCTTTCTAGAACCGCTTAAATACAAACCTATAGGAGAATAAAATGTCAGACGGATTAAACTTAACAGGATTTAACGATACCAAGGCTGGAGCAACAAACAACCTTGACTTAAATCCAACTGGCCAAGAGCCAAAACCAGCATTCCCTGCAAAAGACGTGTCATCACAAGATGGCGCAGGTCTAGGCAACGGAGGCAAGTAAGATGGAAAAGAAGCCTACTGCCGATACTTTTGGCAGCCAAACTGGCGAAGTAAGCATTCCAGGAGGAGTGCTTAATGTTTCAAGAGATGGCGAGTCAGGGCTTACGCTTAATATGACAGCAAGTCAACAGGAGAGATTGCGATTCATTAATGAATAATGGAACGGGAATGGATAGTCCTCCAACGGACCAGCCATCAGGAGCAGTCACTGCTGCAGAAGTTGGGCGAAAGAAACCAAGTCAGGGCAAATTTAAATCTGGAATACAAGAGAAGAGACCTATTAAAATAGATCGTAATCGTCATGGTATTCGTAGAGAAACTACAATTGCTCCAAAAAAGACGAGGCCAAAGAAGGTATAGAGAATTCCCCGCTAGTCCCCAATAGGACTTGGCGGGGAACTTATTATGTGTAAAGAGTGTGGAGATTGCACGAAAGAGTGCACAAGAACTATCGATACGTCTATCGATGAATTAGAAGAGTTAGGATTTTTACATGCAGATTGAGGCGGCTGTTCGTGCAGTGCAAGCATGTTTATGAGTATGTTTATTCCAAGATATGCCCATATTGTGGCTCAGATACTCATGAGCCTGATCATGAAAAGCAACACAAGTTATTTGTAGAATACTATAAATCAGAGGCTCCAAAGGCCTATATATGCCCTGTAGACGGCGGAACTATAAGGGGCTGGTGGTCAATCTAGCTATTGACTAATCTTCTATATATATTATATAATACTCATTGTGACCAAAAGTGAAACGCAAAAGTGCGGCGAGAGATAGAAGGCGGATATGAAATATAAGTATATGCCTCAAACGGGCATCAAATGCCCTGCTATCACCAGAAAGGGCAAAGAATGCCCCATAGGTGGAGAAGAATGGCGTAATGGTTGGTGCCATGTGCATGATCCAAATGGTGAAATGGTAAATAAAACCAAAAGGAAGGCTAAAGCTTTTTCTCTTGAATACAACTTGAGAGAAATTATTGCCAGAGATATCGAGTCTCAATGTCCAGTATTAATTCAATGTGATTGTCCATTTCATTATGCAGCAGAGATAGCACGAGGCAACAATGTCTAGATTTATGTGGTATGACTTTTTTGGGCGAGAGTGGCAGGGATTTTGTGCATCCTGTCGTAAAGAGCTATTTGCGCCCACAAGATCAGAATATATAACCAATCGGTTATATCATACGAGAAATGAATGTGGAGGCGGATACTAATGAGAAACTTTTTAGATGATTCAATTGTAGAGCATAACTCTAGGCCACCCTTACGATGGATTGCAAATTGGGCGGGATCAAGAGCATCTTCGGCAGTAATGAGAGCGGCATGGCTAGATGAAGATGGAATAGATAGAGGAATTAGACAAACAATTAACTCTGCTATTTATAGACTACTATGGCCTATGTATCGCAAGTATGGAACATTCTATAAAATAGATTGGCCTATGGATGGGCAAGCTTGGGAAGATTATGATGAAGATGGAGTTCCATATTGGGAGAAGACAGGAACGATAGATCCTGATTCCCCCCAGCCTTGGAAATATGTAGACCCATGGACAGGGGATGCATTTAGGGTAATTAAGAAATGACAGAAGATAGGATAATTGATCTTAGTCAACCAGGAGTTATACATATAATATATCCATCTGGACTACCAGTTAATCCAAATATGATGGATCCAAATATAGGTGACTGGCATAAAGGGGCGGGGGAATCAAAATAGACCTCTTTGCCAGAATAGTATGGATATGGTTCTATGGTATGGGTATAACATTCTCAGCTATAACCCTATATATAATCTGGAATACTATAAAGATCTATAAAGAGTAGCTACAATTCCTGTAGAAATTTGATCAGATAGATTCCTATCTTCTCCTACCCCCCTCCAATTTATCTCCTCTCTATGGCCTTTCTAAGGCCTTTAAAGTGGAGTATTGTGGAGCATTGTGGAGTAAAATGGTTATAGATTCATAACGAAATGTTATTGTATAATAATTAAATAGATATATGTGTAATTGAGCACTACTATATTCATGTCGTAATGTCAATAGGATCCATATGCAGCATTTTCCAGGATTTTTGTCAATGCCTCGTAAAGGAGAATTTTGGCTCGTAGCCATAAATATGGCTATATTTAGCCAGAAATATGCTCCAGAATTTACCCAGATTCTGATCAATATTATATCTATTTAGTTATATTATTATAACATTTTGTTATATTCTTTTAGATAATGATCAAATTTTCTGGGATTTTTTATATGCTCTCGTAAAGGGGAATTTTTGCCCGCTAATAGTTAACACAAAAGGGGCAAATCGGACATATATGTCCAATTCACCCCTAGGTGTATTATATTAGATTAGTTTATATTACTGCTTGTGTATTGATACGAGCAGGTTGTCCATGGAATTCTTCATGTACCCAACTGTTATCTGATTTAATTTGTACTGGGTTATTATTTCGGTAAGCCCCCGTTTTTGTTTTCTCATCGAGAGCCAGTTCTTGGTAATGATATTCCTCAATATACTTAATTAGTTCTAATAATTTACTTTGGGTATATGGTGGATAACTTGTGATAATGATATTAGCAAATAACGCTGGGTGAAAATGATGGTCGTTTAGGATTTCTTCTAAACTATCTATTACTTTATCTACTTTGGTTCTTCTTCTCATGTTCCGCCTCTCTTTGAACCCTCGATTATATCATAAGGGGCTGACTTGCGCCAGCCCCTTTGGATCTGATCTATTTAGTTCTTTGCTTGTTTGACTTCAGCGGTGAACTTAATTCCATTCTTTTCCGCCTCAGACAAAGCCTGCTTAGCAGCTGCAGAGAATCGGCCACGGCGGCCAACAGTAATTCCCTTTGATACTAGATATTCACGCTTTGTTGCCATTGTTGTCTATCCTTTCTATGATAGTGTTATATTTTATCAGATTCCAGGGAATTTGTAAATACCCCGTAACCGTAGCTTTGTGCCCGTTGCACACAGCTTAGTACTAAATGTCCGATTTGTCCGATATGATAATATCGTTATTTATATTCGGATATCCATCTTCTAATAGATTAGATGTATCTTCTTCAAGCTCATTATCTACAAAATGAACCTGAATGGTGTTATCTGTTTCCATTTGGATCCAATCAGTCGTTGCTGCATTGGAGGCAATGTCCCATGCCTCCTCCGCAGAAGTTGCTTCTACATTAATATAGTAGTCAACTACCTTATCTCCAAATACTTTATATTTATTCATCTGACTCCTCCTCCAGGGATACTAGGAAATTGTTATCTCTCATCCAATCTCTGATTGTCTCTTCTATGATGTCCCCGCCCGAATCCATGCTAAGACCGAACCCGTCTACATCATCCCAGAACTTATCAAAGATTTGTTTTAATGTTATGCCTTCAGGCACAGCCTCATCAACATAATCATTTACAGCAAGGTCCTTCATCTGATAGTTCTCAAATATCTCTCTGATAACGTCAAAGGACCATACCCACATTAATGACGGGAAGACAGGAATCTTCTCTAATTTATCTATAATCTCATTTAGTTGATTATAAACATCATCTCTACGTGTTGCCTCCTGTAGATCTAATTGCTCTTTTGCTTTGAGCACATCTAATGATTCTATATGAACTCTATCCATTCTTCTTTGTCCTTTCATCGATTGCAAATGCTAATGCATATGTCATTTGGTAGACATATGTAAGAGCGTCTAATTGGCCTTCCCAATACTTCCGCTCCATGGAATCCATTGCTTCTTCTGTTTCATCCTCTATGCGTTGTGCTTCCTCCAATTCACGCTCTGCGTCCAACATGAGCACCTTTAAATGCCCGTGCAAGATATCAGTCCCAGAGGACCCAGCGTCAACCTGCTTCTGCAGGTGTGGTTCCAGTTCTAATGTGTTCACATTATCTCCTCTACATATTCAAGGATGTGCATTGTAGCAGAAACTTGGCCGCTTGTATAGGTATGCTCAATATCTAATTCAGCATAATCTTTTGAGGCGGGGTCCAAGGAATCCATATGCTTAGATATCTGAACTAAGTCCTCATTCAAAGACATTATATGTAATTGAAGATAAGTAGTTAACTGTGTCTTCCTATTAATATATTCAGATTCCATTATTCCACCTCAAAGTAATCATTGTGTTCAGGAGTTAAATTATAGAACTTATTAAATTTATCCTGTAAAAATGGGTCACCAGACATAGAGGCAACTTGCAAATCTGCAAAATATTGACCCTCATCTAATAAGTTATTAATCCAGTCTTCTAGTAATTGGTCAGCAATATCTGAGAATATTGCGTCTTTTACCATTAAATCGACATCATCAAATGCTCCGTGTTGCATTTTCTAGTGCTTCCTTTCTATAATCAGGGACATGCTCGGAATCCAAGTATATCTTATGGGTCTGACATTCTGCTACCGCCTCTAAATCAGCCTCACCCATCCAATTACAAGATGAACATATCTCGCCACAATCATTCTCACAATAATCTAATGTATTTTCTGATTCACAATCACGGCATTTATTACTATAATCAGATTCAGAAATCATTTCTCCACGGAGGAACTCGCATTCCCCACCCCAACCTGTTTCTTCCTCATAGGACATAGTAAACAATAAACTAGGATATTGTGCAGATAGTTTAGAAATGGCAGGCATAGGCGGAGACCATGCAGTATTAAAATTATAATAAACTACTAGATTCTCTCCATTCTCAGTAGGACCCTCTATATATGTATCTGCATATTCTTTATTTTCAGATACAGCAACATCCCACTTTGTGCCCCATTCACGAACATTAAATGAATACCAATCATTTGTCTGAAATAGCATTTGTTCTTCAATGGGCATATCTCGTGGCGGTTGTGCAAGATAGTCCTTATCAGATATACCTGCTTGTCTATGATTATAGATATTATAGAATGCAAATATAGGATTAGGATATGTAGTTTGAACTACTTCCATTTTTCCAGATGTAGGATTCCAATTATCATGTAACATGACAAATGGCTTATTAAGTTGTTTTACAAGGTCATTTACTAATTCAGGATTGCCTTCAATTGTAAGACCATTATATACCCAGTTAGGCATAGTATATTCCTTTCGTTGGTTGAATGGTCCAATTATATATTACCCCACTGACATTTGGCAATATACCCCAATTCTGGGAAAAATACATTAGATTACGTAAAGAGCTAATTTTACTCTCAGGTTCTGCGGGCAAAAATAAATCCCCCATTTCTGGGGGATCTAGATCAATAAACAAACAAGGCTGCTAGCTGCAACGAAAGGAATTAAGTAAAAGCTGCATTACTTAGCCACTTGCGGATATCGCTAATAGCGGCACCTTGCCATGGATAATTATTATACCATATTTAAACGGCTAACAATCCATCCAATGCGTATTTCTCACAGAATGCTTCGAGGTCCATAGTGAATATAGCCTCGTTCTTCATTCCTAGAACCTTGTTGTCTAAGTTGCGATGGTCGTCCTCTGCGTGAAGACTGAACGTCCGCTCTTTCCAATTGATGACGGCAATCTTATGCTCATTATCGCTAATTGAATTAATCTGCAGACCCCATCCAGTTTCCATGTTCCATTGGTCTCCAATTAGTTGACTGATTGCGATACGTGTTGCATATGATTCATCGTTCCATCGAGGCCTGGCGGCAATGACAGCGTCCGCTAGTTTGCCTAGCATTTGATGTCCAGCCCAGTGCCCATACAGCACGATTGAATCGCCTGCTCCGTCTACGAATACGAAGTTCGCTCTATTACCCATTTATTTCTTCCTTTTCTAGTTGAGGTGTTTTTTCTTTACGGTTTAATTCTATAATTTCATAGGCCATCTTGTCAAGGGCCTCTTTGTGCCTTCTGTAATGGTGGTTACAAAAAGCTAATTCCCCATTTAGTATTTTAACTAAATAAGCAGCACGGGAGGTAGGGCAACGGTCACAATAGATTGGTTTAGTTATATCATCCGAGGTCATTATCTAATGTCCCAAATTCTATTCTATCTGCTACCCAATCTAATACATGTCCTTCGTCATGGGATTCCGCCCATTTACGAATATTGGCGATAACTACCTCACGAGTAAATTGAACGCCATCTTGAAAGCCTTCTTTGTAGTCCATGCTACCTCCTGTAACCTGTTGGCTGATAATCTGTTTCAACTAGTATATCTAAGTTATGCTTAGAAATCAAGGCTGAAACCTTTTCAATTTGTCCTGTGCCAATGTCCATGACATTACCGCCAATCCAAGTTGGGTCTAATCCAGCAATTTGTGCTTCCCAATAGGCCATCTCAAGAGATAGCCTATCAGGTGCTTGTAATTGATAATACATTACCAATCCACATCCGCATCTTCGATATCGAATGATTCGACAATAACATTGCCGTTATATGAGTCAACAGACAAGTTGTCCTGTGCAAAATAACGAGCGTCAAAATCTTCGACTTCGTCAAGTGGACAATCGTAGCGTAGTTCGAATGTCATAGTTCCTGTGATTCTGATTTCTTGTTTTGGTTCATGGTCAAAGATATCACATAGGTCTGACAATACCTCTGATTTATCTGTGCTCGAACTATACCAGCCATCTGCAGTCATATTGCCAAGAACTTGGCCAATCTGGTTCTGAGTAATCTCGACTAGTTTTTCTAGATTCTTAATTCTATCTAGAGTTTCCTCGAGTTCAGTTGCTTTGTGCATAATAAACATACTGTCATTGCTCTCTGGATTAATTTTACGGAGAGTAATAAACGCATGTGGGTTATATGCATCTATTGATACGTGTTCCATTGTATTCCTTTCGTTTGTTGTCATGGGGAGTATTATAGCGGACCCGACTGACAAAATCCAGGGGTTCCGTCCCCTTGTCGTAACAATCTTTTTTGGATTTCAGGCTTGCGGGCGATTAGCTGCAAGATCCTGGGGGAATTGCAGGGCCCCTTGCGGGGCCCTTATAGATTACGCCGATTTTACAATCTGAAGAATTTTATTCTTCTCGGCGGTAATAATTGGGTCAAACCCTGAAGCGGAAATCCACTTTGAATCTGACTTTCCACGAGTAGGGCGGAAATAATCAAGGCGCTCAGTTAGCGCATTGAAAGCACCCCACTTTGTGCCTTTGATATTCGCATTAGTAGGCGAATTAAAGTAAAGGTCAGCAAGAGTTATCATCTTGTTATCCCACTTTGTGATAGCAATTTTAGAAGCGTCATCGGCAGGCTTTGGATAAATAGCCTTAACGATGTCATAGAATTGCTTATCGTTAATCTCGGAAGCGAATAGAGATTGAACTTCTTTCTCAAACTCATCAAAGTATCCAAGAGTAAGACCAAGAGTTTCACGAGCAATTGCTATCTTGCCGTCAGCAGATTGAGTATGACGAATCTTGAATGATTGCTTAGCATTACGCATAGCAAGATTCAAAGTATTTTGGCATACAACACGAACAGGTGTAATCGCTGCCTGAACAGCAACAGAGCCATCGTGAGATGTAAAGACAATTAGATATAACTTTGTCTTATCATTAGCGCCTTGTGGGTCTAACACCATTTCACGTGGAACAGTAAGAGAGCCAAAGACTACTTTACCATTCTTGATTGAACCGCCAGATTCCCATTGGCAACGAGAATCGCCGTCTAGGATATTATCTGCGAAAGCAAATAAATCTTCATTCTGGACAACTTGATAGCGAGAACCGACAACAGAGAGAACATCGGTTTCTTGATTAAATGGATTCGTGCGAATCACATATTGAGAATTAGAATTATCATTCCAATCAGCAGGGATATGCTCAACGACAGGAGAAAGGCGGACGTTCCAATTGGAAAGTTTAGCCTCATCTAACATCATTTGAGTTGATACATTTTCATCTTGTAAGAAAATGCGATTGGCAAGATTATGCCAAGCAGGTGTGCCACGTAGGGCAAAGGCAACTTCATTGCCATTTGTTTCTAGGTTATGAGCCATAGTTTTTTCCTTTCATAGTTAGTTGAATTAGTTATTATACACTGTGGGTCTGACATTTGACAAGATAGGGGAATCTTTGATCTGTGATCAATCTCACAAATTTCGGGGATTGTGGATAACTCTCTTAAACCTGTGGAAAACCCCTCACATATGCGGGCCAAAAAAAGGAAATGGGGCGGGGATCTAGATGATTACACGACACAAACCCGCCCCAAGCTTTTAAACTAAACCAATTTCTTCTTTAGTTAGTCTATTGTTATTATATTTCTTAACTATTTCTTCTGGATAAAAGATAGCAAGAACTTTTTCTTTCTTTTTCTTATCAAAGACATAGGCTTTAACCTTGCCTTGAAATCTGCGGATATTAGCAAAAACTAATTCCGATAAGTGTTCTCTATTTACTCCGTCAGAAAAGTATAGAGTTAAATCATTTAATTTGTTTTCGTCATATATTTCTACACGATAGCGATTATACATAAGTATCCTCCTTGAAATAATTAGCAAGTGATACAACACTTAAATTAAATCCTGAGTCAGGATACATAATTAGCAAGTGGTCTAAAGCCTGTCCAGCAGTTTTGAAGTCTGAATAGCATTTATTACCAATAGTCATTTCCCAGCAATTCACACCGCCAGGGGATACTGAATAATCCATTTCGTAGATTTCTACATCTAGCATTTCTTTCCTTTGTTAGTAGGGATAAGTATTTTAGCATAGGGGGCTAGATTTTGTCTAGCCCCCATACTATTAGAGATAACGAGCGATAGCGTTATAGGTAGAAGTATTTACTACTTCCTCATCGGTCATCTTGAGAATACGGATAGCGTTCTCTATCTCCTCAAACATTTCCCGATACTGCCAATCGTTATAGGTTTCAAAATCCTTTTCAGGTTCTTTTGGTAATTCAATAGAGCCTTTAGGTAAATCAAAATCTACATTTATTTCGCCATTGTAGCGAACATTTGCTCGTAGGTTTTCTGCCTTTGCGATTTGAGCGAGAGCAAGTTTAGCAACTTCCTTAGCCCATTTCTCTTGCGCCTTTGAGTATTTCTCCTCATTGGTTTTTTGGGTAGCCTGAGTTTTTTTCAGGTCTGCCAATTTAGTTTCAAGTGCCTTGATTACTTTAGTTGTAGCAATCTTGACTTGAATAGATTTTCCGTTTCTAGCCATTATTTTCCTTTCGTTAGTTGTTGAGCGAGAATTGTAGCAGAGCCCACCGACATTGTGAGCCCTGCCATTTGATTACTTAGCAGATACGCTAGTCCAGCGTTCTTTGCCATTTACATCAAGCAGAATACGAGCCACGCCTGAAGGGTGGTTATCTACTGCTTTAATTGTTCCTACTACGCCAGATTTTTCTGTCGTGAAGGTCTGTCCGATTTCTAGGGTTGTTCCCATTTGTTTTCCTTTCGTTAGTTTGGAAGGCTATCCTATCATAGCCCACCGACATTTATTCGCACCAAGCCTCTAGGTGGTGTTGCTCTATGATAGCCCAAGCGGGGGCGGTATTTCTGCCTTTATAGGTTATGTCTTTTGGCATTTGTATTTCTTGATCCGTATCGCCATTATGGTATGCGTCAATAGCATCTATACACGGCTCTACCATTTCAACGGGAATTGGCGGGTAGTGATTAGAAGTTAGGTGTATCTTGATAGCGGTAGATAAGTCTAATCCTAAGTCATAATCAGCTAAGTCATGAGCAAAATTACTTCCCATTTAGCACCTCATTTTCCATTTGTTCTAATTCAGCAATAGCAGAGCATAATTCCTCTACTTGCTCCTGAGTTAATAAAACTTTCATAGCCTTATCTATTGCTAGACTTGCTATCATAGTTGAATAAAGATAAATAGACTTAGCAAAGTATTCAGGGGTTAATTCATCTTTATGGTGGCAGAATTGTTGAGCAAAAGACATACACTCCTCATCAAAAATTGCTTCCTCGGTTGCCTTAATTAAGGCAGTTGCGGTTGATAACATTTGTTTCCTTTCGTTGTTGTTAGTGGGTAGATTATACACCTACCCACCGACATTTTTAGGCTAAGGTAATTAGAGCCTGCGAATAGCCAAGGTTAATTTCATCTAATTCCCCTTGTAATTCATCTAAAGAAAAATTGGCGGGTGAGCCAATAAACTCTCTAATTGCGCTCTCATTAAGAGCATTAAGCAGTTGAGTAGGCATAGCCTCTAGTTGTGGGTAAAAACTTCCTTTAGGGTCTATTAAAGACACAAAGTCAATTCCATCAACAGTAAAAGGGTATTTAACCCAATTAGTTGTATCAATTGCAGTTTCCATTTGTATTTCCTTTCGTTTGGTTAAGTCGCAATTATAGCGTAGTCCACCGACATTTATCAGATTAGGTCTAATTATTTTTTGTGATAAAAATCACAAAATCCAGGGCGTTTTTAACTTGACTCGTAACTATGCTTGGGCCCCCACACATTTGCGGGCGGGGGATCAAGCGGGGCCCCCGACATATTCATTAATTACATCCAGTGTTATACAGAGACTACACGTGCATTCGGCCAAGTGGTCCATAGAATCCTCCCAAATTAATTGCTGCAATTCGTGTATTGCATATGGCGCATTCATCATTTTTTACTCGCAGAAAATCTTATGTCTGCTTTACCATAAACACACAGACCACACGATACGCAGGCGGAACCATTAGTAGAGATAAGTGGAATTTTCTTAGCATTTTCAGGGCATTTAGCACCAGGCTTACCAGTTAACTCTTTCATTACATTTTCGGTGACTGCAAAAGTCTTTCCGAGATAAGCCAATCGAATACCATTCTCACGCTTTAATTCGTGCCCAATTTCTTTATTCTCATCATCGGTAGAATAGTAAAGTGATAGATTAGAAATATCTTTAAGAATAAGGGCTGCAGACTTTACACGAGTATAAACCCAAAATTGAATATCGGCATTTTGCGTAATTACATATTGCCACGCCCGTGCATAGGTATCGCTAAAGAAATCGCCGTCCCAGTGAATACGGAATAACTTTTCTGCATTGCGCTTATCGCAATCTTTTCTAAAGTCTGCAATCATATCCTCAATTAAGTCAACCATAGTAGGCTCATCTGCATTGCGTAGGAGCTCCCAATTGTGTAGGAGCACAGCCTTTACTCCCTTATAGACTTTTTCAAGTTTTCCTGCATAGCAAACACTTTCACAAATACTAGTGGCACCAGGGCAGGAGTAATCTTTTCCAGCAGGCAATCCAAAAGTGTTGGCAATTGTTGGGGTCTTTCCATTTTTTGATACGGCATTAGCAACCTTCCTATCGTTAGAGCGTTTCAATTTCATAGTGGACATTCTATCACCACATACCGACAGCGAATTCGGCAACAGTATCTAAGCATTCGGCGCATGCCCAATCATCGCCATAGACCTCATATTCCGCCTCATCAACAAAATAGGTAGCAGTGCCACAAATCTCATAATATAAACAAGCAACTTTTATCATTAGTTTTCCTTTCGTTATGCCGCTAGTATAACAGATTACACTGACAAAATTTCGGGGACACGCCGTGTGTGTCGTAAATCACATCAGGCCCCCACACATATTTGCGGGCCATTTCAACTAATTGTCAAATTTATTTTTATGCTTTCGCTTTCGTGAATAAATTTTTTTATTTCGCATTGGTTGCGCCGCATTACTACGGCGCAAATCCAAAACTTTTTTAATTCGCTGTAAATTTTGGAACACGATAATTGCTCGCTTCGTGAAATCTTTTTACATCAAATTTAGGATTATCTTTCGCAAACATTTCTGCGAAATCATTTACCATTTTAGAAAAAATAGCGGGGTGGGTTTTATCGCTAACATAGTTTAGAATTTCTGCGGTAGCGACATAGTCTTTTCTAGTCATCATCGGTGAGATACCAAACCTATTCTGTCAAAGTTTTTTGTATACATTTTGCCTGTTGGCATTTCTAGATTATAAGTTGCGTTTTCAATAGCAAAACCTACATCTTTACATCTTGCGAAAGCCTCAAACGCTTCAAGAGCGTCTGAGAAATTAGCGGTGAATTCTAATTTTCCGTCATAGTAAGTAAATAGTTTATACATTAGTCAGCCTCTTTTCCGAATAGTTGGTGTTCAAGACTTTCTGGATTACATAGACAAGGCTCAACATCAAAAGTTTCCTCATCTCCGTAGTATAGATAGCCATTTCCAAAGCAAGTATCGCAATTAGAAATTTCCTCTAGTAGTCGTTTCATTTTACTCATTTAGTTTTCCTTTCCTGTTGTTTCGGTAATTGTAGCATTAGCCACCGACAAAATTGCGGTGAGATTAGCGTTGCGCTTTTCTTTATTTTCTGCCAAGCGCTGGGCAATAATAAAATCTCTAAATTCTTTTAGATCCATTTTAGTTTTCCTTTCGTTTTGATAAATCTGATTATAGTGGAAGCCACCGACATTTAGTCGGCGACTTTTACGGCTACTGTTGCCCATTGGTCTTGAATTGACCCTGTTGGGCGGTAGCGAATAGCGAAAGCCTCGTAGCCTTCGGATAAATAAACATTTTCACGCTTTTCTGCGTAATTGATAATTCCACCATTAAATCTACGGCGGAGAGAAGTAGGGGCGTAGTATTGGTCAACTAGCAAATCTACTATTGAATAAGTTTTCATTTAGTTTTCCTTTCTTTATGCTGATATTTTACCAAAGCCCACCGACATTTCTCTACTTACTAGCGAGTAATTCCAAAATATGAGACGCTCAGTCGTGTGAGAAAATTCACAAAATTCTCGGCGTGTCGCAGGATTTCGGGGAATCGGACATAATGCTCATAAGGGATAAATCGCCCGCACAACTGTGCGGGGGCCCGCCGATCTTGTCAAGCTGACACGCCGATTTAGCGTGTGATAAACATCACAAACGCCCAGCCTAGCCCTATACACAAAGATAATAGGGCGGCGGTATGAATAAGATTTATCATCTCTCTATTTCCTTTAGTAAGTGCTTATTATTTAGAGGGCGCATATGATTAGCAAACATAGCCTCTACTACTTGCTTATCCTTTAGAGCCTGTAATTCTCTACGCTCCTGTTGAGCCTTTAGTATTCTGTTATATGTATCCATTTATATTAAACCCAATTCTGTTAATTCGTCATCGTCTAATTCATCAAGAGAAATCTCTGATAAGGCAACTTCGGTAAAGTCTGTCGGTTCATCATCTAAGTCATCATCAAGATAATTATCTTGAATAGTTTCGTATTTGTAGGAGCGATAATCTCGCTCCCAAGTCATAGCGTAAGTCATTACTTGTTATCCTGTTCTACTTGAGAGATGAAATACTCAAACTTAGGTTTAGCACCTGTTGAGTTTAGGTCATCTATAACCTTAGCGATTTCTTTCATATTTGAGGCGGTGAATCGTGAGCCCTTGATTAGGCTACCCTGCCATATTGAGTAAGTGATTTTCATTTATTTATTTCCTTTCGTTAGTGAGAGTCTTATTTGCTAGGCTCACCCTTTCGGTTTATTTGCTAGGCTCATACTCTCTTATTTAATTGTTATGCCGTAAGGCTATCAGATAGGTCTGACATTTTCAAGCCTATCTAGGGCGTGTCTGGTGTGATTTACGCCACACACTCGCAAGGTTCAACATCGTAGTCTGAGTCATTGCCCCAGAATATAAGACCCTGACCATTACACTCATTACAGTCAATTCTAGTTAGTGAGTCTATCATTAGCGGATAACCTCCTCAACCTGATAACCTAGCTGATTTAGGTCATAGACCCAATACTCAGTATCACAGCATAGGGCGGTAATAGTGGTATCTGATATATCAGTAGTGATATTGGATAATTCATCGGAGAATTCTCCACACTCATCACAGGTAAAATTCTTTACAGTATATTCATATTTTAGTGTAGTCATTTTATTGACTCCTTTCGTTTATCTAATAATTAAATACTACACCCCCCCACTGACATATTCAACCAGACAAATGTGAGCAAATCGGACATTGGTGATGTGAATCACACAAGTTTCATGTGAAACATATCACATATGGTCGCTCTATTTGGACAAATCGGACATCTAAATACCCTGCATCATACAAATTAAAAATATATTAACATTTTAGAAATCCTAATTTATAGTCAACTAGAATAATAAATGCTATACTTAACCTTATGGATAAAATTGAAGATACAGTTTGCTTTAGCTATAAGGTCGAAATGATCGTTCAAATTTTGGCGGAAAATGAAGAATCCGCCAGAATGCAATTAGACGATAAAGGCGGATATGTCACAACCCGCAAGGTCAGATTAATGGACTCAGTTCCTATTTATAATGGAGTAAAAAAATAGTCAACTGATGTTTCATGTGAAACAACACATGATAGAATAATGGCATATGAAATCCGAGAAGGTTTCAATTGCTAAAAGGAAAGCGGAACTTTATAAGTATCTGCGAAACCTAAAGGAATCTTCTCCCTGTTCCGATTGTGGATCTTATTATCCATACTACGTTATGGATTTTGATCATGTTCGGGGGCGGAAGCATAAGAACGTAATGGAATTAGTTCCAACTCTCAGCAGAAAAAAGATAGATGAAGAAATAGCTAAATGCGAAATAGTTTGCTCAAATTGTCATAGAGAGAGAACACATTTTAGAAAACAGAAGAAAATATCTTAGTCGACTGTAATATTGGATCATAGCTCAGCAGGCAGAGCGGGAAGCTGTTAACTTCTAGGTCCTAGGTTCGAATCCTAGTGATCCAGCATATTTTGGGGCGGGAATTAAAAAAACTAATTCCTCTCTATAACCATAATAGCAACACTAGTTGCCGTATTAGGATCTTCAGATATTCCATATAGTCTATCTTTAAAAGACATATTCTCCAGTATTACTGGTGGACCATCATGCTCAACTCGGAGACCATAGTGTGTCGTAGACACATTGATATCTCCTACCAGAGCATGTTTGTTCGAACTGGTATTAGTTATTATTATGCTGTAATGAGAATCTACTTCATCAGAAAATGTTAATTCTTTGGCAGTATTGTCTAATGAAAGATTTTTAGTTCTGATCATATAGATATTATACCGTTAAATGGGTAATGGTTCTCTTCTTCCGCCGCACTTTCAATTTTTTGCAATTTCGACGCAATGCACTATATAAAGGACAAAACCCAATCGGAGGCGGATCCAATTGGGCTTTGCTACGCCGAAGCGTAAGTATGGGGAACATGTGGGATGCTACGACCCATACAGATCTAATTGTCACATATTATATTTTTTAAGTCAACTACTTTTTAATCCCAGGAATTAGCTTTCATGGGTTTTATTGTATATTTCTCATCCCCTGTTAAATCGGCTAGAATGGCCATTAGAGAATTGCAATCTTCATGCCGCCACCAAGTATCACATTTGCCCTCTGAGACGTTCTGGCAATTTCCTAGCAATTTTTCCAGGTATGCTGTAATCCACTCCAGGGCTCCAGTTGCCATAGCCGTGTCATCATAATAATTTTGATATTTTAATTTAGCATTATTCATATACCGAGTAATTTGATCGATATATAATTTATTCATTTTCTTCTTGTGGGGTATAAGATGGGGCGGGGCCTAATAAATATCCCTCATTATGATATTTAATCATCTTATCTACTTCTTCCGCCCCTACTAATTTACTGGCAATAATAGTCATGACGTCATATATTCTATGAAGCATAATATAGTTGACCATATCCAAATTTTCGGATAAGTCTTGTTTTGTTTCTTCTTCGCTCATGGCCTACCTATATCTTCCCAAAATTTCTCTCGACCCATATTGTCTATTTCTTCTATCTCGCCGCTCTCACTTTCCTGAGATGGCTTTTTCCATTCTGTCATATTGATCCAATCCTATTTCATTCCTGTATTCACAAGAAAGGCAGTATAGGTAAATTTTATCATTATTATCTTGATTAGGCATTAGAAGGCCTTGGCATAATGGACAATCCATTTTTGCAACAAGGCCCTCTTCTGCAAGGGTTAAATATTTGGACACAATCTGTATCCTCAATTTATCTCCTAACTACTTTGGAAATTGATTTATCAACTTCTTAGCTTTACTAATAGAATTTGGCCAGGATGACCAATCTACTCCGCCTCTAGTCATATAATACGTTATCTCTGCGTTAATTACTGGATCGAACAATAATACGTTTGATCTCAGGTCGAATTTCTCTTTGCGATCATCACCAAGGTTACCTAGCATATTGATCTGAAAAATTCCGTAGGAACTGTCTCCAGTATTCCTGTTTCCGTTGTAAGCCATAGGGCGTCCATTGGACTCCGCTTTGGCAATACCCCAAGCCATTTTAAGGGCTTGTCCTTCAAATCCTATAGACTTGAGAAGTTGCAGCAACTCTTTGTCTGTAAGCATATCTGAAGGTTTGTACACAGTGTTGCTGAATTTTTCCAGCGTTTCTTTCTTCAGTTGTTTTGCTTGTAGCTTTTCTTCTTTAGGCGTAACAGTTAAATGCTGTACTTGCACTTCAGAAGATAAAGCTTGTGCTGGCGTCATTGTTTCAGGCTGGACTCCGAATAGAAACAATGTTATCATTCCTATAACGGACCAGCTATGAGCAACATCGCTCAGCTTTTCTTTTATATTCTCCATTGGTATTCCTCCTTTAGAGATAACGAACTATAATAGTAGCATTGTTTGGCAAATCGTGTCAAGCTAGTTGACCAGAAAATTATATGGATATTTCATTCTCAACACCGACAGTAAACATGAAAACTAATAATGGATACGGTCATGCAGGCTTAAAAATAATTAATTCATTAAAAGATCTGGGTCATCAAGTTAATTTTCAATATTCAAAAGCGCCCGTTCAATTAAATTTTTCTCAGCCAAACTACTTTAAACTTCATCGAAATCAATATCAGATTAGTTATACTCCATGGGAATCAACTGTGATACCAGAAACATGGCGTAAAACACTAAGTCTTGTTGATGAAATTTGGACAACATCTGATTGGTGTGCCAATGTTTTTGAAGACAATGGATACAAAGATGTTCGTGTTTATCCACATGGGATTGAATCTTCTTGGTTCCCCCGCCGCCGTCGTGATGATGGCGTTATAAAGTTTTTACATGTTGGCGAACCTGCTCCACGTAAAGCTGGACAAATGGTAGTAGATGCTTTCGTTAATCTTTATGGTAATAATAATAATTACTCATTAACAATTAAAGCTTATAAACATAATACTACTAGAATATATAATAATTATATAGATAAGAATATATTAGGTTTACCTAATGCATTATATAATAATATATATATAGTAGATAAAGATATGACAACAGAAGAATTAATTCAATTGTATCATGATCACGATGTTCTTGTCTACCCCAGCTATGGAGAAGGATTTGGATTTATTCCATTACAAGCATTAGCAACTGGAATGCCAACAATTTGTGTTAGCGAATGGGCACATTATAAAAAATATATTGGTCCATTAAGTTTGAAGTCGGAAGTAATAGATTCTCCTTGGCCTTTTCCACATGAAGGAAAAGTTTATCTACCAAACTATCAACATCTACTTGAACTTATGAGAGATGTTTCTATAAACTTTAATGCATATGCTGGTTATTACTATGCTCAGTCAACTAAGATTCATGAAGAGTATAATTGGAATCGGTTGACTAATAATGCATTTGATCATATTTTTAAAAAGTTCTCTTAACCCCTTCCCTCTATAAATAAAGTTTGCTAGAATAAGACTCTATCAATTTTTAAATTAACCGCAGGGCGGAGAAAAGGTGTTATATGTCAAGAGTTATTGAAAACCCATATGAAAATTTTATTGCATTATCCAGATATGCAAGATGGATATCAGATGAAAACAGAAGAGAGACATGGGGAGAAACAGTAGATCGTTATTTTAACTTTATGCTGGAATATCTAAAGAATAACTTTAACTATACCCCTAATAAAAAACTTGTAGATGAATTAAAAGAATTTGTATATGATAGAAATGTAATGCCTTCAATGAGAGCAGTAATGACTGCAGGACCTGCTCTTGACAGAGATCATGTTGCAGGATATAACTGCTCATTTGTTCCAGTTGATTCACCTCGTTCATTTGATGAAACTATGTATATATTAATGTGTGGAACTGGTGTTGGTTTCTCAGTTGAATATAAGTATGTTAATAAACTTCCTGCCGTCCCAGAATCATTTGAAAAGTCTACAACCACAATAGTTGTCGAAGATTCTAAGAATGGATGGGCAAAATCATATCGTGAACTGCTAGCAATGTTGTGGGCAGGACAGATTCCTACAATCGATGTTTCAAAGTTGCGACCAGCAGGAGCACGTCTTAAAACAATGGGAGGCCGATCATCAGGTCCTCAGCCATTAATCAATCTTTTTGACTTTACGATTGCAAAATTTAAAGCAGCAGCAGGCCGTCAATTAAAGCCAATAGAGGCACACGATATTATGTGCAAGATTGGAGAAGTTGTAGTTGTTGGTGGAGTTCGTAGATCTGCAATGATTTCACTATCAAACATTAACGACATTGAAATGGCGGCAGCAAAAGCTGGTAATTGGTGGGAGAAAAACTCACAACGTGCATTATCAAATAATTCAGTAGCGTATTCTCGTAAACCAGAAATGGAACAGTTTATTGCGGAATGGAAAAATCTTTATGATTCAAAATCAGGTGAGCGTGGCATATACAATGTTGCTGCAGCTCAGAAACAGGCAGCAAGATGGGGTCGGAGAGATCCAGAGATTCATTATGGAACCAACCCCTGCTCAGAGATTATCCTTAGACCTTATCAGTTCTGTAATCTATCCGAAGTTGTAATTCGTGAAGATGATACTTTAGCCGATATTGAAAACAAAGTTAGATTAGCTACGATTCTTGGAACCTGGCAATCAACACTTACGGACTTTAAGTATCTTCGTAAAATTTGGAAAGACAACACAGAAGAAGAAAGATTGCTTGGAGTATCCATCACTGGTCAATTCGGACACAGCTTTATGTCTGGAAAAGAAGGGCTAGAAGAATTAGGCAAGTTCTTGTCTGAGATTCGTGACCTTGCAAGAAATGTCAATAAAGAAGAAGCAGCAAAGATTGGAATCAACGAATCAACTGCTATCACTTGTGTCAAGCCATCTGGAACTGTTTCACAACTTACTGGAGTTTCTTCAGGCATGCATCCATGGCATTCTCAGTATTATGTTAGAACTGTGCGGGGAGATAAAAAAGATCCCCTATCAACATTCTTAAAAGAAGTCGGAATCCCATGGGAAGATGATTTTATGAAACCTAATGATACTTATGTATTCTCATTTCCAGTAAAAGCACCAGAAGGCGCAATTGTACGAGATGACCTTACAGCTATTGATCATTTAAATACATGGCTCGTATATCAGCGTGAATGGTGCGAACATAAACCATCAATTACTGTTTCAGTAAAAGAAGATGAATGGATGGAAGTTGGAGCATGGGTATATAAACACTTCGATGAAGTTTCTGGTATTTCATTCCTACCGCATTCAGATCACTCATATAAGCAAGCCCCATATCAGCAAGTTACAGAAACTGAGTATCTTGAACTTTTAGCAAAAATGCCATCGTCTATTCGTTGGGAAGACTTATCTTTCTATGAGACAGAAGATGGAACAAGTGGCACACAAACACTCGCATGCACCTCTGACGGAAATTGCGAAATTGTGGATATTACCTCTTAGTGCTACAATATTAGTATTGGGCTAACCCCCAAAATTCCTGGGCACCGTGCCCAGATACAGGAGGTCTTTATGAAAGAAGATCTTAATCAAGACGGAAAGGTAACAATGCAAGAGAAAATTCTAGCAGCGTTAGCAAGCTATGGTCGTCACTTTTTAGGTGCCGCCATTGCTCTATATATGACTGGCAACACCGACCCAGGAGATTTAATTAAGGGTGGTATTGCAGCATGTCTTCCAGTTATTCTGAAGGCATTGAATCCAAACGAAAGTTCATTTGGATTTACCAAAAAGGTATAATTTAAGTAAGTAGATTAGGATAACTCCTGTGCTAAAATGGGCATAGGAGTTTTCCTATTTAGGAGATTTTCAGCAAATGGCAGGACAAAAAAATTGGGATGTGGATCAGGATACAACTTTCACATTCGTAGTAGAATATAAAGATCCAGATGATGCAATCATCGATCTTACTGGTGCTACCGCAAAAATGCAGGTTCGGGATGCAACAGGTCAAAAGCTTGCCTTTACTTTAACATCACCTAGCGGAGGAATAACAATTGACGGGGCTTTAGGAAAAGTAACCGTCAGAATGACTCCAACTCAAACTAAGAAAATATTCTATCCAAAATCTATTTATGACCTTATTGTCACAGACTCAAATTTAGTTAAAACTAAATTACTCGGTGGCTATATTAATCTTAAAAGGACGGTGACCGTATGACCGAAAATCTAATTACGGTAAATTCTTCTAGAAATAATGTCATAGTGGCATCTCCAGGACCTCAGGGCCCTAGAGGAAGAACTATCCTAAATGGCTCAGGCGTCCCTTCAAACAATTTAGGTTTGACTGGAGATTTTTATTATAATACAGCAACAACAGATTTCTATGGTCCAAAGCTTACCGATGGATCTTGGTCTGGGGCAGCAGTTATTAAATTTATTCAAGAGGGTGCGGATTATGCATTTTCATACTCTTGGGAAATTGGTCAAGTAACAGGCCCAGTATCTGGTATATATTCACTTGTAATAAATCATAATTTAGGCTTTTATCCAAATGTAACGGTAAAGACTAGCGCTGGCGACATATTGGAAACAGGAATAGATTATAATAGTATCAATCAAATAACACTGACAATGGCTCAACCATTCTCAGGGACAGCGTACCTGTCGTAAGGAGAAAAAATGGCAAGATTATTCGTAACTGGCATAAATCTGAACAAGAATGAACTTCAGAATGCCAGAATCCACAACCTCAGCTCTGCGCCGTCGAGTCCAGTAGCGGGTCAAATTTATTTCGACACAACAGCAAATGTTTTGTATTTCTACAATGGAACCGCATGGGTGCCAGCTTCTGGTTCAACTGAAGTAATTCAAGACGTTATCGGTTCTTCCGTAATTGGCGGAACTGGATTAACAGCAAGTTATGATGATGCAGGAACTGGTCATACAACAATTGATTTAGATAACACAGCAGTAACTGCTGGAAGCTACGGAACTACCGCAGCAAAGACTGCATCATTTACAGTAGATGCTCAAGGTAGATTAACCGCAGCAAATGAGCAAGACATTCAAATTGCTACATCTCAAGTTACAGATTTAGCAGAATTTATCGATGACACCGTAGCTGATGCAGTTACTGGTCTCGTAAAAGAGGGCGAGGGCATTGATGTAACATATGACGATGCCAATGGAACCCTTACAGTTGCAGGAGAAGATGCTAGCACCACAAATAAAGGTATCGCATCTTTCAATGCCGATGATTTTAACGTAACCGATGGTGCTGTAGAGCTAGAAGATACAGTTGTAAAATCAGTAACTACAGATTCTGGAGCTCTTACTCCATCCTCACATGGAATTTCAATTCTTGGAGGAGAAGGTGTAGATGTAACACATGCTTCAAATACTATTACTGTAGCTGCCGAGGATGCAACATCATCAAACAAAGGTATCGCATCATTTGACGCAACAGACTTTACAGTAACATCTGGAGCAGTAACAGTAAATGTTGATCGTATAGAAGATGTTACAGCCAACTTAATTGTTGCTGGAACAGGCTTAGATAAATTATATAATGATGGTGCTGGAACTCTTACAATTGATATTGATTCAACTGTCACCACAAATGATGGAACACAAACTTTAACAAATAAAACATTAGGTTCAGGAACAACTCTTTCTGCAGACCTTAATGCAAATAGTCAAAAGATTACAAACCTAGCAGCTCCAACAAATAGTGGAGACGCTGCAAATAAGGCATACGTAGATGCAGTTTCTGAAGGTCTACATGTTCATGCTGCAGCTAGAGTATATGTAGCAACAAATATTGATTTGTCAACAGACTTAGAAGCTGGAGACGTAATTGATGGTATTACTCTTGTAGCTGGTGATCGTGTTCTTGTCAATGGACAGTCAACACAGTCACAAAATGGTATCTATGTTGTACAAGCCTCTGGAGCAGCAGTTCGTGCAACAGATTTTGACACTCCGACAGAAGTTAAGTCTGGTGACTTTGTCTTTGTATCAGTTGGTACTAACTACGCAAATACGGGATGGGTACAAACTCTATCCCCTGCAACAATCGGTGCAGATCCAATTAGTTTTACTCAGTTCTCTGGTGCAGGTACTTACCTAGCAGGAGATGGACTAAGCCTAAATGGAAGTACATTTAGCGTAGATGTAACTCCTACCTCAGGAAATGCCTCTCTTACAAATACTGGCGGAGCAGTAGAAGTAAAGGTAAACACAAATGATGGTCTAGAAGTAACAGCTTCTGGACTTGGTATTAATAACGGTACAGGACTCACATTTAGTGGTGGAGCCCTAGTATTTGATACTGCAAATGGATATGGAACTCGCAAACTAGCATTCAATGTTGGTGACGGATCAGCAACTTCCTATACAGTAACTCATGCTCTTGCAACAAGAGATGTGTCGGTTCATGTATATGAGAATGCATCCCCATACGCACAAGTCGAAGCAGACGTAGAACATACTGATAGCAATAATTTGACTATTAAGTTTGCTGTAGCTCCGACATCTAATCAGTACAGGGTAGTAGTGGTTGGCTAATAGTGGCTAAAAAATATTTAACACCGATTGCCCCGCCTTCGCTGGCTTCAGATCCAGCAAGCGGGGTAACTGGTGCTATTTATTACAATACTACTGCAAATGTTTTAAAATTTTATAATGGCACAACTTGGACGGCAGTAGGAACAGGAGCTTCATCTTCAGCATCAGCAATTCAATCTCTAGATACAGCTCCAAATAGCCCAACGCAAGGTTCAGTATATTTTGATACAAATGAACAAACAATAAAAGCTTACAATGGAACAATTTGGTATGATGTGGCTGGACCAAAAGAATTGTTAGACCACCAGCACTATGCAGGCGAAGGATTAGTAAGGCATGTAGACTATGGACAATATGTAGATGAATTAAATTATATTGTTTCTATGGACGGCGGAACCGCAAGTACATCCTATGCATCAGCACCTAATAATGATATAATAGATGGAGGGAGTGCATAGCAAATGGCAGTTAGAATTCAACTTCGTAGGGATACCGCAGCAAATTGGGTTTCATCAAATCCAACATTGCGGGCGGGAGAAATAGGTATTGAAACAGATACCCTTAAATTTAAAGTAGGTACTGGTTCCACTCCATGGAATTCAATTACTGCATATGCAAACGTAGTTCCAGGAGATTTAAATAATACTTTAAATGGATATTTAGAGACTGGAGATTTAAGCGTAACCGTAGCAGAACTTGTGGACGGAAATCTATTTGTTCCAGGCACAGACATTGAGCTTACAGATACATACACCGTAACTCTTACAAGTTCAAATGCAACAGACGATAGAACTGTAACATTCCCAGATGCTACCACTACTCTAGTAGGAACTGATACTACTGATACATTAACTAATAAGACTCTTACATCCCCCGTCGTTTCTGGTCTAACTCTGTCTGATGCAAGCATCGTATTTGAAGGTGCAGTTGCAGACTCATATGAGACCACATTGACGGTTGGAGAGCCAACAGATGATCGCACATTAACTCTTCCAGATGCAACAGACACATTAGTTGGTCGTGCAACAACAGATACTTTAACAAATAAAACTTTAACATCTCCAGTAGTTTCTGGACTATATCTTTCAGACTCAAGCATTGTCTTTGAGGGAACTGCAAATGATCATGAAACTACGCTTACGGTCACAGATCCTACTGTAGATCGTACATTGACACTCCCAGATGCAACTGGAACAGTTGCTTTAACTTCAGATATTACAAGCGCAATTAATGCCTTGTCCACAACAGATATTGAAGAAGGAACTAATCAATATTTTACAGATGAAAGAGCTCAAGATGCTGTGGCGGCAGCAATAGCAGCAGGAACTCATACAAATATTACAATCACATATAATGATAATGCTAATTCATTAAGCTTCACAGGTGCAGTAACATATACAGATGAAAATGCTCAGGATGCTGTCGGAAATGCCGTTGGAAACGGTCTAGATTATGACGACAATACTGGAGCAATATCTGTAGATCCATCTGAATTTGCCCTAAGCGCAGTTGGAACGCCTACTGCAAATATTGATATGGGCGCATACAAAATTACAAATCTTGGAACACCTACTGCTTCAGGAGATGCCGCAACAAAGGCTTATGTAGATAACACTACTGCTGGACTAAACTTCCATGCTGCCGTTCATGCAGCAACAACTGCAAATCTAGATGCAACATATGCAAATGGAACAGGTGGAGTAGGAGCAACTCTTACTGCAAACGCCAACGGAGCTCTTGTAGTAGATGGACACACTCTAAATGCTTCTGAGCGTGTACTCGTAAAGAATCAGACGACAGGATTAGAAAATGGTATTTACGAAGTAACATCTACAGGAGATGTTTCAAATCCATGGGTTTTAACTCGTGCAACGGATGCCGATAACTCGCCAGCAGGTGAAGTAGCATATGGAGATTTCACGTTTGTACAACAAGGTTCAACAAATGCTGGTTTTGGATATATCGTAAACACAACTGGCACAATTACAATTGGAACAACAGCAATTTCATATACACAATTTAATGCTGGTCAGGTTGTAATTGCTGGAAATGGTTTAACCGAAGCTACACCAGGAACATTATCAATTGATACAGGCGTTACTGTTGACCTGAGTACAGCACAGACTCTGACCAATAAAACAATTACAGGAACATTTACTGGTAATTTAACTGGAAATGCAGATACTGTAACAAATGGAGTAGTTACAACTGGATCTTATTCTGATCCATCCTGGATTACATCCCTATCTAAGTCTAAAGTTGGATTAGGTAATGTTGAAAATACTGCCTTATCAACTTGGGGTGGAAGCACAAATATTACAACCCTTGGAACAATTACAACTGGCACATGGACTGGAACAACAATTGCAATAGCAAATGGTGGAACTGGTGCAACAGATGCAGGCGTAGCAAGAACAAATCTTGGACTAGCAATTGGCACAGACGTACAGGCATACAACTCAACCCTTGCAGCGGTAGCTGGTGGAACTTATACTGGTGATGATAGCATCACTACAGTTGGAACAGTCACAGCAGGAACTTGGAGCGCTACAGCGATTGGTCCAACAAAAGGTGGAACAGGACAAACATCATATGCATCAGGAGATATTCTTTATGCTTCTGCTACAGACACTCTTGCTAAATTAGCAAAGGGCACAGATGGACAAATTTTAACGCTTGCCTCTGGAGTTCCTTCATGGGCGGCGGCACCAATAACCCTTCCATCACAAACTGGTAATAACGGATATTATTTAACTACAGATGGTACAAATGCTTCATGGGCAGCTCTAGTTGTTCCAATTGAGACAGGTACAGCTACTCTAACCGCAAATACTGCAACTACAATTAGCACTACCGCTCTATCAGCATTTACCTCAATTGAATATATGGTATCTCTAAAACAGGGTTCAAAGGTAAGAACTTCAAAGGTTGTAATGCAAACCGATGGAAGTTCTGTAGATATGACAGAATTTGCTATAACCGAAACTGGTGGAACAATGACAGGGGTAGTAGTTTCTGCTACAACATCAGGATCCGATGCAGTTCTTCAAGCAACAGTAACAGATGCATCAAGCACAAACGTAGATGTAAAATTCAGCAAAGTTAAGTTATAGGAGGAAGTAAGTGGCAGATAAAAACTTTAAAGTAAAATCTGGACTAAATATCCCGATTACTTCCGCCGCTATATTAACTACTGATTCTAGTGGTAATATATCTTCTACCGCCGTACTTCCAATAACTGCTGGCGGAACAGGACAGACATCAGCAACTAATGCTATCAATGCCCTATTGCCAGTACAAAATGGCGGAACAGTAAATTATGCAATCCAGTCAGATGGTACAAATATCAACTGGGGTAAATTATATAATCAGACAATTAAGAATAATGGAACAACCGTTACACCACGAGGAATTGTTAATTTTGTAGGTGCTACATTTGCAGATAATGCTGGAACAGACACTACAACAATTACTTTTACAGATACCGATACTGCAAATAATGCTGATATTTATGCTTTGATGGGGGTATTATAAATGGCAGTTACACCTACATTATTTCATAGAGGAGCAGCAGCAACATCTTCTACTACTCTTTATACTGTTCCCGCCGCAACGACGGCGGTACTAACAGATATAGTAGTTTCAAATACATCTTCAGATCAACAATATGTTACAATGACAGTAGATGGCGTAAATATTTTGCCTACCGTCCCAATTTCGGCAAATACGGTTATTACGATTCAGCCAAAGACCGTAATTCCGACAGGGGACATTGTGGCAGGATTTGCAACAAGCGCAGATGTTAAACTGCATGTGTCAGGAGTTGAGATTTCATGATAGATCAATATCCACCAGCTAATGGTGTGCTAACAAGTCTTATCTGGAGAAAGACGGCGGCAGGCGGAGAGACATCTCTCTCAGGATATGATAATGCATCACAAGCTCTTTCATATACTCCAGGGCAGGAACAAGTATATCTCAATGGTATTCTTCTAGTTCGTGGAGATGACTATACAGCTACAAATGGAACATCAATTACGGGACTCGCTGCATTGTCTGCTTCAGACTTTGTTCAGGTAAATTGCTATAATAATTTTAGCGTAGCATCAGTTCCTACAACATCTTTGACTGGAACAGTAAGTAATGCACAATTGACTAATTCAAGCATTACTATTAATGGAAATGCAGTATCATTAGGGGGATCAGTTTCTCTTCCTGGAGATATTGAAAGCGTCACAGCCTCATCTCCTTTAACAGGCGGTGGAACAAGCGGAGCAGTAACAATAGGAATTCAATCTGCTTCTACCTCTCAGTCAGGAGCAGTTCAATTATCAGATTCAACATCTACCACATCTTCAGTTTTAGCAGCAACACCAACTGCGGTTAAATCAGCATATGATTTAGCAAATGCAGCAATTCCAAAATCTTTAACTACAACTACAGGTGATATTATTTATGCCTCCGCCGCAAATACTCCAGCTAGACTTGGAATTGGTAGCACAGGACAGGTATTAGGAATTTCTGGCGGAGTTCCAAGTTGGACTACTCCTTCAAGTGGAGGACTAGTCAAAATAGGATATTATTCTTTTAGTGGTGTGACCACATATGACATTTCTAGTGTATTTTCTCAAACTTATGACCACTATTTATTAATAGGAGACGAAAGATCATCTTCAGGCGGAGGATTAGCATTTCAACTAATGGCATCAGGAACACCAAATACTGCAAATTACAATTTTGCAAAATCTGCAGTTGATTATGCTGGAACACATTATCCAGAAGGTGCATCAAATGCTGCAAGAGGAACAATTGGAAATTCAAATAGTGGAGGAGAAAGAGGATACTTTCACTGTGTATTATGGAATCCATTTAATGCCGTTCCCACACATTACTGGTCTCAGCATACAACAAATGCAGGTGCAAGCAGACGACAAGGTTGGTTTGCTGGCATTCATGATGTAGGAACTTCATACAATGGAATAAGGCTATCAAACACTACTTCGTCAAATATTGCTGGAAATATTACAATTTATGGATTTGCATTATAGGAGATGACATGAAGACAAAAGAAGAAATAATTAATGATTATAAAATAGAAAATCCAAAACTTTATAAAGGAGTTGAAGATGAGGTTTTTGAATTAAATTCTGAAGAGTATGAGGCGGCATGTAATGAATATGCAGATATTCAATTAGAAATTTTACAAAAAGAAGCAGATGCTTTGGCTAAAAAAAATGCGGCAGAAGCAAAGTTAGCCGCACTAGGTTTGACAGCAGAAGATCTAAAAGCTTTAGGACTATAAGGAGGTATTATGAGCAAGGCTAGAGCAATAGCGGATTCTTCTGACTTCGCCGCTGGAGATAATTTGGACGGCGGTCTGGTAGACGCTTTGCAAGAAGGCAATGTTTATAATACAATAGATTCAACAGCAACACAAACATTCGATGGAGGAACAGTATAATGGCAGCAGTAATTCAAGTTAAAAGGGGATCAGCGTCTTCTTGGACTTCCGCCAACACTGTTTTGGCGGCGGGAGAAATAGGATTCGAAACAGATACAAAGAAGATGAAGGTTGGCGATGGATCAACTGCATGGACTTCTTTGGGATATACAGTAACAGATGGGGATATCACTGGAGTTACAGCGGGCACAGGTTTAAGCGGAGGCGGAAATTCTGGCGGAGTAACATTATCAGTAGATTCCACAGTTGCTACACTTACAGGATCTCAAACTCTTACAAATAAGACATTAACAAGTCCAGAAATTAATGATCCTAAATTAAACCTTACATTAAATGCACAAACTGGAACTACATATACATTTGTGTTGGCGGATAATGGAAAATTAGTAACAGCATCTAATGCTTCCGCTCAAACATATTCAATTCCTACAAATGCTTCAGTAGCATTTCCAGTAGGAGCACAAATTAATATTATTCAAATTGGCGCAGGACAGGTGACTATTAACGCCGTAACCTCTGGTACAACCACTGTAGCTAGTACAGGTGCAACGGCGGCGGCTCCAAAATTAAGAGTCCAATATTCATCAGCTACGCTAATCAAAGCAGCAACAGACCTTTGGTACGTAGTTGGTGATATTTCTTGACCCCAATATTAGGAACTATTGCTTCAAGTTATTCAATTTCTGGTTCTTTTGTTTCTATAGCTAGCGCTTCGGGTACGGGTTCATCTCAAAGTATTACATTTTCTGATATTCCTCAAACTTATAAACACTTGCAAATAAGAGGCATTGGGCAAGCTCCTGGCTATGCCAATAATGACGAAGGATCAGTAGGAATTAGAATTAATGGAGATACTTCTGGTAATTATACTAGAGCTCAATTTAGTGCAAATGGTAGCACGTTAGGGAGTAGTATTCTTATTTCTACAACTTTTGCAGAAACTGGATCTGGCGCCTTTCTTAATTCTGGCAATACAGTAGCATCAAGTATAATTGATATTTTAAATTATACATCAAATACTTTTAAATCTATAAGAGGTATAGGTGGTTGTGATAGAAATGGCGGTGGATCTTTGGTCTCAGCCTCTGGTTTATGGCGTAACACTGCAGCAATTACTTCCATAACGGTATTTCAGCAAAACGCTAATTTTGGAACAAAATCTTTTTATGCTTTATATGGAATTGAGTAGATATGCCAAAAACTTATGATTTGATTAGTAGCAATACTCTAAACACCACCTCAAACTCTGTTATATTTTCTAACATTTCTATAGATTATACTGACCTTATTTTATCTGTTTCAGCTTCAGGAAGTTCTAGTGGAGATGATGTGCGTTTACGTTTTAATTCAGACACAGGTGCAAATTATTCTTATACTTATGGAAGTGGCTATACTAATATAACATCAAATCGTTCTGCAAATGCTACTTCTATTCAAGTAACTAATTTTGTTGGAATGGGTGCAACACAGTCTCAAGCAAGTATTTTACGTTTAGATATAAATAAAGCAAATAATACTAATGCCGATAAACAAGTTCTTATACGCAGTCATAACATAAGACATATAGATGGATTTCGTGAAGCTATGCTAATTTGTGGACAATATCGAAGTTTGTCTGCTATAAGTTCTATACAAGTTTTTACTGTTTCAGGAGTTTTTTCAGTTGGATCTATTTTTTCTTTATATGGAATAAAGGCGGCTTGACATGCCAACCCATAATCTAATATCAAGCGTGTCATTAAATAGTTCACAATCTTCAATTAACTTTTCCTCAATATCTCAAGGATATAAAGATTTAGTAATTTATGCTTTTTTGAGAAGTGACCGTGCTACTGCTACTGATGACGCAATAGTATTGCGGTTTAATAGTAATATGGACAATAATACTTATTATGGTCGCTTCGTTTACGGAAATGGTGCTACTGCAAATAGTTCCTTAGATAATAATAATTTTTTTCAACTATACGGAGCAAGTGCCGCAGGTGCTACAACTGGAGCATTTGGTACAAGCCAAATATACATTCAAAGGTATGCTGGTTCTTCCACAAAACAAATAAGTGCTGAATCTCATTTACTAAGCAACTCAACAACAACAGAACACAACAGGCAGCAGGTGTACGGTGGCATTTTTGCAAATACGACAGCAATTACTTCAATAAATTTACAACCTTACTTTGGCTCTAACTGGGTTTCAGGCAGTATTGTTTCACTTTACGGAATAGGCTAGACTTATCATTTATTAAATGGTAAAATAAATAGAGAAATAGGAGGCAAAAAATGACTGAAGTACTGACTAAGGTAGTAGTAGATTGTTCTACTGGAGAGCAGACTATTGTTCCTTTGACCGCCGAGGAAATCGCACAGCGTGAAGCAGATGCAGCAGCATTTGCAGAAGCAGAGGCGGCTCGTGTGGCGGCAGAAGAAGCAAAAGCAGCTCTCAAAGAATCAGCAAAAGCTAAACTTGTTTCTGGTCAACCATTGACAGAAGAAGAAGCTGCTGTTCTGGTAATTTAAGGAGTAATTTAAATTGACAAGGGCAAGAGATGTAGCTAACGTTCTCTCCACCGCCACCGCTTTGGCGACGGATACGGAGACAGCGGCAGCCATCTCTTCCCATGCAACAGCATCAAATGGTCATATAAGTTATGGAAATACAGAAGGACGTCCTGCATCACCAATAACAGGACAAGTTTATTCAAATACTCAAACTGGTTTTATGGAAGTTTATAATGGAACTTCTTGGGAATCAATCGGTGCAGTAGCATCAACGGTAACTAGCGTAACAGCAACAAATCAAGGATCTGGGCGGGCATATAATAACGGACAGGCCTCAGTATCATTTACTCCAGGCTCAGTTATAGGTTCTTCTTATACCGTAACATCAAGTCCTGGTTCATATACAGCAACAGGATCATCAAGTCCTTTAACCATTACAGGTTTACAGTCAGCAACAGAATATACATATACTGCTACTGCATCAAATAAATATGGAACATCATCTGCCTCCGCCGCTTCTGCAGGCGTTACTGCAACAACTGTTCCACAGGCTCCGACAATTGGAACTGCAACAGGAGCAGATCAATCTGCAACATTAACTTTTACGGCGGGGGCTAATGGCGGATCGTCAATAACCAACTATAAATATTCAACAGATAATTCCACATATAGCGCATTTAGCCCAGCTCAGACATCTTCTCCATTGACTATATCTGGTTTAACAAATAACCAATCATATTCTTTCTATTTAAAAGCAGTTAATGCAAATGGAGATTCTGCAGCTTCTGCAGCAAGTAATAGTGTTGTTCCTGCAACTCCTGGAGCCTTTGAATCCATTGCTACTACAACTGTTGGTAGTGGTGGTAGTTCAACTATTACTTTTAGTTCTATTCCAGGAACTTATAGTCACTTACAAATCCGTTGTATTGGTAGAGGCACAGTCGCACAAGGCGAAATGCAAATCTTTGCAAGATTCAATTCTGATTCAGGTTCTAATTATTCTAATCACCTTTTGAGGACTGATGGTGCTAGCGCTTTTGCTATTGGTAGTGCTTCAGATAATAAAATAAGCGGTATAGTCAGAATGTCAGCGGCTAATGCTACAAGCGGAATTTTTGGTGGCGGCGTTATTGATATTTTAGATTACGCCAATACTAATAAATATAAAACTTTACGCTCACTTGGCGGTGTTGACGCTAATGGTTCAGGACAGATTTATTACAAATCAGGATTATGGATGTCTACTTCAGCAATTACTTCTATCTCTATTGGCATTGATGATGGCGGCAACTTTGCCCAATACTCACACTTCGCCCTCTACGGCATAAAGGCGGCATAGCCAATGGCAATTACTTATGAACCCATAGCAACAACAACTGCAAGCGGTAGCGTTTCTAGTATTACATTTTCATCAATTAGCGGCATTTACACTGACCTTGTAATTATTGCAAATGGTTCAAACGGAAATGCGGATAATAGTTATATTATACGCTTTAATTCTGATGCAAGTGGTAATTATAGTTATACAGGATTAGACGGCAACGGTTCAAGCGTTACAGGTTTTAGAGATAGCAGTACATCAGAAGGAATATCAGGCACAATAGGAACAAGTAACACAACAACTATTATTAATATATTTAATTATTCAAATACAACTACTCACAAAACTTGGGTTGCTCGTGGCAATAATGCCTCGGCTCGCGTAAGAGCATTTGTCGGAACTTGGCGTAATAATTCTACTTCTGCTATTACTTCTGTAACCCTAACTAACAATGCCGCATCAAACTTTACAAACACAACAACTTTTACTCTTTACGGAATTAAGGCGGCATAACTATGGCAACTACTTATGAGGCAATAGCCACAGTAACAGTTGGTAGCGGTGGGGCGGCTACAATAGAATTTACTAGCATACCTGGAACTTATACTGATTTGGTTATTAAATTATCAAGCAGAACCGATAGAGTTGCAACAAACGCTGACTGTTTTCTTAAATTCAATAATAATACATCAAATTATACTGTAAGAAAGTTATATGGTGCAGGCGGTGGAGCAAATACTGGCTCTCAAAGTTCACCTGCTCAAGGCATTGGTACTTCTAATGGCTCCAATAATACAGCATCTACTTTTGCAAGCACCGAAATTTACATCCCAAATTATACAAGTAGTAATAATAAAAGTTATTCCGTAGACGCTGTGCAGGAATCAAATGATGCGAGCGGCAACATTTATGCTACTTTACTTGCTGGGCTATGGTCAAATACATCAGCAATTACTTCAATAACACTTTATATTGAAGAATCTAAAAATTGGGTCCAATACTCAACCGCAACCCTTTACGGAATAAAAAATACTTAAGGTATAATAGAATAGGAGGAGAATAATGGCTAATAAAGACTTTAAAGTAAAAAATGGCATAGACATTCAATCTCCCCTACCTGTAACAATGGGCGGAACAGGACAAACTTCTACTACTAATACTTTAAATTCTTTACTTCCCGCCCAAACTGATCATCTATCAAAATTCTTACAGACAGACGGAACTAATACATCTTGGGCTATTCCAAATTATTCAGAATTAGCAAAAAGCGGGGTTACCCAAACAGCTAGAAAGACTTTAAATTTAATTGGAGCCTTAATTGGTGACGATTCAGGAAATAATAGAACTAATGTTACAATTATAGGGTCCCCATTGGATGTTTTGGACGGGGGATCTTATGATTCCGTCGCCCCATATGATGGAGGATATTATGATACAGCAAGCTTTACATACACATTTGATGGAGGAACACCCTAATGGCAGTTAACACACAATTACAAGTTCGACGAGGAACGGCGTCTCAATGGACTTCAACTAATCCAACATTAGCTGCTGGAGAATTCGGATTTGAAACAGATACTGGAAAATTTAAAATAGGTACTGGTTCAACTGCATGGACATCATTATCTTATGCTACGATTTCAGCATCAACTGCTGACACTCTTACTAATAAAACAATTTCTGGATCCTCAAATACTTTAAGCAATATTGGAAACTCATCTTTAACCAACTCAAGCATTACAATTAACGGAAGCTCAGTGTCTTTAGGCGGATCAGTAACAATTACTGGTGAATCGTTCCACCCATTCTTGTTAATGGGAACATGATTAAATAAAAATAAGGAGGAAATAAGTGCCAACAACATATAAAGTATTAGCAATGACTGGAGCCGCAGGCAACTACGGAAATGGTGCACAAACGCTAACTGCTACAACAAATACTAATTTGTATACAGTGCCAGCAGCAACTCAAACAGTTGTTTCATCAATTGTTATATGTAATCAAGCAGCAACTGCAGGAACATATAGAATTGCTGTTCGCCCAGCTGGTGCAGCAATAGATAATAGACATTATATTATTTATGATGCTACAGTAGCGGCAAATGATTCAACAATTATGACAATTGGTTTGACTCTCGGTGCGACGGATATAGTTACAGTATATGCCTCCGCAACAACAATGTCATTTTCACTATACGGAAGCGAGATTGCATAATGGGAATTAATAGCGTAAATGCTCAAAATCAAGCAATCTATACTGCTCCTATAATTACACAAACAATTAATACTCAAACTGGAACAACATATACTCCTGTCGCAAGCGACGCAGCTTCTGTTGTTTTGATGAATAATTCTAGTGCAAATACATTTTACATTCCAACAAATGCAGCAGTTGGATATGCAGTAGGAACTGCTTTAAATGTAGTTCAATATGGAACAGGTGCAACAACTATTCAAGCATCAAACTCAGGAACTACAACAATTTATTGTAATGGTTCAAATAATAATAATACTGCAAGCCCTGTATTCAGAGGAAGGTATTCAGCAGCAACATGTCTTAAAATTGCAACAGATACTTGGTTAGTAGTAGGAGATGTGTATTGACATTCAGACCATTTTTATATCCAGGCGTTGGTGCTAAGACAAGATCACAATCTGCTTTTTATGGCAGAAGCACAATGCCTTCAGCTGCAGGTTGGTATTCAGTAGCATATAATGGAAGCACATTTGCTGCTTTAGTTACTGGAACAACAGCTGCCGCAACATCAACAGATGGTGCAACATGGACAGCAAGGACTTCGGCTGGATCTTATAACTGGTCTGGAATGTATGCAGTAGGTGGAACATTCTGCGCTGTCTCAGATGCTGGATATGCTCAAACATCTACAGACGGAATTACTTGGACTTTAAGAACTTTACCTAGAAGCCATAATTATAGACTTTATGGATATTTTGGTGGAACACAACCAGCATTTTTAGCAATAGGAGGTCAATATACTGCTTATTCTTCTAATGGTGGAGTTACTTGGACAGAAGGAACGCTGCCAGAATCATATCAATATTCTGGAGTAGCTTATAATGGAACTATTTGGATGGCGGCAGCAGAAAATCTCGGAGGATGGGTTACAACATCTACAAATGGCACAACATGGAGTGCTAAAAAATATATTCCAGAATTATTTGATATAGATAGAGTAGATAAAAAAGGATTCTATTTGACGGGTCCGTTTGTAATAGGAAACGATTTTTATTTATTTTATAATTATAATCATAGATGGGCATTAAAATCAAGCGATGGAAATACATGGACAAGAGTTCTTAGAAACAATTACAATCCATACTCTCTAAGTGGCGAAGGTGGAGAAGTTTTTTTCAGCGCCCCATATGCATCATATGCATCAGACGGAACTACATTTACAGTAATTAATGTATATAATGGAAATGGTCAAGGTATATTTACAACAAATGATTTTTTAACTTGGCGAAGAAAGTCTTCTCCAAGAAACAACACGTATGGATATGCTTTTCAAGATAGAGTATCAATAGCTGTTGGAGGAGGAAAACTGGCTGCAGTTTTTCCTGCAGGCAGCGGACAGTCAGCATGCGTATATGGAACATATTCAAGTGCAGCAAGTAGACCTTAAGGAGATAAAATGAGATACGAGATAGATCAAGATACATTTGCAATAAGCATATTTGAAGATGGACAAGATATTCCATTTCAATATCAACCACATTATCCAAATGGAGATTCATTTGATTCATTTGAAGAGGCAGAGTCTTGGGCAGTTGCAGCAGTAGCTGCACACAGCCCAGAGGTAAATTTTTATGCTCCAGATGGTAAAAATCATGAGCCAAAACAAAAAATAAATTATAATGCTAGAACACAGCTTATGGAAAAATTAGGAATTACTGAAGAAGAGGTAAAGCTGCTTTTGCTAGAGCAGTAAAATAAAATGTCGATAAAGCATGCCAGCGAAGAATCAGCTAGAAATAATCCTACATCTAGAGTTTTAAGAGGAGCAAAAGTTTCTATACCAGAAGATAAAGTTTCTGGCGTCATAGACACTGCTCCAGTAATTAGCTCTGTAACAAATGTTGGCTGCACAGCATATGTGACATTTTCTCATACACCAACTACTGGCGGAGTAGCAACATCATTTACTGCTACCAGTAGTCCAGGAAGTATAACTGCTACAGTTATAGATCAAACTAAACCAATTATAGTGACTGGATTAACTGCCAACACTTCATATACATTTACAGTTACAGCAACAAATAGCGTTAGTCAAAAAACAAGTTCTTCAAGTAGCAGTATAACTACAACTGTTTCAAGTGTTACATCTAACCAAAGCGCAACAGATTTATACACTGTTATGACAACTTTGGCAAATAGCGTAACTACATCTACTCCAACTGCAGGCGGAACATTAACATTAAATGGAGTATCTCTTGGATCATATGACTATGTAATAAAAAGAGGAAATCAAACTATATCAACATTTACAAATTCAGATTGGTTTACCAATACAGCGGATACTAGATCTGCTTTAGTTGTTGTTGATGGAGACCTTACAATAAATCGTTTAGAAAGATTTATCCCATCAAATAGAAAATTATTTACTTGTATATATGTAACTGGTAATTTAACTAATAATGGACAAATATTGATGACAGATAGGGGAGCTAATCATTCTGCCACCGCCGCTGGCAACATAAGATTACATACTGGAACATTTACTGGTGTAACAAATCCACAAATTCCTGCCTCTGGTGGAGCAGGCGGAGGAACAGTAACTAGATCTGGCCCACCAACTGGAACAACAAATGGAATCCCTGGATCTGCTGGAACAAATGGTGGTACTGGCGGAGGAAGCGGAGGGTGCGCTATTTGCGCTGGAGATGCAACAGGATCTACAGTAATTGGTGGGTCTGGGTCAGCAGGAACATCTTTTACTGGCGGAGGAGGCGGAGGTTCAATAATGGTTTATTCAGGAAGTGGAACTTCTGGAAATGCAGTAGCAAATGGTGGGGCAGGAGGAAATGCTGGGACTTCATATACATATGGGTCAAGTGGTGGCGTAGGAAATCCAGCAGGATCATCAAATCAAGGCGGCACTCAAGGAAGTTACCCATTTGATGCAGGGGATGGAACAGCAGGTTCTCTCTGTATATTTGTTTTGGGGGAATTAAGAGGACAAGGACTCATTCAGTCTAACGGGCATAGCAACATGGGATATCAGTATAATCAATACATGCAGTGTCCAGGAGGATCTGGTGGAGGAGGCTCTGTAACTATATTTTATAAATATGATAATTCATTAATAACACCTACAGCAAATGGTGGTAAGGCTCCTGGACAAGGAGACAGAGATGGCGGCGGCGGAGCGGGAACAGCAAGAAAGTTGGCACTACCATGATAGATATAAATAAAATATATGTATTTCATAATGTTTATGGAGATGCTCAAGATTTGATTGACACGGCTCCAGAAAATGCAGAATTTATTCCATTTGGTTGGACGGAAGAAATAGAAAATAATAGAAATCAATTAATGCAAGAATTAGGCATAGGGGTTTCTGTTTTACCTACAGCAGTAGCTTGGAATAATAATAGAAAATCAACATTTAAAATAAAAAATCCAAATACTAATTTAATTGAAACTATTACGCATGATTTAGAGCCAGGATGGGAAACGATTCCAGTAGGTCTATGGAATCCACAAGACTGGACATGGCAAAAAATAAATAAAGAATTAGAAAAGTTTTAATACCTATTGAAAATTATATTTTCATATAGTAGAATGTATTTATATGAAAAATAAAGATGAGATAACAATTTATTGGTCTCCAGCAGCCTATGTTGCAGATAAAGAATCATGGGCTTTAGCATATGCAGAGCCAGTAAGTTTGATAAATGAGTATAGACAAAATAAAAATTTACAAAATGGTTCTAATAATTTTTTTGCATGCCCAGCGGTAAGCGATATGTTTAAAAATATATATGTCGTGAGACAGCAATTTGATGATAAAATTATTATTTCTGATATAGATAGACACTTTGAAGATAATGAAAAAATAAATGGCGGATCCTTGCTTTCGTCATTTACGCCACGTAAATCTTCTTTAAATAATTATTTTAATATCCAATATAATATGTGCTGGACTTTTTTTGCAGATGAGCCAGTTGTTGCAAGATTTACGTCTCCATACTTTCCTCCGCATTCACCAGCAAAAGGAGCATTGTTAATGTGTGGAGAATTTGATATAGGTTCTTGGTATAGAACATTTAATCTTGATTATCATATTCCTTTAGATACAAAAGAAATGGTTTTTAATCAAAACGATCCACTTTTTTATATTGAGTTTAAAACTGATAAAAAAGTCATCTTAAAAAGATATATGCAGTCAGATACTCTTTTTAATATTGGGCGGGAAATGGTAAATTCTCCATCTAGCTATGGAAGATTTAAGTCTTTAAAAGAAAAATACTTAATGTCTAAAAAGGCAAAAATGCCAGAAATCATACTTTCTGAGATTCGTAAAAATTTAATTGACTAGCCTTTGGCTTTAATATGCCATTCTGATATAATATATATATAATCCAAAGGGGAGAGTGATCCTGTGGCAGATAAAGACTTTAAGGTCAAAAATAAGCTATTTGTAAATGGCTTATCCCACAATTCTGGCGTCATTCTTGCCACAAATAATAATTTAGATTCTCATACTAATGTTCCGACCCAATATGGCGGAACTGGAACAACTCAATCGCCAAATGCGGGTCAGGTTTTATTTTCATCGGCGGGAACAAATTATGTCCCAACCACTCTAACATCTCTTGATGTAAAGGGTTCTTCATATTCTGCAGATGCCCCAACAAGTCCAGTAGTTGGACAGATCTGGGTAGAATCAGATTCGGCAGCAACTGCCTTTGATCCAAACATTGTAAAGCGTCAATCATTTACAGCAACGGCGGCACAAACAGTATTTACAACTTCACATACATGGATTGAAGGATATGAGCAGGTTTATTTAAATGGACTTTTGCTTCTCCGCACAACAGATTATACAACTTCAAATTCTAATACTGTAACACTTGTTGAGGCGGCGGCAGTAAATGATATTCTAGAAGTAGTTACAGTAACAAACTTTAATGTAAATGTATCTGGGTATACTCAAGATGCCGCTCCAGAATCTGCAACAGATGGACAAATTTGGCTTGATACAAATGGAACTCTTGCAGATGCCGCATTTATTCCTAATACATTAACAACAACAACAGGTGATATTATCTATGCATCTGCTGCAAATACTCCAGCTAGGCTGGGAATTGGCTCAAGCGGACAGTATTTGTCGGTTTCTGGCGGAGTTCCATCATGGCAAACTAACTCTCAAGGCTGGACTTTACTTAGTACTACAAATCATAGCGGAAATGCTACTTGCACAATTACTGGAATTAGTACAGCGTATAAAAATCTTAGAATTTTGGTAAAAGAAGCAATGTCATCATCAACTGCTGGAGCCCTGTACCTTGATGTGGGACAAGCAAGTTTTTATTCGCAACAAGCTTTTTGGACTAATGGCTCGGCTCAAACAACTAGCAATACACTATTTCAGGTGAGTGGTGGACAGGCATTTGTTAATCTTACTGGAACTTCGCTTAGAAGTGCCAACGGAGACTCTATATTTGTAATAGATCTTTATGACTATAAAAATACAACAACATACAAAATGGGTCGCTGGACAGCATATTATTTGCAAGGTGCAAACCACGGTGAAATGACTTCTGGCTGGTTTACTGCAAATGATTTAGCAGCCGTAACTCAAATAATTTTACAACTTCAAGGCGGGGCTAATCTTTCTGCTACAGTAGAAATATATGGAGAAAACTAATATGCAAATTGCTGAACATAATATTACCACTGGCGAAACCATAGTTCGTGATGCTACAGAATCTGAACTAAAAAAGTTTCAGTCTTGGAAAGAGTATAATGAAAAGGTAGAGGCTGATAAGGCAGAAGCACAAGCCAAACGCCAAGCCCTATTAGAAAAGCTAGGAATTACAGAAGAAGAAGCTCAATTATTATTAGGAGGTAACTAATGCCAACAGTAGGAACTACTAGCAAGCCTGCATATGTTTATGATGCAGGAACTGATACATGGGTTCCAGTTGGAGTAGGGGCTCATACTCATGATACCTCCGCCCTTGTCCCATATAGTAATTATTTTGTGGCGGGCAAAAATAAAATAATCAACGGAGATTTTGGGATTTGGCAGCGTGGAACAACTTTTAATTCTGTAAATGGTTTATATACTGCAGATAGATGGATTGGCGCAACTAATAAGACCGTTATTGTATCTAGAGAAGCATTTGCTCCAGGTTCCGCACCAGTTGCTGGATATGAAGGGACCTATTTTTTAAGAAGTACACAAAGCGCCAGCGGAAGCTATTATGCAATTCAGCAAAGAATAGAAGATGTAAGAACTTTGGCGGGACAAACAGTAACACTATCTTTTTGGGCTAAAGCTGACGCTACAGTATCAAATAGATCTTATCTGGGACAAATTTTTGGATCAGGTGGATCTTCCAATGTAGATAATTATTCAAGCCCTTTTAATATAACAACATCTTGGGCTAGATATACTCAAACAGTAACATTGCCTTCAATGAGTGGAAAAACTATTGGGTCTAATAGTTATTTAAATATTCAACCAATTTTACAAGAAGATTCTGCTGCACACATAGTAGATATTTGGGGAGTTCAAGTTGAGGCTGGTTCTGTCGCCACTCCATTTTCAACAGCAACTGGCACACTCGCAGGGGAGTTAGCCGCTTGCCAAAGGTATTATGAGCGCATAGGAAATGTTGGATTAGCCACTCATCAATATTGCAACACAAGTTGTTATAGCAGCACTTTATTTTTGGGCGTCATTCCTTATAAGGTTCAAAAAAGAGTGCAACCTAGTTTATCATCAACGGCATACACAACATTTGGTCACGACGGCGTAGGTTTACTTGGTATAGGATTTCAAGACCAGGATACTCAGACATTGTTAGTTAGACTAGATGTATCTGGCGCAACACCAGGATTTGCTAGTCGTTTATATGGTGCAGGTGCCACAACAAATTACATTGAGGTGAATTCTGAATTATGAAATATGAATTGATTACTTATGAAAATAATTCACAGGTAATTCTTCGCACAGATGAAGATAATAAAACTTGGTCAATCCCACTAGACCCAGCCAACTCAGACTATCAACGCTATCTTCGCTGGCTAGAAAACCCAGATGCCGAAGAAGGCGGAACACTCTAATAGGAGTTTATAATATGATAAAATGGACGGAGGAGAACAATGAGCAGAATTAGAGATCTAGCTAAAATACTAACAGCATCTACTGATATGGCTACTGATGCTGAAGTAACTAGTTCTATTGCTTCTCATGCTGCCGCCGCAGATCCACATACAGCATATTTAAAAGAATCGGAATATTGGGCTGCTGGTAAAAATAAGATTATTAACGGCGATTTCAATATTTGGCAACGAGGAACAAGTTTTAGCCCTGCCTCTTCAGTAGGTGTTTATTTGGCAGATCGATTTAATTGTTATGTTGAAGGTTCAGGTGCAACTAGAACAATTTCACAACAAACATTTACAACTGGCAGTGCTCCAGTATCTGGATACGAGGGTCGTTTCTTTTTGCGCTATGCACAAAGCGTCGGCCCATCCGCTGGTATTGGTAATAACCTTTTAAGACAATTTATAGAAGGTGTTAGAACCTTTGCTGGGCAAACAGTAACATTTAGTTTTTGGGCAAAAGCATCGTCTAGTATGACTGTTGAACTCATAGATTTAATTCAAGATATGGGGCTAGGTGGAAGCCCATCATCTAATACACAAACTGTTTTAGCAACAAATGTTTCTATAGGAACAAGTTGGACTCGCTATACTTATACAGCTACCCTACCATCATTATCTGGAAAAACTTTAGGAACAAGCGGCAACGATAACTTGGCAATAAGATTAAATATGCCTACAGGTTCAGGTGCAACATTTACATTTGATACTTGGGGATGGCAACTTGAGGCTGGATCAACAGCAACTACATTTACTACCGCAACAGGAAATCCTGCTCTAGAACTTGCTGCCTGCCAAAGATATTATTGGAGACAAGTTTCAGGAACAAATTATGGTTTAGTTTGTACTTCTGGTATTATGGAGAGTACAACTGGTGGTTCTTTTGTTGTACAGTTGCCTGTACCTATGCGAGTTGCTCCAACAAGCATAGATACTTCTAATCTAAGAATTACTGACTTACACACTACTAATAGCCCAGCGTCTAGTTTCACCTTAAGTGATAAAAATGAATTATTTGTTGTCGTTAGAGCAAATGCATCTGGATTAACAGCAAATCGTCCTGCTTGGTTAACGGGTTATAATAGCGGCACAAGTTATTTAGGACTATCAGCGGAGTTGGTAATATGAATATTAAAGAAATTGAAGTAGAAAATGCAGATGGAACTAAATCTACTCATATAATTATCGATAAGGGAAATAACGAATTTACCTCAATGCCAAAATCGGTTTGGGATGAAATAAAGACGGCGGAGGAAACTAATGGCTAAACTAATTAAAGTATGGGATGGAAGTGCATGGCAGTCTGTTGGCGTAGCCGCCGCACAAGGTCCAACTGGACCAACTGGCGCAACAGGGCCACAAGGACCAACTGGTCCAACAGGACCAGCGGCGGTAGTAAATGAGTCCATATCTTCTAATATTACTTTAGTTGCTGGAACAAGATATTTTGTAGATACTACTGCTGCTAGAACTCTTACTCTTCCAGCATCTCCTTCAGTTGGAAATGAAATTCAAGTATTTGATGCATCAGGAACGGCGGGGACGTATAATATTACAATTAACTCAAATAGTGGTAAAATTAATGGTAGCGTTCAAGACGCAATATTAGACGTAAATGGTGTAGCGACTAGTTTAATTTATACTGGTTCTACATATGGATGGAGATTAGGATAATGCCAATTAATTACTCGCTTCTTTTTGGAGATGCAGCTTCACAAACATTCCCAGCAACTGCGGCAGGAACATATACCTTATCTACACCTTTGGCGGCAGGACTATATGAAATCACAACTGACACTTCGCAATCCTCATTTACATTAGGTTTTGGAACAGATAGTGGTTATGTTTTTAATGGAACAATTAGAGGTGGCAAAGGATATATATCAGTTCCAACAAATTCTACAAAAATCGTTATTCCAGCAGGGATGACTTACCCAGCAAATATTAATATAAGACTTGGTTCGTATACAATGATGTCGGCTCCAACAGGAGTTTCTTTAACTCTAACTGGTGGAACAAACGGAACTATTGCATGGACAAATCCATCTGGATCAACGGATACAGTTGCATATTTCCGAAATGGCACTAGCACATCTTTGGCAACTACAACTTCTCCTAAAACTTCAGTTAATATCGGCGGTGCTACGCATAATAATTATGGTAATATTTTGCTGGTAAGCAAAGATGCTAACGGACTCCTTGGATTAGGAACAGAAGCTCAATCAAGTTCTACATTCAATATTGTAATTAATGGTGGAACAATAACACAATATTCATCTGGTGGAACAAATTATTTAGTAAATACTTTTACTGGTTCTGGAACATTAAATGTTTTATCAACATCAACAATTAGTTACTTAATAGTTGCAGGCGGCGGCGGAGGAGGAGGCCAAGGAGGAGGCGGAGGCGGAGGATTATTAACTGGAAGCGTTAGCGTTCCAGCAGGTTCATATGCAGTAACTGTTGGTTCTGGTGGTCTTGGACAATCTAGCAGCGCAAAAGGAGTTAATGGAGGCAATTCTGTTATAGCATTTCCTTCTACCCTTACAGCACCTGGAGGCGGAGGCGGCGGAACATATGCTGGAGTTACTAGCACATGGGTTCCTGGTGCAAATGGTGGCTGTGGCGGCGGCGGAGGAATGAGTTACTACGACACTGGATCACTTGCTGGTGGAACTGGAAATCCTGGTTATAATGGTGGCAATGGTCAAGAGTTTAATTACGCCAACTGGAAAGGCGCAGGCGGAGGCGGAGGAGGAATGGGTGGCGTAGGAGAAAGTGCAACTCAAGGAAATTCTGGTGATGGTGGAAATGGAAATGGTGGAGGACGCCCAGGTAATGGTGGTTTAAGCACAAACAATAGCATAAGAACTGGTTCTAATGTTGCGTATGCAGGAGGCGGCGGAGGATATAGTGGTGGAAATCCAACATATGGAAATAATAGAACTGGTGGCGGAGGTGGCGCAGGTGGATCAAGCACAGCAGGAACTGCAAACACTGGAGGCGGAGGCGGCGGAAATGCTGGTAATGGTGGTTCAGGAATCGTAGTAGTAAGGGTGGTAGTATAATGGCACATTTTGCAAGGTTAAATGAAAATAATATGGTAATTGATGTTATCGTAGTAGATAATAGTAATCTAATCGTTGATGGAATAGAATCAGAGCAGGCTGGCAAAGACTATATTGCTTCAATTGGTTTAGAAGGAACATGGATACAAACATCATATAATAATCAATTTAGAAAAATGTTTGCTGGATTTGGCAGCTTTTATGATGAAGAAAAAGATGAGTTTATACTTTTACAAGAAAAAACAAAATGGCTTTCTTTAGCAAATGAGTCTCAGGTTAATGATGTATCTAAGACATCAATTCTTGTAGACGGATTTCCAAGATCAGGAAATGTATACCTTTCATATCTATTAGGATTTGTATTTAAAGAATGCGATCAGTATACTGGATACAATTTTTTTCATAATAAAAAAAGTATTACGGAAGCTGTAAATAAGTTTGATATTGTTGTTGTTCCCGTAAGAACACCAGTAGACTCTATCAAGTCTACAATAATGTATTCAAATTTAGATCAATCAGACACACAGTCTATTTTTAGAGTTGCAACAGACAATCTAGCGTGGATGAAATTAATTCGTGATAATAAAAATAATATATGTGTGGTAGATTTTTCAACACTAATATCGGATCCTTTTGTAATTATAAATAAAATTGCAAAAAAAATAATGGTGCTTCCTTCTGAATTTACAAATCAAGAAGTAATTGATAGAATGAATGAAGACAATATGTCTTATAACCTTCCAAATGATGTTACTTCAAATGCGGATATCGATTTAAGTAATCCGCTAATAGCTGAAGTTATAGAAGAGGCTACAGCAATTTATAACGAAATCATAGGTTAAAATGATTATACAAATTATAGGTCTACCTGGAAATGGCCGCCTTTGATTATTCTGGATGCAAAAATAAAAACACAATATATTTACAATAATTGTTAAATTTGCTACAATAAATACATGCGTTTTCATGTAATATCATTACCTCATACAAATACAACTTTAGAATTTACATCATGTGCATTTACTGAAAAGGTAAGACGTTTCTGCATGATGATGAAAGATATGGGACATGAAGTATTTTTATATGCTGGCGAATTTAATTCCGCCCCCGTTGATGAACATATTCCATGTATTTCCGAAACGGAAAGATTAGAAAGTCTAAACGGTAATCATTATACAGCTGGATCATTTGATTCATCTCTGTCTCATTGGGTTAAATATAATAACAAAGTAATTATAGAATTATCAAAGCGAATACAGCAAAAAGATTTTATATGTTTAATTGGCGGCTACGCCCAAAAATCAATTGCAGATTATTTCCCAAATCATATGTCTGTAGAATTTGGAATAGGATATCCAGGAACATTTGCTAAGTATAGAGTATTTGAATCATATGCTTGGATGCATAGTATTTATGCACAGCATAATCTTGCTTCCGCCGTCGATGGTAAATTCTTTGATGCTGTAATTCCAGGATATTTAGAACCACACATGTTCCCACTTCAAGAACAAAAGGAAGATTATTATCTTTTCATTGGCCGCCTAATTGAACGCAAAGGATATAGAATCGCACAAGAGGTTTGCCAAGCTTTAGGTAAGCGCCTAATTCTTGCAGGTGCTGGTCCACAAGATGGATATGGAGAATTTGTTGGGGCGGTAGGACCAGAAGAACGTGCAAAATTAATGGGAGGCGCAATAGCAGTATTTGCTCCAACTATATACATAGAACCATTTGGCAACATTGTGCCAGAGGCACATTTTTGCGGGACTCCTACAATTACAACAGACTGGGGCGCATTTACAGAAACAAATATAAATGGAGTTACTGGATATAGATGCAGAACTCTTGATGAATTTTGTAGGGCGGCAGAGGATGTAAAGAAATTAGATCCCAGAACTATATATGAGACGGCAAAGAATAAATATTCATTAGAAGCTATTGCTCCACAGTATGATAATTACTTCCGCCGCCTTTTAACCCTATGGGATAAAGGCTGGTACGAAAGGTCTTAGTGGTATAATTTAAAGATATGGGAACAACGGGCAAGGGTTTCAGATACCCACAATATTCAGACACACCAGACATTCCAAGAGATTTAAGTTATCTTGCGGCAGATGTTGATGCATACTTAACTGCACATCCTGGACCTACGGGCCCAACAGGCGCAACTGGCCCAACAGGTCCAACAGGCGCAACGGGCGCCACAGGCGCAACTGGAGTAACAGGCGCAACTGGCCCAACAGGCGCAACTGGTCCAACGGGCGTAACAGGCCCAACAGGAGCCACAGGCCCAACAGGCGAAACTGGACCAACTGGCGCTACTGGAGCAACTGGTGCAACTGGTGCGGGAATAGAAATACTTGGTTCATATGCAACACTTGGCGCCCTTCAAGCAGACCATCCAACTGGTAATGTTGGAGATGCATATTTAGTACAACAAGATTTATATATTTGGGATTCAGTAGGATCTGAATGGGATAATGCTGGGACAATTGCTGGACCACAAGGTGCAACAGGGCCAACTGGACCAACTGGCGCTACAGGCCCAACTGGCGTAACTGGTCCCACAGGCGTAACAGGCCCAACAGGAGCCACAGGCCCAACAGGCGAAACTGGACCAACTGGCGCTACTGGAGCAACAGGCGCAACTGGTTCATCTGGCGGAATAACTTTGACAGTAACAAATTCTGGATCTTCTGCTTATTTAATTAATGGATCAAGTAATCCAACATTATCTTTTATTAGAGGTCATCGCTATGTAATTAATGTTAATGCTGTAGGTCATCCATTCTGGATTCAAACAGTATCTGGAGCATATAGCTCTGGAAACATTTATAGTACTGGAATAACAAATGGCGGAACAGATAATGGAACAATTATATTTGAAGTTCCTTATGATGCACCACAACTTTATTATGTATGTCAATACCATGCATCTATGGCAGGATCTATTACAGTTTCAGATCTAGGTCCATCAGGCGCCTCTGGTTCTACTGGCCCAACGGGTGCTACAGGACCCACTGGTCCTACGGGAGCAACAGGTCCTACGGGAGCCACAGGAGCCACAGGAGTTACAGGTGCAACAGGGGCTACAAATTCTAATGCATATTTAAATGGAATGGTTACTGCATCAAATAGAATATTTTATAATACATCTGGCACAAATCCTACAGCACAAGCAGCAGGCGATATATTTATACATCATGAGGCCTAATCATGGTAAGCAAATTATATGATGGCTCTAACTGGAAAAATATAAACGGATTAAAATTATACAATGGTTCCGCCTGGAAAAATGCAGTAAGAGGTTGGATGTGGAATGGATCTGCATGGAAACAATGGTATCCAGAATATCCAATAAATACGGCGGCACCAACAGTATCTGGAACAGCTACACAAGGAAATACTCTTTCTTGTACAACAGGATCTTGGAACTCTAATCTAGCATACTCACCAGCGTCATACTCCTATCAGTGGAGACGTGGATCAAGCGACATATCTGGTGCAACTAGTTCTACATATAGCACAGTTGTTGCAGATGTTGGAAATGCAATATCTTGTAGAGTAACCGCAACAAATAATAGAGGATCTACCCCAGTAATATCTAGTAATTCAATTACTGTAACTAGTGCTGCTGTAACAAATGTTACAGCGCCAACTACTGGAGGTAGCACATTTTTAGGCGGAACAGCAACAGTTACAACAGGAACATGGAATGGTAATCCAAACTCTTATTCATATCAATGGTATAACGCAAGTAACGGAACAGCAATATCTGGAGCTACATCCTCATCACTAACAATCCCAGCATCTGTAGTTGGAGCATCTGTATGGTGTCTAGTTACTGCTACAAATACATCGACAGGATCTTCAGCTTCTGCATATAGCAGTTCATTTATTGCATTGCCAACGGTAACAGGTTTGTCAGTATCTGATTCAACAATTACCCCAGGAGCACCGTCTTCAGTTAGCGTAACAGTTACTGGACAAACAACTGCAAACGTATCTTGGGGAGCAGGAACAAACATATCTTTTTATGATGGATATTCATCTGTTGGAACTTTAACAAATAGAAATGATAGTACTAGAACTGCAAATGTTGTAAGCGGTACTGCAGGAACTTCCTTTACTGTTTTTATAAGATCTGCAAATTTTAATGGTCGTGTTACTGGAAGCTGGAATGCAATATCTGGATCACACACTACAGTTACATATTATATTTATGTAGATGGAAGTTTTATTACTACTACAACTTCTAATTCTTATACATATACAAAAGGAAATACTTCAGGAAGCACATCTTTTCAAGTGGTGGCATATGTGGGAGGCTCGCAAGGATCTTCACAATCAGGTTCTGTTAGTTTAACTACTAAGTATTCAGGATATACAAGTGGATCTGGAACTTTTCAATCTGCAGCAGTAGCGCCATCTACCCCAACAAATGGTGGAGGAACGTATCAGCTTCCTTCGTCTGGAAATAATTTTAATTATATAACAAATGCTACTTTCACATCTTCGTCTTCTGGAACAACTCCAATTACTTATAGTTGGACAGTGTATTCATCAGACTTTAATACTGGACCATGGTCTCTTAGAAATTCAGGAACACTTTCTTCTAGCAGCTTATCCACAACTTTAAATATTCCCCAGCAAGGATGGGATTCTGATTCGTATGGTTCGTGGGCACAATATAATGTAACTGCATCAAATAGCGCTGGAAGTAGCGGAACATTAACATGGGTGATTTAATGGATACCATAGATAAAATAAAAGTATTGTCTGCTAAAATAAATGCTATAGAAATAGGATTGGAATGGCTTGCTGAAAATAATTCAACTGGCCCTATACCAAATGGTAAGATGTCAACAGAGCAGCAAATCTCTGATTTGATATCTCAAAAAAATGCCTTACAACAAGAAGTTGATAGGCTAAATAATATATAGGAGGAATAATGGCAACATATACACAACTTACAGATGATGAAAAGGCTCAGATTAAGATTGCAGCAAAACGTAATCTTGAATATCAGATGTATGCTCTTGAGGTTGAAGTAATTGCAGAAAATGCAAAAACATCACCAGATGCAGCAAAGCTTTCTGATTTAGAGGATCAAATTGCTGAGAAACAAGCTCAAATAACAGCAATAAATTAATGTCATATAAAGCAGCAGTGCTATATGATTATCCTATAGCATATTATCCATTAGACGATCTAACAACAGTCGATCTAGTAGATAACTTTACTGCTTTTTTGGCACAATTTGCAACATACCAAGATGTATTAGATAACATATCTTCATATGCAAATATATATGGAGATGTTGCTTATGATCATTCAGGATGTGAAAATGATGGGAATTATATTGGAGATCCCGCCCCAGATTTAATACCACTTGTGGCGGGAAACAGTAGAGCAACCAATATAACAAATACCAACTCAATTATATATAATATTAACAATGACTATACTGCTACTGCAACAACTAGCCAATTTGGAACAGCGTCATCATCGGATAATGATTTTACAATAGAGTTCTGGTTCCACCCTCAAATTTCTTCAACTGATGAAATTCCTTTAGTAGGAGATTCGGCGGAAGACGTAGGAGTATTTTATCAAAAAGGAAATATAGTATTTAAACTAGATACAGATTCTGTAGAATATACATTGCCCTCTACAAATAAATCCTTTCATGTAGCCTCCGTTTATTCAGTTAACTCTGCATCAATTTATATAGATGGACAATTGGCAGCTACAAAAAGCTTAAATAATTTTGAGTTTACAAATACTAATTTAAATCTAATTACTGGGCCTACTCCTGACAGCTCAAATGTATTTTTAATAAATAGCGTAGCTATATATAGATACGGCTTATCTCAAAATCAAATTGCATATCATTTTGCACAAGGACAACCTTTGCCAGCTATTCAAATAGTAGATCCAGCAAATGGAGAATTGTTTGAAATGTATGATGATGAAATGTCCTCATTATATAAATTCCAATATCCTTATAGCAAAGGATGGGACGAATTAGTTACAACTGGCTTGACACATAACCTTACTTTAGATTGTCTTGAAATTACTCAAACGGATTCTGCAGCATCTAGTACTGTTACTATAAATGATTTTATTTCTATCCCTTCTTCCGCCACATTTGATTCGTCTAAAATTGAGTGGCATGGCGACAATGGAATTACTGTTCAGGCAAGCATAGATGGAGTAACCTATAACAATTGTATTAATGGACAACAGATACCAGGATATACATTAAATAGTTTTTCGTCGGCAGGAACAATATATTTGAGAATTATATTTACCTCTACAGATACAACAAGATATATTCCTAGGCTGTTTAACCTAGATATGCTTTTCTATAATAATCAAACCAGATATGCCTATAATGGAAATAGCTATATGACAACACTTGAAGAAGATGCTGGAATATCGGATTATAGAATTACTTTGGGCAAACTCCCATATGATATCCTTTCAAGAAATAGTAGAAATGGATTAAGGACAGTAGTTGATTCTGGATTTGAAATTACTACGACAAAGGGAGTTCAGACTTTAGAATTTTTCTACACCCCCGCCACTTTAACTGATAGTGGGCTAATTTCTACAACTGCCACAAATGGCTATGCCGCTTCAAATATATCTTGGCACAATTCGGGGGCGGTATCAAAAACCAATATCTCAGCAATATATGTAAATGGGGTAAATAAAACCTCACAGACAAATGTCTCAAATATATTTAGGGCAGGACAATTACACCACGTCCTCATAGTATTTGGGTCGGCGGTATCAAATGATATTAGATTTAATTATTCTGTATATGGATCAGTCTCAGCCCTATATCAATATATAGCCCTATATGAGACTGCATTTAATTCTACACAGGCGGCAGCCAATTATGACCTATATAGACGTAAACAAAGTTCCTCAATTACAGATTCTTCGACAACAACCATGACAGAAGATGGCGTTGAATCATATAATAATGACTGGATCGTAATCCAAAACGTATAATTTTGTCATATTGCCTGACAAAAAGCTGGACTTAAGCCCACAAAGGTGGTAAAATAAACATCTATGGACCTAAAAAGAACAAATGCCACTATGTCTCCAGAGGAAACTACCCTTGGAATCTATGTTTGGGAGATGCCTGATGGCAGATGGATTGGCGATGATGAAGGAAACTTCTTATCCGTAACGGCAATGAAAAACAATAGGGCCAAGATAGATATGCTAGCCAGAGAAGTTAGGTCATATGGAATCTATGAGGGGCAGCCAAAGTTTTTATCAGGGCGGAGAAAGATTGACGACGAGGAATTTGAATACCAGCAACAAAGATTAAAATGGGGCCTAGTTCCAGATCCGCTGGACATTGGCGTTTATAAAGAAGATACAAAAAAGGCGCAGAGGAAGAAATAAAATGGGAATGATAGAAGATAACAACGAAGAAATAGACACAGGTTTAAGGGCATTTACTGCCTCCGATTTTCATATACCATCAACAGTTATTACAAAAACAAATGATGTGTTTATGGCCTCTGGCGAAGAGCTACAGAAGATATCTGGATTGGGCTCTTCATTCCGCCGCAAACTAAGCAGAAATATTCAAAAGAGATTTGTGGGAATTGAAGGAACAGAGACACAACAGAATCTATTAGCACAAGCCATTACAGGCTATGCTATGTTTGATCTTATTGAGCCTCCATATAATCTTGAATACCTATCTCAGATATATGAAATATCTCCATACAACTATGCAGCAATTAATGCTAAAGTATCAAACGTAGTTGGACTTGGCTTTGACTTTATCGAAACCCGTAAAACAGTAGATGCTATTGATGAGATTGATAACGATGCACAATTAGAAAGAGCACGTCGTAAGCTTGATAGACTTCGCCAAGATCTACATGAGTGGCTAGAAGCTTGTAATGAAGAAGAAACATTCAAAGAGACCTTGATTAAATTCTACACAGATGTTGAAGCAACAGGAAATGGCTATCTAGAAATTTCAAGAACTACATCTGGCAAGGTAGGATATATTGGGCATATCCCTTCAAAGACAATGCGTGTACGCCGCCTAAGAGATGGCTTCATTCAATTGCTATACGGCAAGGCTGTATACTTTAGAAACTTTGGAGACCAGGAAACGCCAAATCCAATTTCGGACGGCAGCGATAGACCTAATGAGATTATCCATTTCAAGAAGTACACTCCACGCAATAACTATTACGGAATCCCAGATATTGTCGCAGCAGCAAATGCTATGGCAGGAAATGAATTTGCTGGAAAGTATAACTTAGACTATTTTGAAAACAAGGCGGTCCCAAGATATATCATCACAGTAAAGGGTGCTAAATTATCCCCAGAGTCCGAGAGAAAGCTTCTGGAATTTTTCCAGGTCGGTCTTAAAGGAAGAAATCACCGCTCACTATATATCCCACTTCCACCAGATTCCCCAGATTCTAAAACTGAATTTAAGATGGAACCAATTGAGGCGGGAACCCAAGAGTCCTCATTTAATGTATATCGTCAATCCAATAGAGACGAAATATTAATGGCTCACCGTGTTCCTATTTCTAAAATTGGAAGTCCTCAAGGAATTTCATTGGCAAATGCTCGTGATGCAGACAAGACATTTAAAGAGCAGGTATGCAAGCCAGTTCAGGAAATTCTAGAAAAGAAATTAAATAAATTAATTGAAGAAATGACTGACGCCCTGCAAATTAAATTTAATGAATTAAGTCTCACAGATGAGGATACCCAATCTAAGATCGATGAGAGATATTTAAGGATGCAGGTAATTACCCCTAATGAAATTAGAATTAGAAAGGGTATGGTTCCAAGGGACGGCGGAGACGAAGTAGTCCAATTAAAACCACAACAGCAGGCGGAAATAAGGGCCCAAGCTGGAAATACCAGAAATAGAACTCAAGAGAGGGAAAATAATTCACCCGATATTTCAGGGGAATCTAGAAATCCTCAAGGCGAAGGCAGACAGGTCGAGTAATACTACTCAACTGATTATTTGCCTTATATATAATAACGTTATAAAATTAAGCATATGAATATTGAGAAATCTCTATGGTCATCTAATGGCGACGACATCAGCCTATCCGTGCCATTCACGAAAGTCAATCGTGAGAAGCGCACAGTTTCTGGTTTTGCCACACTAGACAATCTTGATCAAACAGGAGATGTTGTAACAGCAGAAGCAAGCATTAAAGCATTCGAATCTTTCCGTGGAAATATTCGTGAAATGCACGGAAGCAATGCTGTTGGCAAAATGGTTTCATTCAAGCCAGAAACGTATTTTGACGCAAAGACTGGCGAATTTTTTAACGGAGTTTATGTAGACGCATACATTTCCAAAGGCGCACAAGATACATGGGAAAAGATTTTGGACGGAACCCTACAAGGATTTTCAATCGGCGGAAAGATTATTGACTCAGAAAATGAAGTTAATAAAGCAACAGGTAAGCCAGTAAGATTTATCAAAGACTATTCTCTTATGGAGCTATCAGTAGTTGATTCTCCAGCAAATGAACTTTGCAACATTTTGTCTATTCAAAAGAGTAATGGCAAATTAATGTTCAAGGGAATTGCAGCAGAGACAAAAGTAGAAAACATTTTTTATTGTGAAGATAGCGATTCTGTATTTATGTCAACAGATGCAGAATATACATCACCAGTTTCTGGAAAGCCAGCAGCTTTAATTGGTTGGGTAGAATCAAACGATGTAAACAAAGCAAAGGAAATAAATAGAATTCTTGATTTACATAAGTCAAGATTAACGTTGCCTGATACAAACACAATTGCAAAACAGGCAAACGCAGAAGGAGGTAATGAAGTGTCAGAAAATACAGAAAACGCAGTAGTTGAAGAAACTCCTGCAGTTGAAGAGACAGCACCTGCTGAAGTAGCAGCTGTTGAAGAAGCAGCTCCTGCCGAAGAGGCAGCACCTGCTGAAGACGCTTCTGCCGAAACTCTGGAAAAAGCAGCCGACGTATCAGAAGTTATGGTTGATGAACCTGATTTTGCAAAGATGCTTGGCGATCTAAAAGGCTTTTTCTCAGAAACACTGAACAAGGCTTCCGAAGCTAACGCTCAACAGGTATCAGCTATCAAAGAGACAGTTGAAACATTCAGCAAGAGCGTCGATGGTCGTATTTCAGAATTGGCAGAACAACATACAGCACTTTCAAAGGCTGTAGAAGATATCAAGAACACGATTGATGGCGTAGAAAAGCGTGTCGTAGCGGTAGAATCAGAGACCGCAATTAAGAAGTCCTCAGACCTTGGCGGGTCTCAGGAAGTAACAATCAAGAAATCAAAATGGAACGGTTCTTTCCTCGGTTCCGTGAATGAACTTTTAAAATAAAAAGGTAGGTGAAAAATAAAATGAGTAATGAAATGTTAGAAAAAGCAGTAGCTGCTAACACTCAAGTTACCGCTAATATGACTGGGTCTGCAGTAGCAACCACAGGCGTACATATCGGTTCAGAGGGTGAGGGCGGACTACTAAATCCAGAACAATCAGCTCGCTTCCTAGACTATATGTTCGACGCTACCGTAATTGGTAAGGTTGCACGTACAGTTAGAATGAGAGCAGATACCACTGAAATTGATCGTATGTCAGTAGGCGAGAAGCTTATGAAGCTTGCGACAGAGGCAGATAACGATGGCGTAAATAGCGCAGTATCTTTCTCAAAGATTTCTTTGACAACAAAGAAACTACGTTTAGACTGGGAGCTTTCAACAGAGTCTCTTGAAGACAATATTGAGGGTCCAGATCTAGAAGATCATATTGCACGTTTGATGGCAACACAGGCAGGTAACGACATTGAAGACGTAGTCCTCAATGGAAATACCGCTCTCACAGGAGATGCCCTATACAAGTCATTTGATGGTGTAGTAAAGAAGGCAAAGCAATACGGACATGTTGTTGATGCTGCAGGAGCAAACGTAAGCCGTGCTGTATTTAACAGCGCACTTAAGGAGCTTCCACGTAAGTACAAGCAACGCCGTGGCGATCTTCGCTTCCTTGCAGGTTCCAATTTGATTCAGGACTTCCTGTACGCAAATAGCATTGGAACAAATCAAACTATCCCACAGGATATTGCATCAAGCATCATCCGTGGAGCAACTGAGCCACTAGGTGGTCCAGCAGGATACGTAGCACCATTCGCATTCGGTATTCCAATCGTTGAAGTACCTCTTCTAAAAGAGGCACAAGACGGAGACTACTCTGGCGAAACTGGCGATCATGGAGATATCCACTTGACATTCCCAAATAACGTAGTTATTGGTATCAAGCGTGATGTAACCGTATACCGCTTCTTCCAGCCTCGTAAGGATTCCATCGAGTATACAATGTATACACGTGTTGGCGTTCAAATCGAGCAGGCAGACGCATGGGTCGTTGTTAAGAACGTTAAGGTCGCTTCCTAATTTAGGATTTAGATCTGCTGAAAGGCCCCCATTAATTTGGGGGCTTTTCCTTTTAATTGACTAATGCTATAATTAAATAACCTACAAAAGGAGAAATTAATGTCATTTGATACATTAAAAGTTGCAGAGTTAAAGCAAATTGCAGAAGACTTTGCAGTAGATATAGCAGAACAAAAAGGTAAAAAAGATATAATTGCTGCTCTTGCAGAAGAAGGCGTAACCTGGGCTATTTATCAAAAGTCTAAGGACATAGAGGAAGAAGAATTAGAAATGAACGAAACATTACCAAAGGCGGCACCAAAGGCAGTTAAAGAAGAAGATATGGTTCTTGTAAAAATGAATCGTGCAAACTTTAGCTACGAAATTATGGGACATCGTTTTACAAAAGAACATCCATTTATTGCTATGGACAAAGATACAGCCCAAGCAATTTTTGATAAGGAGGAAGGCTTTGTGTTAGCTACCCCAGCAGAAGTGCAGGAGTTCTACAACTAAGCCATACAGATGGCAGAAATATACATTAACACAAACTCCCCAATAACTCATAGAGTATTTTGGCAGGGAGAAATTGTAGCAGCGGATGCTGCACCAACAGTAAAGGTGTATGATGTAACTTCTGACATCACCATAACACCAGCAATTCTTCCAACGACTTTACTTACTACATTAACTTCAACGGCGGCAGAAACAGATACTGGTAGTTACTATGTAAATCTACCATTAAGCCTTACCCAGCGTCAAAGAAAATTTAAATTACTTTGGGAGTATACGGTAAATTCTAGCGCTGCCTCACATACAGCCTATGTAGATGTAGTGACCCCATATGTAAATATTTATGAGGCAATGGATGAATTAAACCTTGGAGTAGATCCAAGCGATCCTAATTATAAAACATACACTGAAATTACTAGGGCTGAAAGATATGCTCGTAAACAGATTGAAGATTATACTGGACAGGACTTCTTTACATATGATGATGTAGAGGTGGTATTTGGAAATGATTCTGATATCCTGCCGCTTCCTTATCGTATTGTAAATGTTCATAAGTTATACCATAATGATATTTTACTTGTAGATACTGTTTCTACTCCAACTGTAAATAACTGGACATACACTCCGATCATTTCAGAAACTAATTTTGGAATTAGAGTTGATAGAACTGGATTGCTAGACAATACTGTATATATTGCAAATGGTCTTGTGCCGCCGTCCATTAATGATACATATAACGGAATGGCATTTGCCAAGAATGTAAGATATAGAGTTGAAGGAAGATACGGCTGGGAATCAGTCCCAGGCAATGTACAACTTGCATGCATTGAGCTTATGAAAGACTACTTTGCTAAAGATACCGTATGGAGAACTAAATACGTTAAGAACATTCAGACATTCGATTGGCAGTTTGAGTATTCTGGAGATGCATATTCTGGAACAGGAAATCAGCTTGCCGATAAGTTGCTCGGCGCATATGTTCTTACCCAAATGGTAGTGGTATAAATGTTGGACCTCGTAGACTCAGTATTGTCTATGAAAATGGACGTATATCGTCAATTTGATTTACAAGATGCTGACACTGGGGCATTGGTAAAAGAATGGGTTTATTACAAAACCATAGACTGCTCGGCCAAGGGCGTAATCAGTAATTCTTCATCTACCCGCACAAATAGCATTCAGTCTTATGGAACTAAATATAATAATGAGGAGATTCTTCAAGTAAGAACTTCTCATAAATTAACCTATAGAGAAAAAGTTACAAACATTAGAGATTCAAAGAACAATCCTATCTGGGTAGAATTAAATTATCCTTCAGAGACTCCCACCGTTTTTGAGGTAATTGGAAGCACTCCCGTAACAGACGGATTCGGCACGGTGATAGCATACAACTCAGTAATTAAGAGATCGGAGAACCAGAGAATTGGACTATAGCACTCCCTTAATTCAGGCCGCTAGTGGACTACAAAACCTCATGGTTAAGTCCAAGGGCGGCATTTTAAAAGAAAGCCTTGTAGCTCAAATATCCGCATACGTATATTACAATGTCCAAGTAATTAGCAAGCTGACTACAAATGCGTCATTTAAAAATAAATTTAGAGAAGTTATATTTAATCAATTAGAAAAAGACTTTGGCGAATATGTAGATTCTCAGGCTAGGGTAAAGCCTAAAACCCTTCACCATGTATATGAATGGAATCAGGTCGGAGATTCAGGATCAAGATTATTTAAATTAAATAAATTAAATACAGAAGGTTTAGGATTTTCTATTTCTTATGAATTTCTGCCTTCAAAAACATTTGCCTCAACTGAGGGTAATCGCAGACATGTATTTGTAAGCAAAGCCTCTGTGATGGAAGCTGGAATGCCCCTTAAAATTGCTCCACGCCATTCTAAGCGCCTTGTATTTGAGACCAATGGTTATACGGTCTTCATGCCAGAAGGAGCCTCTGTGGTCGTTAAAAGGCCTGGAGGAGTGGGTGTCAAAAATTCATTTATGATGACATATTCTAGATTCTTTAAGAGTAATTTAGTTAATGCCTCAATTAAGAAATCTGGATTCCAAAGATTATTTAATAATGCTATGACTAAGGCTCTTAGGGTTCCCGCCGATATTAGAACAGTTAAATATACATTTAATCCAAATACAATTGCTGTACAGGCTGACGCAGCCCTGACTTCAGCATTCGGAGCATCATTATGACAGTTAATTATAAATTAGACGCAATGCTTGAGCTTCGCAAATATATTTGGACAAAATTGCAGGCGGCAGAGATATTTAACCCAGACGATTATTATAGCGATAATATAGGAGAGACTTTAGTTCCTATTATCCCAGTACAACAGATCCCAGATATGAATCAATTTTTGAGCGGGAAGGACCATATAGTCTACGATAAAATCGGAGTCTCATATGACACCCTATGGCTAATCTGTAATGAGCAAATCCTATTTACCGTATATTCAACAGATGTTTCCAAGATTAATGAAGTCCGCAATTTCATGATAGATGAATTTAGAAGAATGGATGAATCTGCCAGAGATGTCAATTTGTCCGCAAACTTCAATTCTCAGAAATTCAAATTCCATAGTATTCATGTTGACGATATGTCCCCGACAGAGCCATCGCAGGAAATGCAGGGTTTCTATTCGGCAGATATCATTCTTGAGATCAAATATTCTCGCATAACCAATACCTCTGGCCGATATACCTAGTATTTGCCTTTTGTCCTCCTATGCCTTAAAATTGGACATAGAGGAAAGAGGAAAGAGCCTAGCCAGCTCAAACAATTAATTTTTTAAAATAGGAGGTAGAAACAATGGCATTTAATAATGCTAAAAACATCATCGTCGGTGCAGCCCCAGTATTTATTTCTACAAAAGACTCAACCGATGCAACTTATGCAGCAGATTTCGAAAACTTGCTAGATGCTGGACACATCACCTTTACAGGTGGTACAACAGCTTCAACAGCTTTGACTGCTTCAGCTAAGGTTCGTAATGTTGGTTTTACAAACAATGGTCTTCAGATCACTTATAACCCAACATTCGAAGACGTTACCGTAGATCAGTTGCTAGACGCAGCAAAGCTTTTCAAGTCTGCTATGCAGGTCATGATTATGACTGAAATGACAGAAGGAACTTTGCAAAACGTTCTAACAGTATTTGGACAAGGTGCATCAACTCTTAAGAAGAATGGTTCAGCATCAACAGATAACTATGCAGGCCCTAGCGGTGCAGCAGGAGACCTAACTCTTGGTCTTGAGGCAGGTGCTCTTGGAATTGCTCCAACAGAGCGTCAGCTATTTGCAGTTGGACAAGCTCCAACATTCAAAACTGTAACAGCCACAGAGTCATCAGCAAATTCTGAGCGTGTATACTATGCTCGTCGTGTTCTTTCTGTACAACAGACACAGTTCACCCTAGCACGTAATACCCCAACCACATTCCCAGTGACCTTCCGTCTCCTTCCAGACGCTAATTACGTCGGATCAGAGTATGGTAAGATTATTGATAGAATCCTAGCTTAATTCATTTAGGCTATTTGCAAAACCCCCGTAAAATACGGGGGTTTTGTGCTTGTGTTAATAAAATCTATTTGTTATAATGTTTATAACTATCCATAGGAGGATAAATTGGCTACTACAGTATACGACGTAGAAGAAATAAAACTACAAAATGGCGATACGGTTCAATTGAAACCGCTATCTATTAAGCAGCTCCGTAAATTTATGGCAGCTATGAATAAGGCCCAAGAGGCTACAACAGAAGATCAATCACTAAGTGTTTTAATTGACGCATGTGCAATTGCATTAGAGACACAACTTCCAGAACTTATAAAAGATCGGGACAAGCTTGAGGAAGCTTTAGATGTTCCTACAATTAATAGAATCCTCGAAGTTTGTGGAGGAATTAAACTAGACGACCCAAACCTAATAGCGGCAGCAGTTCTGGCTGGTCAGAACTAGATTTAGCCGCTCTAGTAAAAAGAGTTTTTCTTTTGGGAGCTTGGAAAAGCTACCAAGACCTAGAAGAAAGCCTTTCATTACCAGAACTTTTGCAAACGATAGAATCAATGCAAAAGGATGAAAGTGAAAAAAGAATATTCTTGGCATCTTTAAAGGGCATAGACCTAAGAGATGAGCAAGAACAAAAAGGTCCAACCTTTGAAGATATCCGATTAAGGGCTATGGGCATAGAGGCCACAACAGATGATGTGGTTTCTTTGCAAGGCTCGATGGCTGCAGAAGCAGGATTTGGTATCGGAGCAGGACTTGGATACTCTAAGGAGTAACAAAGAGGTAAATGGCTGACGAAAAAATTGTAACTAGTATAGTTGCAAATTCGGATTTTTCAAATCTTATTGCCGATGTGCAACGAGTTACAAGCAGCCTATTCAAACTTCAACAAGAATTTGCTGGTGCCAATAGAGCGTTAGCTGGTCAGATAGATGCAGCTAATGCAATGTTCAACCAGAACATGCTCAAGACTGGGCAATTTTCTTCACACTTTGTAAGCCTAACATCAGATGTAGAAAAATTTGGCAAGAATCTAGATGGTGGAAGATTAAAGCTAAGAGATTATTTTAGAACATATCAAGAACATTCAAGAACAAGCGGCGGATTAATCAGAGATCTCGCTAAGCAACAAGTTCAATTACAAAATGCTGTATTGCAACCCCTAGGTAAAAATGCCCAGGGGCTAATGCAATATAACGTACATATTCCAAGAGGATTAGATTTAGTAAAAAATAAAACATCTCTACTAAGACAAGAATTCCAGATAATGAATAAGGTTATTCAGGATGGTGGAGTTCAGCTTATTAACTGGGGTAAAAATACTCAATGGGCAGGACGTCAGTTAACAGTAGGATTAACACTACCACTTGCAGCATTTGGTAAAGCAGCAGCAGATGCATTTAAAACAGCAGATCAAGAATTAACCCGTTTAACTAAGGTTTATGGAGATGTTGCTGGAACTTCCGCACAAGAGTTATCTAGAATTAGAGATGAGGTCTCTGCTACCGCAAAAGAACTATCCTCTGCAATGGGAGTTAATTTCTCAGAAACAATTGCTCTTGCCGCTGATATTGCTGCTACTGGAAAAACAGGGGACGAGCTCCTATCTTCAATTTCAGAAACTACAAGATTAGCAGTATTAGGTGAAGTTGATAGACAAGAAGCCATGAAGGCAACTCTTGCTATTCAAACAGCATTTAAACAAAATACAGAAGAACTTTCTCAATCAATTAACTTTTTAAACGCAGTAGAAAACCAAACATCAACAACGCTAAATGATTTGGTAACTGCAATTCCAAAAGCAGGTCCAGTTGTAAGAAGTCTTGGTGGAGACATACAGGACCTTGCTCTTTATCTAACAGCAATGCGAGAGGGCGGAATCAATGCTTCAGAAGCAGCTAACGCTATTAAGTCTGGATTAGCTTCTTTAATTAATCCAACAAAACAAACCGTTGGCTTAATGAAAGATTTTGGAATAGATATTCTTGGCATGGTAAAAGCAAATGCAGGAGATACAACCTCATTACTTTTAGATTTACAATCAGCATTAGATCAACTTGATCCTCTTTCAAAAGCACAAGCAATTGAACAGATGTTCGGTAAGTTTCAGTTTGCAAGAATCAGCGCTTTACTAAATAACCTAGGTAGAGAGGGCAGCCAGACGCTACAAGTTTTAGATTTAATGGGTGCCAGCGTAGCAGAACTAGAACAAGTGGCTGGTCGAGAGTTGGCGGCAGTAACAGAATCAGCAGCAGGAAGATTCCGTAGAGCGGTAGAAGGACTTAAAGCAGATCTTGCAGGCGTAGGAGAAGACTTCCTAAATATAGGAACTAAATTAATCAATGTTCTTAGTGCAATCCTTGACTTTGCTCAAAAATTACCAGATCCAATAAAGAAGGTAATGGCATTTGGTGGAGCATTTACAGCAATTATCGGTCCAGTAATTATGCTTACTGGTGTTCTTGCTAACTTCTTTGGATATATTATTAAAGGACTTGGACATTTCAAAGCCTTATTTAGAGGCGCAGAAGGATTTCAACTTCTAACCCCAGAAATTATAGCAGCTAAAAACGCTAGCTCAATGCTTAGTGATGAGTTCTATAGTGATGCAAAAGCTGCTGATACTTTAAGTCTTGCAATTAAAAGATTAAATGAAGACCTAAAAGGCCTTCAGGCAAACGCCTCTAACGCAACATCAACAACAAATGCTTTAGGTGCAACTATAGCAACTGCAGCGGGAACTCCAATAATGACAGTGGGTGGAGGTCTAGGGGCTCCAAGAGTTACAGATCCAAATCATCCTTTAGTTGGTCCACAAACAAGAGCGGCGGCACATTTAAATCCACGTGATCCTAATAATCCTTCAAGTATATTTGGATTAACCTTACAGCCAGTTCCAGTAAATAGAAAGATTGGCGCAACACCACAGATATTAATGTCTGAAAGACTTCCAGATGTTCCAGGATTAACCACAGTGTCTGGAGTATCGACAGGAGTTGTTGCAGCAGAGCATGCTAAATTTGCAGCTCTTATGGCAACACTTGGAGTTCAAAGCCAGCAAGAAATTGATGCATTAAAGAAAACTATTGGCTTAGGTGGACAGGTATCAAGAGAATTATTAGATACATTTGACGACATATTGCCAATCACACAAAGATTGACTGCAAATGCGGCAGCGCAATCTGCTAGCATTGTTGCAGAATTAAGAGCGGGAACAATAAATGTGCAGCAAGCACGTGCACAAATTATAGCCGTAAATGCTCAACTTGAAGCAATGATGGGCGCTGAAGTTTCTGCATATGCCGCAGCACGTGGCAGAACAATTGATTTAACAAAAGCGCCTTTAATAAATCAGCCTGTAGTTGATATTGCTGGCAAGCCAAATATTCGTGGTGCATATCGTGGCGGAATATTCCTAGATGTAATGGAAAGCTTGGGAAGAGCTACTGGAACTAAGTCTTTTGGTGGACCATATAGTATTGAGACAACAAGGCCTATTCAAAGAAATACTGGTGGTGGAGTATTTTATAATGATGGGAATCAAGTTCCTGGTCCAAATGTAAACGCAGATGTAGTTCCTGCAATGCTTACCCCAGGAGAATTTGTAATTCGTAGAGATGTAGCACAGCAAGATCCAGATGGAATGAGAGCTCTTAATGAAGGAAGAGCCATAGTTATTCCAGTGCAAAGAAATATTGGTGGAGTTATACCGTTGCTGCGAGCATTGCAAACAAGAAGACGATCTATTTCTGGATTAAGAGTGGCTGGAGAAAGATCTGGAAGGCAAGCGTATACTCCAGGTCAACTTAATTTTGAAGCAATGTCAAGAAGCCCTAAAAGAGGCGGAACAACTATTCCAAGACTTCAAGAGTCTGGATATCTTACTAAAGAAGAAGCAGCATCTTTATCAGCAATGATAGGTGCTCATGGAGTGTCTAGGAGATTTATATCTAATATAGGTTCTAGAACTGCACAGGGAGCTTATCCAACAAGTTCTTTTGAAGATGTATATAATAGATTTACTTTAACTGGATCTATGACTCCAACAGGCAGTCGTAGATCTGCCGCACAAAGATATATTGCAGAAGGAAGAACAGCTCAAATTTTACCAGGTTCTGTTGTTCATATTGATGGTGCCTTGAACAACAGAATAAGTTCAGGAACAGCAACTAGAGCAGATTTTGCTAACATACAAGGTTATCAGATGACAAATCTTTTAGACTTTTTGTCAGCACGAGGAATACCTTCACAGCTAGCTAGAAAGATAGCTAATGATGCTGCAAGTAAATTAAAGAGCTCATTGCCTTCTACAAATATAGATGAGCTTGCTTGGGCAAAAGCAATTGAAAAAGCAGAACAATCAGCAATAGTTAGCAATGCAGGAGAATTATCACCATACACTAGGGCATTTGCTGCTAATCGTGGAGGCATGGTTCCAGGATATAACGCAGGCGGCGGAGTATCAAGAGCAGGACTTCTTGCTAAACTTGGTGCTAAATTTAAATATGAAGGCAAAACTTTTGATGGACCACAATCTTTAAAAACTTACAAAATTAATGCAATGGATATACAAGGCGGAAAGAAATACTTTGGTCATATTCCAGGATTAAGTGATAAAGCTAGAGGAGCTTTATATGATGCAACTCTAGATTATTTTAATACTTCAAAAATTACAGGACACAAGATTGATGGAAAGAGAATGTTTAATCCAACATCAATGCTTACAGCGTTCCCAACAATTGCACAATTTGCTGTTACATCAAATAAAAGCTGGCTGCCAGAATCAGATTTAGCAATATTACAATCATTTGCAAATAAGGGCGCAAGTTTAGGCGGAACAGTTGGGTCTTCTGCTTCTGGTATGGCGAAAGTTTACGGAAAACTATTTGGTGCAAACAATGGCGGAATGGTCCCAGGATATAATGTCGGTGGTTTGATTCCTTCACAAAATGGACAAAAGTATGGATCAGGAGGCATGGTTCCAAGATATCAATTTGGTGGCAATGTAAGAGGCAGCGGAATATTAAGAAGTTTACTTTTTGGTTCATTAGGATCAATGGCGGGTTCTACAATAGGTTCAAGATTTGGACAAACTGGATCAATGATGGGCGGAATGCTTGGCTATATGATTCCAGATTTGTTAATGGGAAGAGCGGGACGTTCTGGAATAACCCCCTCACAAAGATTAGGAATACAGACATCTGTTCCAAATCCAAACTTTATGTTTGGGTCGCCAATATCTGCACAGAACCCTATGCTCGCAGCCTCTACTGTACCTTCAATTCCTGGAAGACAGCAGTCCATATTTGCTGGAACTAGAGCAGCAAGTTCAATTGCAGGAATGGCGGAAAGCACAGGAAGATTTACTCCAATAATTGGAAAAGCTTTAGCTGGAATTACTAGATTAAATGTTGCGTTAGGACTAGTGGCGGGATCAGCAGCTTTAGCTAAAAAAGCATTTGATAATTATAACGAAACTCAAAGATTAAGCGCCGCCGCATTCGGGCTAACATCAGAATCTGCAGAAAAAGCAGGACTTCAATTTACTAATTATAATACTAAAATTAAAGACGCAGTAGCTGCACAAAAACTTATGATTGATCAAAATATGATAACATATGAAAGTTTAGCATCTGCTGGTACTCCATTTAAAATGACTATTGAAGAATATAAGAAATTAAGAAAAGAATTAAAAGAAACTATGGCGGAGCAAATTAAAGTAATTAATGCCACATCCCGCCCAGACGCAGCAAGAGTTGCTGTTCAATTAAAAGAGCAATTAATGGCTGCAGGGTTATCGGCAGAAGAAGCTGCAAAACGTATATACACATTATTTAATTTGTCTAATAAAGCTGGACAATCAGTAAGCGTAATAAATACAGATGCATTTAGAGGAATAGTAGATGCTCAGACTGCCGCCGCTAGCGCTCTTCAATCATTTAATTATGCCAAGAATTTTGAGAATACAAGAGATCAGGCGGCAGCATTAAATACAGCGTTAACTGCAATTAATACTGGCGTAGAAGATTATGTTTCAGAAAGCGAAAAGGCTGCTAAAAAGAAAAAGCAAGAATTTAATGAAACCGAAGCCAGATATAAAGCAGAGCAAAAAATGCTTGATATCATTGCAAGCAAGGTCAAGAGTCAAGAATCAATAGGTCAAGGCGTATTACAAAACCTAAAGAAACAAAATCCTGAAATTGAAAAATTTGTAAATGCACAAGATACTGCTGTAAGCGTATTTCAAAAACTAAGATTAGTAGCTAGAGGCTTTACAGGAGACTTAGCCGATTTAAATGCACAACAAGTAGACGCTGTCTATAAATTACAGATAGCAACAGCACAAGCAGTTGCAACCGTTAACAAAAAAGGATTGCTATCGGCAGAAACTAAAGCTTATAAAGAGCTCAAGAAGCAACGTGACGACTTAGCCGCCGCTGCAAAGGGTCAAAGCGTAAAAGAACAAATTGATGCTAGAGAACGACTTAAAGCTTTAGATAAAGAAATAAAGAAAATTAATGATAAGGCTGAGGCTAGAAAGAAAGCCTTGCGTGAGGAAGCTCAAGCGCAAGACATGGCACTTAGACTCCAGCAGCAACAACTTGAATATGAAAAAGCAGTAGCTGCTGGAGATTTTGCTGGGGCCGCAACAGCTAAAATTGAGTTACAAAGGCTACAGAATGAGCAACAGGTAACATTAACAGAACAGCAAATTGAAGAGCGTAGACTAAAAGATATTAAGCCACTTGAGCTTGAAAAAGAAAGATTACAAAACGCACAAGATGCTCTTGCAAATAAAGCTGCCCTTGCTGCAGAAAGCCTTGAATCTATTAATAAAAGACTTGAAAAGCAAAAAGAAAAAATAGATGCAGTTAATGATGCAATGACAAATCTTAAAGTTGCGATGGATCTAAATAAAGATGATCTTGAAAACTTTAAACAATCTGATGAATTTAAAGGTCTTGCAGGTAAATTAGTAGACGCAGTAAGAGGGACTGGTCAAACTGTCGCAACAACTTCCCTTCCAGATGTTGCACAGGGAAGACTTAAAGAAGATATAGGCACTATGGCCACCGATCTTCTTTCCAAATATGGCTCAGAGATAACTACAATAGTTGCACAAAAAGGTGTTACAGTAACGGCTACTGGAAATATTATTGTTGACGGCAAAAAAATAGATATGGATGCAGATTATTCTGGGGATAGAAAAACAAAAGCTGGAGAAACTTTTGGCGCCGAAAAACAAACAGTAAAATCTAAAACATTAAAAGAAGCAGGAGCTCAAGCACAAACAGGCAAGAAGACTCAAACTTACGTACCAGCAACAGGTGGGCCAGGATTTGATGTTTTTGAATGGAATGGTAAAACCTATGCAATAGATAAAAGTAATGGAGTAATATATAATTTTGATGCTAAAAATCAAAAGCTTGGAGATAGAGCTAAATATGCAAGTGGAGGATTATTGCGTGGTCCAGGAACTAAAACATCAGACTCAATAATTGGCATGTACGCAAATGGCGGAATGGTAAGAGTATCTAATGGCGAATATATAGTAAATGCAGATACCGTATCTAAATTAGGAGTTCCATTCTTTGATAGAATTAATGGTATGAAAAATGGCGGACTTATGCTAAACTATGATATACCAAGATACGAGCATGGCGGACCAATGGTTCAAACTATGCCATATAATCCAGATGGCGGCAGCTCAGTATATAAGATAGGATCTGTAACCATGCAATTTGCAGAAGCTCCCGCAAATGGCAGACAGCTATTTGAAGAATTTAAGGTTGCTATGGCTTTAGAGCAAAGAAAGTCTAATCCAGAAAGAAATATATCAAGGAGATATCAGTAATGACAAACGGTAATAGAACTAGTTATTTACCTAGAGGATCTGCAATACAGGTATATGCTAGAGACCTTTATGCCGACCCAAGTGATACAACTCAATCCTGGATTAAATTAAGTGAACACAATAGAAGTGAATTAGGTATATCTATTCAAAGAATTGAGCAGGCCCAAAGAATGGCAAACGGCTCTTTGAGAAAATATTTTGTAGCGGATAAAAAACAGTTCGATGTTTCTTGGGTCATGCTTCCAGGAACTAGAGGATATACGGTAGATGGGCAATGGGGAGCATTAGATTTAATAGAATTTTACAATAGCACAGAGGGTCAGGGAACTTTTAACATTAGATTAAACTTTGCTAAAAGTGGAACAAGTCAAGAATCTTCAGGTTATGAAGAATATACAGTTTCTTGTACATCGTTTAGCGCCACCCTTTTAAAACGAGGAGAGGTTCCTTTTTATAACGTATCTATGTCAATGGAGCAGGTATAATGATAACTGCTAGCAATGACTTAAAAAATATATTTTATAATTCCCGCACCGTTAATATTTCGGCGGGAGCAACAATAGAATACAATATGAACACTTTACTAGATAATATAACAATATCTACAACAGCAACCGATCAAAATTATAAAGATGGAATTGATGAGCAGCCTGGTCAATTAATTAGAATTAACCCATTTAAAAAATTGTTTCCATTAGATTCTATTTTAAAGCCATTTAGACCAGTATTGCCAGGTGTTAAATATTATATTAATCTAGACTCAGATCATCAAGGTTCAAATAAATTTTACGACTATAGAACACTCCCTTATCCAGCCGCCCCAAGAGTATATTATCCTGGATCAACAACTTATTATAAATATTGGGTTACTCCACAAAATACGGGAGTTAATGTTACAGTTAATTATATTATTGCCACAGCATCTATAAGTCAGGCATATGCTACTGGTTCAAAGGTTGTATATAAAACCACAACAGATCACGGATTTACTATTAATAAAAGAGTAACCATATCAGGCTCAGGAAACTCATCATTTAATTTAACAAATCAATTAATTACGGATGTGCCAGACTCTAGAACATTTTCTGTTACTAATAATTTAGCTGAAGCTTCTGAAAGTAGCCTATCTAAAACTGCAACTCTAGTAAATTCTAGCGGAAGTGCTACTCCAACAAAGCCAGCATTAGCAAATAAAATAGTTGTAGCATTTGAGAAGTATCATACGCTGCCATCAACCTGTTCATTGTTAATAACGTATTCAGACAATACAACTGCATCTGTTACATCGGTAAATGTCCCAACTTCAGATGGCAGGCTTATTGTTTATTATAATGGTACATCTTGGTCTACCACTGCCCCTTTTAGTTCATCTCAAGCAATTTCTTACCCAGCACCAAGAGAAATAAAGTCTATCAATGTCACAACACCTTCGGCGGGGGCTGGAAGAATAATTGGAGTCACAGAAATATCTGCCAGATGGATAAAGGATATATCATCAGACATAGTATCTTTTGATATAGACAAAGAGTCTACATCAAGCGCAACAGACATATTGCCAGTAGGCAATATTACTGCAAACAATTTAACTTTAAGTTTAGACAAGTATAATCAATCAAATCTTAGAGTTCTTTCATACAATAGAGATGAAAATTGGACAGTTTCTCCAGTGCCAAATGATGTAATTTATTTTGCTAAAAATGCAGAAATTAAACCACATTTTAAAATTTTTCATTCTCTTGGAGCGGTCACAGAAGGCTCTTTAAAATATGATCGGGTAGAACAGGGAACATATTATCTAGAATCTCATTCAATATCAGAATATGGTGATGTTCAGGTTGAAGCTTTAGATGGATCAAAGCAATTAATGGAAACACTAATCCCAGATTTAATTTATAAAAATGCCCCAGTTACTTCTATTATTATGGGAATTTTAGATTCCATTGGTTTTACTAACTATAATATGAATATTTTATTAGACGGCGGCGGATCAAGTATAGATACTTCAGTCCCAACATTGACAGTTTGGTGGAGTGAAAATAATAAAACAGTTTGGGATTGCTTACAAGAACTATGTAGAGACATTCAAATGAATGCATACTTTGATGAAAATAATATTTTGCAATTTTACACAAGAGATAAAATGTATCAGGGTTCAACAACACACTGGGAATTTCACTATGAACAAAGCGGAAATAAGCTTGCTAATATTATAGACTTTAATAAACAAGAAGTGGCATCAGCCAACCAAGTGAAAATTATATGGAAGACCCCAATGAACTCTTTGTATACTCAAACTGCAACTGATTTGTGGGCGTCTGAACCTTCATTTTTAATATCAGGCGGACTAAGATTTGATATTGCAGCAGATACACCAGCAGAGTTAATTGATTTTGATATTGATATTGACAATTTAGATCCGTTAACAAAACTAGAATCTACTTTTAATTACTCTGGATATTTTTTAGTAAATTCAGAAGTTTTTGAGTATGATGCAATACAATTCAAATATGTTCCTTTAAGTAGTTCTAGCAATGAAGGGATACCAGTATTTATTGGCTCAGAAGGAGATTGGGCACAATATAGAGCACTTTCAAAAACTGGACCAGAATACTTTAAGCCAACTGGAAAATACAGAATTAAAGCTAGAGGTGTTTTTGGGACCACCCCAGCCGCACATACATCAACAGCCTCTACATCATTAAGTGCATGGTTTCAGAAAACGGATGAGTGGCGCTAATGTATTATAGAACAATAAATGGGGGAAGCAGCATCCCAGAACTTTATCAGGTATTTAGCCCAGGAATTACATCGACTTCAACTACAATGACTGTAACAATATCAATGCTCGGTGTTTCAGGAACTCCAACCACCTACTCAGTAACATATCAAAAAATGTTAAATGAAACTACAACTGATGGTGCCGAGCAGACACAGACATCAGCATCAAATGGAATAGCTATAACTGGGCTTACAGCTAATGCATTATATAAAGTAACTACAAAACTTTCTAACTCTTCGGGCCAAGGCAATCAAATGCAAGTTTTTCATAAACTTTCTTCTACAACTTCTTCACCCTCCAAAACAGGATCGCCAAAAGAAATTGGAGAAAAGGTAACCGCTAAATCATTTTTGACTATAAAGGGCGGTGAAAAAAGAGATAATGAGTATACTTATGCTTACAAGAGCTTCAATGCCATACAGCTACCCGTTTCTACCACATCAACTTTTGGCGAAGGGGCTTTCGCCAGACCTGTAAAAAATTATACAGAAAGCTACTATGCATTTGGTACATCCGTTATATTTGAGCCCCTAATTAAATATAAGCCTCAAGGTGCTGCCATAGGATTCTTTTTTGATGAATCTAATGTTTCTGGATATTTTATTTCTTTAGAAACAAGCGCAACTGCAGCTTCGGCAAATTCATCGCCATTAAAAATATTTAAATTAGATAAAAAAAGAATTATAAAGCTAAAAGATTCTCAAAAAGGAAATAGAGCAACTCTTGATCAATTATTTGCAGGAACAGTTTATAATGTTGACGTTAAAGTAAAAATAGTAAATAAAACAATTACGATAACTGCATATGTTAACGGCTTTAAAGTAGAGGCCTCAGATACAACTATATCTCAATCTGATAAAACAATTTTAGATCCAACAAATAAGATTGCCTTAGTGGGATTGTCGGGAACAAGTAAATTTGATTATGTATATGGGGAATCAATTAATGCTGAGCTTTATGATCGAGACTATCAATCTTTAAATTTCTATAATGGTCAATTTACAAAAGACTTTTTAGATTTATCATACGGAGACATGTTATATAATGCATCAAACGAAGATGTTGATATGACAACTAAGCAAAATGCCTTTGATGAATTTGGAACGGTAGTTAGAGAGATATCTAGAAAAACAGTAAGGTTTGGTAGCGCACCATCTATTCCAATTAGATGGACAACTGGTGGAAATAAGCTAGCTAAAATAATTGGACAGAGTTATGATAATTTTAAGGCAGATGTTTTAGTTTTAAATAATACATCAATAACAGTTCCTCTTTCAGACAAAGGGGTAAATCAATTATCTATTTATGGCAATACAATAGGATTTTCTGGCGAGATAGAATATGATACATCCTCAGTAAACGAATATGCATCATCTGAGCCAGTCATTTTTGAATCTGTTTGGCTACAAAACCAAAAAGACGTTAAATCCTTAGCTGAATGGATACAGGGGCGGGTAGTAAATAAGGCTAATATAATAACAATGAAAGTATTTGGAAACCCACTCATATCGGTAGGAGATATCATAACTATAAACTATCCTTACCAAGGCTTCACGGGTACTCAAAAAATTATAGTTGTAAAGGTATCGCAAAGGTATCAGGAAGGACTAGAAACCGAAATAGTTGGACGAACTCTTTAGTTCAACTAAATGGTATAATTAAAAAATGGCAAAAAGAGTTTCTAAATCCAGCATAGTCTCTACTACAAAAAGAGTACTTCCAGCAGGGCACCCAGATTTAGTTTGGTATGACCCAAGTGAAGTTATTATTATTGGCGAAGATTCAGAATATAAAGTAAGCGGAACAGGAGTATCTTCTTTTTTAAGCGGCTCATTAACTTCAGGATCACCAATATCAGCACAAGAAGTAATAAGTGAATCAGCAGATGTACCTCAACTTTCAGATATTGAAGATATTCAATATATTAAATATTTTGATCCAGTTTCAAAAATTGAAAAATTAAAAGTAGTTATTAAAATTAGAAATGCTAGTAAAAATAAAAAAGATGTTGATGGTGTCGATGCCAGAATATATCAGCCTAGGGGAGCGTAATGATAAAAGGAACATACATATTTTATGAGAATGGAAAAGAGATATTTCGTAAGTCAAACGTAATTACTAAATTTGGTAAAAGATTTTTGACTAACTTTATTGCTGGTAATATTTTAAATTCTAATAAAGATATGGCCTTCGGAATTGACTCCACCGCAGCAACTGTTAATGATACAAGATTAGGTTTTGAATTTTACAGGCTTCCTGTTCTTTTTGGATCAACTGATATACAAACAACAAGTGGAGTTACAACATACTCTGTTGTTTATAAAACAACTATTCCGCAAGATGTTGTTGCAGAAATATATGAAATTGGTTTGTATCCAACAAATAGGTCATCAATAAACAATTTTGATAGTAAATTTTTAACTGATTTTGATGACTTACTAGACTGGGAAACATCCGCAGGAGTAAATCCATTAACTACTACATCTAATTATAGAATTGGCGGAAACCTATTAAGAATGTCTGCCAATACAAGTTCTTCAACTGAATATAAGTCGTCTATACAAGCTTTAGATTTATCTGGATATAGTGAAGCAGATTCTATTCGATTAGCTTATTACAGAGAAGATGCAAACCTATCTACAATTAAAATAAGGCTCTATAGCGAAGCTTCAAAGTATTATGAGGTTACAGTTACTCCGACAGCAGGAACTGGATATAAATTATCTTCAAATATTTTATTATCAACATTATTTGCTGGCGCTACCTCCCCCGCCCCAGACATAACAAATATAAATGAAATTGGAATTACAGTAACCGCAAGTTCAGGAGGAGCAACATCGGTTGGTCTAGACGGACTTAGAATAAATGATGAAGATACATTTGATCCAATATTTGGATTAATAAGCAGATCTCATTTAACTACGCCAATTTCAAAAGTGGCGGGAAGACAAGTAGACGTAGAATATAGATTAGATTTGAGCTTCTAGTATGTCAGAGTTATATGAAGACCTATTGCAGGATTCAAGCGAATCATTTGAGGATGGTAATTATTTTCTTGTAACTATAACTGAATTAGAATTAGAGCAAGAATATCCTGTTGAGTTTAGATGGAAATTTAAAGACGGAAGTTTTGGACAGTGGGGCCCTGTAAAAACTTTAAATTCACAAGCAAAAACAGTTCCAGTAGCACCAGACTTAAATTCTGCAGACGTAGAAGGACTTCCTGGATTTATTAAAGTATCATGGGGAGGATTTTCTGGAGGAACAGTAGCAACAGATTTCGATAGAGTAAATATTTACATTACTGGCGGATCATTCGGTGACGGAACTAAACCAGCGGGATTTTTTAAGAAAGCAGAAACAAGGACATTTCCAGCAGAGCCTGGAATTTATATAGTGGTTCTCAAAATACAAACTGTTAATGGAGCAGAGTCATTAGCTAGTATATCTAGATCTGTTACCGTTGCTCCACTAGAAGAACAAGTTCAAGCTCCAGTAACCCCAAAAGGATTCTCTTCAGAAAGAGTTTTGGGTGGCATACAGGTTAATTGGGACGGCACATATACAGGCGACGCTGAATGGTATGGATTTCAAGCTGTAAATATATATGCAGGAACATCTTCTTCTGCAACAGGTGGAACATATATAAAAGTTGGCCAAATGACGGCTAATAAAACTACAAATAAAATAGTAATTCCAGTTGACGGAACATATGTTAGATACGATACTCCAGTATACATACATGCAAGTTCTGTAAATAGAGCTAGTCCGCCAGTAGAATCTTCAATATCTGCAAATGTAACAAGTCAGGCTTTAGGTGCAAGATCTGCAATAGCTAGTGATTTGGCAGATCAAATTATTACAAATGCTAAATTGGTAGACGATGCAGTTACTGCTGCAAAAATTGCTACATCAGCAATTACAGAGACTAAAATTGCATCTGATGCTGTTACTTCTCCTAAAATTGTAGCAAATGCAATTACGGCAGACAAGATAGTTTCTTCAGCAATTACAGCTGATAAGATTGCAACAAATGCAGTTACTGCTGGTAAAATTTTAGCTGGAACTATTGATGTAACAAAACTTTCTGCTGGAACAATATCTGTAAATAATCTTGAATCTGGAACTCTTAGCGCTACATCCTTTATTCGTGCAGGAACTGCGGGTTCTTCTAGAATAGAAATATCTAGCGCTGCCGTAGGAGCTGTTGCGGCAGGACTATACATTTACAACGGAGGAACTGCAGTATTACAAGCTCCACTTGGGGGAGGCTTGACAGTAACAGGATCACTAACAGCAACACAAATATCTACATCATCTGGTGCTTTTTCTGTAAATACAAGTGGAATTTTAACTGCCACATCGGCAGATATTTCTGGAACATTAAAAGCTACTGCTGGATATATAGGGTCAGCCAACGGAGCTAGTGGATGGACAATAACATCAAGCGGACTTCAAAGTACATCTGGATCTGTAGTTTTAAATGGAACAACTGGAGAAATCACTGGCGCAACAGTAACAGGTGGAACTGTTCAAACTTCATCTGGCACATACTCTGTAATTATGAATGGAGCTAGCAATGCATTACAATTTAAAGTTGCAGGCTCGATATCTGGGAATGTATTGCCTCTTGGAACAGCTGGCATACTTATGCATTACGGAAGTACACCAGACTCAACAGGTTCAAGCTATCCAAAGGTGCAATTAAGTTTTTCAACAGCATTATTGCAGGGCAGTTCTTCATATTATGTACAATCAACAAATTCAGGCAATAGCGCTCTTGGGGATTTTAGAATGTTTAACGGGCTCCAGGTAGATGGTTCATCTACATTTAATGGCACGATGTTTGCTCCAAACTTAAGCACATCAACGGCTGGAACTAATTTAAGAGTAGCAACAGGAGCAATTGGAGAAATTCAAGAAACAAGCGCATCTAGTATTAGATTTAAAGAGAATATAAATGATATATCTACTTTAAACGATTTAAATCCGAGCAACTTATTAAACCTACCAGTAAGATCTTTTACATATAAATCTGGATACATATCTGAAGAGGACGATAGATTTAATAAGCCTCTCCCTGGATTCATTGCTGAAGAGGTAGAAGAACACTACCCAATAGCGGTAGATTATTCAGAGGGGCAACCACATACTTGGAATGAAAGATTTATTGTACCAGGAATGCTAGCCCTAATTCAAAATTTAAATCAAGAGCTAATTAGTATTAAAACAAGGCTTGACGCCCTAGAAGGATAATGGTATCCTTTAGGTCTACATTAGGAGAATAATGGAAAAAGCAGAACTAGTTATCACCGCCCTTCAACAACGCATTGGAGAGATTGTATCAAATTATGAAACTCAAGTTGCAATTTTACGTGCAGAAGTTACTCAACTTCTTAATGAGAAAAATGCTTCGAAGACCGAAGACAGCGACAGTAATTAGTCCTACTATATTCCCATCAGGTCTTGCAGTCAAGACAGATAAGGGAATATATTGGATTAAGGACAACAAGCGCTATAAGCTTATTTCTGATCGTGCCGCCAAGTCGTGGTTCTTTACAACCGTAAATGCCACAGAACAAGCGGTGGCAGGAATAAAGCTAGTAGGCAAATTAGGATTCCGTGATGGCTCTTTGATAAAGAATATAGCGGATGGTAAAATGTATTTAATATCGCAGAATAAAAAGCGGCATATAGTCGACCCAGATTCTTTTGATAGATACGGCCTAAACCGTAAATCTGTTATTGAAGTATCTGAGGCGGAAGCAAATATGCATGAACTAGGAGATAACTTATGACAGAATATAATCCCGACGTAATATTTAATGCGGGTGAGCCTTTAGATGTTAATAAGTTAAATCAAATTCAAAGAAATGTTACAAGCGTATTCCAGTCTAATTACAACCTAAGCCAGACTACAAGTCAGACTATCGGCAATCTTCAAAAAGAAGTAAAGGTATTTCCTATTGTAGAAATTGGATCAGTAGAAATAGAGACAGCCCCTGGAGCCTGCCGTTCTGATGCAGTAACTTTTAAAAATAAAGCATTTACAGATGTTCCAATTATTGTTGCGAGTATAGCTTCTGATATTAATAAAGACTCTGCTGGATTAACGATAAGAGCATCGACATCAAGCACTACTCAGGGTAGAATAGAAGTATGCTCAACTGATAAGCTAAGTCAAAAAGTTAAAATTAATTACATAGCTATTCAAATGAAAGAGATTGAATAACCCTTGACAATATAAAACCAAATGCTACAATTCGTAGCATATAAACTGCTATCTGCAGTTTATTACTAACTTAAGGAAATAATGGCAAACGATCTTAAATGGATGTTATCGTCCGATCAACAGATTCCGTATCAAGATGATAAAGCAATTGCTTTATGGTTTAAAGTAATGAAATGGTTTAAACCAGATGTAGTAGATATTCTTGGCGACACCGACGACCAAGCTTGCTATAGCAGGTTTACCGAAGGAAGATCCGCAGAGTTTTTAAGAATGCACAAAGATGAGAACGGCCAGATGATTGTTCCATTGATGGAGCACGAAGCAAAAGGTGCTAGAGATTTCTATGCAGAAGTAAGAAAGGTAGCAGGTAAGAATGCCCAGTTATTTTCTGCTTTAGGTAACCATGACATCAGAATATTTAATTATATAGATGCAAAGCTTCCAGATTATATTAAGCACGTAACGCCAGAAAATCTTTGGAACCTAGATTCTTTGGGGTATGATTACATTTATTATAATGAACTTCCTAAGAAAAGATTTGGAGATATTCACGTTCATCACGGCCTATCAGTAGCAGATACTGGGGCGGTACGTAAAGACATGAACGATCTTCAGGTATCCTTAATTCGTGGACACTCACATAGAATTGCCTCTCATTTCCAAACATATGAACTAAGAAATAATGGCAAGGGAGAAACAATACGTGGCTATGAAATCGGACATATGTGTGATGAAAAAAGTGACGGCATGAAATATGCTACTCACCATGATTGGCAAAAGGGATTTGCGGTTGCTCATATTGAGGCTGGCAAATACCCACATATACAAATGATTCATATCTCCCCAGATTATTCTTGTGTTGTAGATGGGAAATATTTTAAATTATGATGAAGTGTAAAAAATGCGGTGGTAGAGTCTTTGTGGACAGAGTCTTCTCGCAGAAATTGCATATAGAACTTTTCTGCCTATTATGCGGAAAAAGGTGGATGTTGAATAAGGATAGAAACCCTTTAGGCACATGGCTAGAACAAAAAGAACTAGAACAACAAAAGCATTACTCTATTTCTTCTTAGAGGGCAAGATACATAAATCCCTTTATGTGTCTCGTGCAAAAGATGAGGTAACTGCTTGGTGCTATCCTGATAAACGAAGAGTTATGTATAATTATTCTTTAGTTAAGAAGTATATGAAAAGGGCTTATACTTTAAAAGAAGCAGCTAAAGTATTAAATAAGCATAAGATTACAATTGAAGATTATATTTTGGCGGGGAAGATCCAGGCTCCAACTAAAATATATCCAATTAGTAATCCTGAATCTACGGGATGGTCTCAATATATGTTAACGGAGGAAGATATCTTAAAGATACATCAGTTTATATTAGATGATGGATATTCTTCCTCCACCCCCTCCCGCACAGAATTAGTGGCTCTTCTCAGAAACGATATAATATTGTATACTAAGACAACCGATGGTCGGTTTATCCCAGTATGGAAGGCGGAAGATTAATGGCCAATAGATTTGTTTTATGTGATATTTGTAATAAGGAAATAGAATTACGTTGGGGTATATTTGGACACGATGCCTTGAGTAGACATAAGAAGGAGCACAAATAATGTCTGATACAAAAGTAAAGGTTGAACTGTCGTTTACCAGAAATCTTGGCAACTATGAAAGCATAAGAATTGGATTAGGCGTAGAAGATATCGTAAGGTCTGGGGAGAACGTTACTTCGGCGACTGAGCGTGTATATAAGTTTGTTGAAGAGAAGCTCATTGAGAAGACCCGTGAAGTAGAAGAGGAATTGCGTGGCAGTAAAAAATAAAGAACCCTACATGCTAATAGCCTACTATGAAGATTTGTATTCTCAGAAGTATAGCAGGAAGCCAAAGATAAATAGGTTTCGTGAGAAGTGGGCTATGCAAGATGTCATTGATAGTGTAGGATATGACCGTGCAAGGGAACTGCTCGATTATTATTTTAGAACAGGTAAGAACGGTCATCCATTGAACTTCTTTTTTTACAACTTTGATAGAATGGATCAGGTTGAGAAGGAAAGAGAAAAAGACAGAATTAATAGGTCTATGCTAAGGCAACAGACTAAGACCCTAGTAGAAGGCGGACAGGAATGAATATAGAGGCTAAGGTAATAACATCAGTATGCAAGAATAAAGATATTAGCACTCTACTGACTTCAAATGTTGATGAGCTATTTACTGCCTATCGTGATGTATGGGAGAGTTTAAAGAGTTATTATTACAAGTTTAAGTCTGTTCCAGAGGTAGGTATCCTTATGGAAAGACACAAAGACTTTGAGCCAGCGCCAGATGTTAAAGGAGAGACGGGCTACTATCTTGACCAACTAAAGAATGATTATGTTTCTAGCAGACTTAAGACTATTATTTTGCAGGCAGGCTCTGCATTAAAAGAAGATTCACCGCCTAGGGTTCTTGCTGAAATGCAAAGTAGGCTGGCAACGCTAAGCCGTCATACAAATAATATCAGAGACGTAGATCTCACAGACATTGAATTAGCAGAGCAGCACTTCTCTAATGTTAAAGAGCGTTCTGCAGTAATGGGCGGAAGTCCAGGAATCCTCACAGGCATTGAAGCAATTGATAAGGCATACCCTACAGGTATGGCCCCAGGACATTTAATTGTTGCTATTGGCTGGCCAGGAAAAGGTAAGACTTGGTTTACCGCATACCTTGCATGTAAAGCATGGGAACTAGGATTCAAGCCAATGATTGTATCCTTAGAAATGTCACCAGAGAATATGCGTGATCGTATTTATACTATCATGGGCTCAGGACTATTTAAAAATAGCGACTTCTCTAAAGGCGATGTGAACATTGATGACTTTAGAGCGTGGGGTAAAAAGAAGTTTGAGAATAAGAACGGTTTTATCCTAGTATCTAATGAAGGTCTTGCGGATGTTACTCCATCTGTTGTGCAGGGTAAGATTGACCAGCATAAGCCAGATTTAGTTATTCTAGATTACCACCAGCTATTTAACGATAACAAACGAAGCAACTCAGAAGTAGAGCGTAACCGTAATATCTCTCGTGAGTTTAAATTGCTTGCAGTATCAAATAATATTCCGATTATCGACATCACCGCTGCAACGGCAGACGATATATCGGACCAAGATGAACCACCAATGATGAGTCAAGTTGCATGGTCAAAGGCAATTGAATACGATGCCGATATGGCGATGGCTATCCACAAGTATCCGAATACAAATATGATTGAAGTGGTTAGCAGAAAGAATCGACATGGACATGAGTTTGATTTTTATCTTGACTGGGATATCAACAGGGGAATTATCAAGCCCATCTACGAGAATTTGCCAAATCTAAATAATGATCCACAGGTCAATTAAAAAGTTTCAAGTAGGTGTAGAGTTTGCAGATGACTCAGATATGATAAGAATTAAAAATCAATTTGAGAATTTGATAACTCATGACATGAGAATAAAAGGATATGCAAGGGTCCTTGACATTGACCCCGCATTTTCGGTAGAATTTACAGGCGAGACATGGAAGTTCCTAATGACTATCCATGGTATATATGTAGGAAAGAAGAAGGCATGGCAGTCAGAGGGGATTACACAGGGCAAGCTGATACCTCGCTCTATGCGCCCAACCACATCAAAGCAATAGTCAAAGGACTAGGTCTTAGAATTGTTGGCGGCTCAAATAATAACATAGTGCTGTATTGCCCTTTTCATAATAACACTCACACGCCATCTTTTTATATCAGCGAAGAAACTGGAGCTTGGCTATGCTTTAACCCGTCATGCGGAGAGGCAGGCGGCATAAAGGATCTTGTAAAGAAGATATCAAATAAGAATGAGTTTGAAACTTTAAGGTTTATATTATCCAAGAAGTCAGAAGCATCAGATGCATTTCAAGACACCCTAAGTTCATTATTTGATGAGAAGCCAGACTTTGAAGAATTCTCACAAGAGGTATTAGACAATCTATATAATGAGTTAGGCACAAATGAAGAGGCAAAAGACTATTTTAAATCTAGAGGAATAAATGAAGAGTCTATGCAATACTTTAGATTAGGATATTCTTCTAAAATGGGAATGGCTATTGTCCCAGTACATAGCCCAGATGGTCTGCCAGTAGGACTTGTAGGCAGATCAATAAAAGAAAAGAAGTTTAAGAATAGTACTAACCTTCCTAAGAATAAAACAATGTTTAATATCCATAGGGCTAAACGCATTGGAGAGAATGTTATTATTGTTGAGTCCACATTTGATGCCATACGTGTCCATCAGGCAGGATTTCCAAATGTTGTTGCAACCTTGGGCGGGCATTTATCAAAAGAGAATATTGGTTTACTAAATAGATATTTTAATAGAATAATAATAATGACAGATTCAGATTTGGCTGGAAGAGAATTAGGACTTAGTATCGCCAGCCGATTAAGAAATAAAGACATCTTGTGGGCTTCTTACGAATATGGTAAGATATACCCACATGAAGCAAAAGATGCAGGCGATATGTCTGAAAAAGATATTATTGCATGTATAAAGAACGCAGTTTCTGATATCGAATATCGATCCTGGAACTCATGATATAATGGATAAACAGACGGATATATACCGTAAACTATAGAGGAGAAATAAATGAGTATAGTAAAAGGTCTAAAGGACCTAAACAAAGCGCTAGACAAGCCTACCTACACTGGTGGGGAAGAAAATAAGGGTCGCTGGTTAAAGATTGAAGACGGCGAAAGCATCAAGATTAGATTCCTACAGGAACTAGATCCAGATTCACCAAATTATAATGACAAGCTCGGTTGCGGATTTATCGCATTAGAGCACACAAATCCAAAAGATTACCGCCGTAAAGCTCTAGATACAATGGAGACAGAAGGCCGTGATTGGGCACAAGAACAACACCGTAAAGATCCAAAGGCTGGATGGAAGGCAAGACCACGTCTTTATATTAACGTGCTTGTTGACGACGGCAAGAATGATCCATACGTAGCAATCCTTTCTCAAGGAACAAGCGGAAAATCTGTTACACCAACTCTAATTGAGTATGCTGGTGAAATGGGAAGCATTACAAATCTAATGTGGAGAATCAAGAGAACTGGTACAAAGACAGACACCAGTTACACAATTATTCCACTTGCAAAAGATGAGAAGCCTTTTGATTTCTCTAACCTAGAGTTATTTGATCTAGAGAAGACAGCAGTAAGACATGTTCCTTATGCTGAGCAAGAAGCTTTTTACACAGGTGATAGTTCACAAGAAGAATACAGCTCTGCAACTGGCAGTAGCGAAGTCTGGGCATAGACCAGTAATATTGTGGGGGCCTTCGGGCCCCCATTAAGGCGGTTATGAGTTTCATACATTTACACGTTCACAGCCATTACTCTGCAATGGATGGATTAAATTCACCAGAGGATTTGGTAAAGCAGGCTAAGATACTTGGCATGCCTGCAATCTCAATAACCGACCATGGAACATTATCGTCACATCGTGAAATACAAATTGCTTGTGACACGTATGGAGTAAAACCAATTCTTGGAGTAGAAGCCTATATCTCTCCAACAGATAGATTTGATAGATCATCATTTAAAGATAAAAGTATTCAAGCGTATAATCATATTATCCTTCTTGCAAAAAATAAGAAGGGGCTAGAAAATATAAATAAACTACAAGAGATAGCATGGACAGAAGGATTTTATTCTAAGCCACGTATCGATAGAGAGATATTAAATGAATACTCTGAAGGCATTATTGTTTTGTCTGGGTGCCTTAATGGTATTGTAAGCAAAGCTATTGAAAAAGAAGAGTTCTCAGAAGCCAGAATTCTACTAAAGAATTTTAAGCAAACCTTTTTAGATGATTTTTATGTTGAGGTGCAATCTCACAATCCGCCGCAAATAAACGAAAAGCTTTTAGAATTAGCAGACGAATTAGGAATTAAGGCGGTGGCAACAGGGGATATCCACTATGCTAGAAAAGAAGATAAGCTTTTAGAAGAAGCCCTATTAATTATATCCACAAATCCAAAGGCAGACAAAGATGCCGATTTTGAAATGTCTCGTCAGATAAAAGATATGTCAGATAGATTTGATTATTTATACCCTGACCGCCGTATGTCATTTAAGGGCATGAATCTATTTATGCAGACTCGTGAGGAAATTGAGGCGGACTTTAAAAAGGCTGGAATAAATAGAACTGATATATTTGATAATACCCTAGAGATAGCAGACAAGGTTAGCTCATATGACCTAAATCGTAACCTAGACCTCCTGCCAGTCCCAAAGACCAATGCTGATGAAAAGCTACGGGACCTAGCTGAAAAGGGCTTAGAAGGGCTAGGGAAGGCCTCAGATGAGGTCTATAGGGCTCGCCTAGAGGAAGAATTGCAGGTTATTAAGGATAAAAACTTTGCCTCATACTTTCTAATAGTTGCAGATATGATTAATTGGTCAAAGTCCCAAGGCATATTAGTTGGGCCAGGACGTGGTTCGGCAGCAGGATCGTTGGTCTGCTATACAATTGGAATTACAGATGTAGATCCAATTGAATATGGCCTCCTATTTTTTAGGTTCATTAACCCAGATCGTAATGACTTTCCAGATATTGATACGGATTTTGAGGACCGCCGCCGTAAAGAAGTAAAAGATTATTTAAAAAAGAAATTCAAGCACGTTGCATCTATTTCTACATTTACTTATTTTAAGGATAAAGGTGTAGTTCGTGATGCTGCTCGTGCTTTTATGGTTCCGCTTTCTGATGTTAACCATGCATTAAAGTCTGTAGATACATTTGAAGAGTATGCTACTTCTCCAAATACAAAAGAGTTTAGAATGAAATATCCTGAAGTAACTTGGCTTGCAGAAAATTTACGTGGCAAGATAAGAAGTACAGGTATCCATGCTGCTGGAGTTGTGGTGGCAAAAGATGATATTAGAAATTATGGTCCAGTAGAAACTAGAGAAGACCGTGAAGATAAGGCTTCTGGAAGAATTCCAGTAATTGCATATGACATGGACACGGTTGCAGATATTGGTCTAATTAAAATCGATGCCCTAGGACTTAAGTGCCTGTCCGTAATTGCAGACACATTAAATTCTATTAAGGAAAGAACTAGCAAAGAAATAAAACTGTCAGAGATAAGTCTTGATGATAAAGAAGTTTACAAGATGCTCACAGAAGGATATACAAAAGGAGTATTCCAAGCAGAAGCAACCCCTTACACAAATTTATTAATTAAGATGGGGGCAAACGTATTTGAAGATCTGGTAGTCTCAAATGCCTTGGTCCGTCCAGGAGCTATGAATACAGTTGGAGCTTCTTACATAAAAAGAAAGCAAGGGGATGAGGCAGTAAATTATGTTCACCCCATAATGGAAGAATTTACCAGAAATACTTATGGAGTTATTATATATCAAGAACAGGTTATGCAGGCTTGCGTACACCTAGGTGGAATGACTTGGTCTGAGGCAGACAAGGTAAGAAAAATTATTGGAAAGAAAAAGGATGCAAAAGAATTCGACCAGTTCAAAGATAAATTTATTGAAGGTGCTTCAAAGCACATTTCTAAAAAACAAGCAGAAAAACTTTGGCACGACTTTGAAGCACATGCTGGATACTCGTTCAATAGGTCTCACGCTGTTGCTTACTCTATGCTTTCTTATTATACCGCTTGGCTTAAGCTACATTATCCTTTGGAGTTTATTTTCGCAGCGCTCAAAAACGAAGGAGAAAAAGACACAAGAACCGAATACCTGATAGAAGCTAAAAGATTAGGATTAAAGGTTCAACTGCCACATATAAACGAGTCTGATGTATACTTTTCTTTACAGAAAGACTCTTTGCGATTTGGGTTGGCAGAAATTAAATTTATATCAGACAGTATCGCAAACAAAATCATAGAAGGAAGACCATATGCAAACTATAAAGACTTTATTGAAAAAGCCTCAAAGAAAGGAAGCGGCATTAATAGTAGGGCTATTAGTTCTCTTAACGCTATTGGTGGCGCTGCCTTTCAGGATAATCCTAGGAGCGGTAAAGAAAAAGAAGGATACTACGAATACCTAGGCATACCTTCATTTGATATAAAGAATATTCCCCCAAGAGTTAAAGCTCAAGCCTTAACAATAGATCAATTTGATCCAATAGGATCCTTTGTAATGTTTGGAATGGTTAAGAGCATTAAGCGTGGCAAGGGTTGGGCACGAGTTGAATTAGTAGATGAGACTGGTGGCATAGGTTTATTCCATCATGAGCAAACTCAAATTGAAACAGGCAAGATGTATTTTATTCTTGTCGGAGACAATCGTATTGCTAGGTATGTTGATGTAAATGATATAAACCCAGACTCTAAAGATATATTTGTAGACTTCCTATACCGCAAAGAATATGACCTTGCGGAAGACGAGAAGATTGTGGTAAACTTTACACCGTATCAGACGAAGGCTGGCAAGACAATGTCACACATTGTTATGTCTGATAAGGACAAAAATTTGACCAGAGCAATTGCATTTCCTTCTATGTATAAAATAACTTTAGCTAAAATGCGAGAGGGAATGAAATGTAAGCCAGTGCTATCTAAATTAGATGACGGCACATTAATGATTAAGGAAATAAAATGACCGAAGATATAGTTCAGTCTATGAGCCTAAATAAAATATTGGTAGCATTACTTGAAGAGCACGGCACCCTATCGGTTCCGACCACTAGATTTGTAAATGCCGCTAATGAAGATAAAGAGTTGGTCGTAGAATATGATGATCAGGATTTATCTTTTAAATTTAGTTTAAGAGGAAAAGATGAATAGCGAAGATATTCTTACCCAATATGGACTCGATGCCCTCTCTGCAGTTTTACATGAAACTGCAAAAGAAAAAGGATTTTGGGATGGCGAGTATACCAATGACAAAATTGGAAATAAATTAGCTCTGGTGCATTCAGAAGTCACTGAGGTATTGGAAGCAATAAGAAAAAAGCAGGGCTCAGAAAAAATTGTTGAAGAAATAGCAGATACAATAATTAGATTATTAGATGTATATGCAGCAATGAGAAATGAAGAGGCGGTCTTGCATAGCCTAGATGATGTCCTTCACCAAAAAATAGAAATAAATAAACAGCGTCCACCCCTTCACGGGAACCTGTTCTAAATGCTATAATAGTAGAGAGAAGAAAGATAAATAATGACAATTGTCCTAGATGACATATTAGCAAAGCTAGACCCTAAAACAAGATCAAGAGTTCAGTCTGCAGTAGATGTGCAGGTTGAAAAACAACTTACTCCAAGTATTGGTTTAAACAAAGCCCTAAAAGGCGGATTTGGATTTGGTAGACAAGTCTTAGTTTGGGGAAACAAGTCTGCTGGAAAGTCTTCCTTCTGTCTACAAATGATAGCGGAAGCACAGAAGAATGGAAAAACATGTGCCTGGATTGATGCAGAAGCATCTTATGATCAATCGTGGGCAGAAAAACTAGGAGTAGATTCATCAGAATTGATTTACTCATCAGCAAAAACTATTAATGACATGGTAGATGTTGCTACACAATTAATGGAAGCAGAAGTAGATATTATTGTAGTTGATTCTATATCCGCTCTTCTTCCCGCCATCTATTTTGAAAAAGATAGCTCAGAACTCAAGAAGCTTGAGGATACAAAACAAATCGGCGCAGAAGCAAAGGATATGACCCACGCAGTCAAAATGTTAAACTATGCAAACAAAAATACATTACTTGTTCTCATTTCACAACAAAGAAACCAATTTGGATCTATGCATGCTAGCCACATACCCACGGGCGGAATGGCAGTTAAATTCTTTTCCTCTACAGTTGTTAAGCTCTGGTCTTCAGAAGCCGAAGCTAATGCTATTAAAGCTGGTGTTGCGGTTGGTGACAAAATTATTGAACAAAGAGTTGGCAGACCAGTCAATTGGATTATTGATTACAACAAGCTCGGTCCCCCAAATCTATCGGGACAATATGACTTCTACTACCAAGGAGAGTCTGTAGGAATAGATTCCGTTGGAGAAACTTTAGATGTCGCTGAAATGTATGGCCTTGTAGAAAAAGGCGGTGCATGGTATACGATAGAAAAAGAACGGCTACAAGGAAGAGCAAAGGCTGTTCAATATCTACGTGACAATCCAAAAGTCGTAGAGAAATTGACAGAGAAAATCAATGCCAAATCTTAATGAATTTATTAGCAAAAAGCCAGAAGATCCTAATCTTCAAAAAGTTGAAGAGCCTAGACCGTGTGCTTCCTGCAATAAGGATTCAGAATTTTACTATTGGAATGAGGCTTCTATGGAGATGACTTGGACCTGCCCAGACAATCATAAAAATTCTTATAGGATTAACTAATGTCAGAAAGATCTGAAGCTAAGCGTGACGGAGCTAAACAACAAAAGAATAGTGGCAGGGGGGATTACCAAAAAGGTGATGCTATCTGGAATAAGTTTGTTGTGGACTATAAAGAGTCTAAGAAGTCTGTTGCTCTTTCAAAAGAAATGTGGGCAAAGGTTTGTACCGACACATTTAAGGTTAACAGATCAATGCATCCAGTTTTAAAATTAATTATAGGCGAGGGAAATAGCAAGACAAGATTGGCAGTAATAGAATGGTCTTTACTGGAACAGTTAATAGAAGGAGAATCCAAATGAAAGAAATTTTAATGACAACATTTGTAGGTGCTATGGTTGGAGGCATATTTAGTTTATTTAAATTGCCTATCCCTGCGCCACCAGTATTTGCTGGGCTTATGGGAATCGTAGGTCTTTGGATTGGCTATGCTCTAGTGACTAGGTTTATCTGATGGAACTATTCATGCTTGGTATGACAATAGGTCTTGCATTTGGATACTCTCTAGGATTATTTATTGATAAGTTAGACAAAAAGGAGAAAGCTAAAAATGTCGGAAGATAAAAATTCTTTACAGCTAATTAGCGATATTACAGAGTTCAATGATCTTCATGAGTATATGAAAGATCAGCATTTGGATAAAGCCTTGGCTATCACAGTTAAACTGCTTATGAGCCCTGATGTTCCACCTGCCAAAGCTCCAAGCCTTATTATAGAACTTCAAGCCCTATCTACAAAGTTTTCTATGCTTGCTGCGGTATACTCTACTATAGCAAAAGATAAAGCTGGCACAATTAACAACAACAAAAAGAATGTATATTATTCAGCAAAGGAGTCGATAGATAAACTTGTAGACGCACTCAAGTATATCGTTCGTTATAATGGCTAGAGAAATTGTAAAGAATTTAAAATTTAAAAAGTATGAAGGCAAGTTTGATCCAAAAGAATTTGCCAAGATGCTAGATGATGCATACCTTGCCACAAAGCGGGCAGATGGTGACATGACAAAGTATACTTTTAGCCCAAGTAGTTTTGGCTATGGTCATGGCAATTGTCCAAGATACTGGTATATGGCATTTAGTGGAGCTAACTTTGTAGATAATAATGATGCACAGGCAGTTGCCAATATGGCTAACGGAACCTTGGCTCACGAAAGAATACAAAATTTAATTCATAAAATGGGCGGGCCAATAAAATCAGTAGAAACAGAAATTGAAATAAAGAACGAGTATCCACCTATCAGAGGATTCATAGATCTTTTAATTAACTGGGATGATGAGAATGTAATTGGAGAAATCAAGACGGCTAAGCAAGAAGTTTGGGATGTAAGGCAGGCAGAGATGGCCCCTTCAGCAAATCACCTTCTTCAGCTTTTAACATATATGAAGCTAAAAGATGTCAAGGAAGCATTCTTTCTTTATGAGAATAAAAATACTCAAGAGCTTCTTATCATACCAGTTCAAATGAATGCCAAGAACAAAGAGATAATTGAAGAGTTGTTTTTATGGTTATGCGAAGTATATGACAATTTTAAAGATGGGGATATTCCACTTAGGCCATTTGAAAAAACAAGTTATGCATGCAAGGGTTGTCCAATTAAAAAAGAGTGCTGGAAGGGCGAGACTGGCACGGTACAGATAGAAGCATACAAGGTTACCAAGTAATGATTTGTGCAAATAAAGAATGCCCAAATGGCAAAGAGTTTACTCCCAAAACACATAATCAAAAGTATTGCTCAGATGAATGCTGCCGAATTGCCACAAATAGAAGAATCATGGAAAAGTATTATGAGAAGAAAGCAATTAGGAGTGGGGCAAAAAGATCATGCGTTAAATGTAATTCCAGGTTAAGCAGATATAATGAATCTAATATTTGTGCGGCATGTCAAAAGAAAGTAGACATTTCTCAGAAGTCCAAACTATTAAGGATGATAGATGAAATTAACTGATTTAATTAAGACTAAGGCAAATAGAGTATTGGGGATAGATGCCTCTACTAATTCCGTCGCATTTTGTTTAATGGAAGATGACAAGCCAGTCAAATGGGGAAAGATAGAATTAACTGGGGCTAATATATATGAAAAGATATATGATGCTAAAGTTAAAACTTCTGTGATGCTAGATGAATTAAAGAGTGATTATATTGCTGTAGAAGGAGCAATCCTTGTCAGATCCCCAGATGCCGTGATAAAATTATCCTATGTATATGGTGTCGTTATCGCTGAGCTTATGTCTACTGGCGCTTCCGTTATTACTATATCCCCTAGTTCTTGGCAGGCATATATCGGAAATAAGAACCCAACCAAAGAAGAAAAGGCGGCTATTAGAGTAAACAATCCAGGATATGCAGACTCTTGGTATAAAACTCAGCTACGTAATATGCGTAAACAAAGAACAGTTGACTACTTCAACAACAAATACAATCTTTCATTAACAGACTACGATGTAGCAGATTCATTTGGAATTGCTCATTATGCTAATAAGGTATTAACGGAACGATGAAATTATACAAGAGTAAAGACTGGTTGTATAGACGTTATGTAGTTCAGCGTAAGACTATGGAAGAGATTGCAAAAGAATGTGGCGTTACGGTAATGACCATATACAGAGCATTGAAAGATAATGGACTAATCAAATGATAGAAAAAAATATATGGCAAACATATGAAACAAATTATGATGCGCTGCCAGACTATGCTAAAAAGAGTATAGGCACATGGACTGCAAATAACCCCGACTGGAAGCATGGATATATGAGCGGCCTAGATAGAGAAGAGTTTTTTAAGAATAATTTTGATTCTAAAATAGCAGACACATATATCAATCTTCCACTAGGTGTTATGAAGGCTGGACTTTGGAGATTTGCGATTCTTTATATCTATGGAGGAATTTATGCCGACATGGATACTCACTGCAAGGTCCCAGTAGATACATGGCTTAATCAAGATTACGATATGATTCTTGATATAGAGCGGGACACCCCATGGCTTGCTACACAAACAATTGCGGCTAAAGCGGGACATCCTCTACTTAAAGCAGCTATAGACCTATGTGTTGAACGAGTTGGAGACGGAATTATTCAGCATAACCATATGGTTCATTATTATACTGATGTTCAAATGTTCACAGATGCTTTATATCGTGAACTTGGAGTAGAGCCTTATCAAAAACATATTAATGAATGGGCGCCAGAACTTATTGAAATGCCATATCTAAAAGAAAATAAAGTTTATATTTTTCACGGCGAGAATGCAAAGCGCCTATTGGATAAAGATGTTGTTCACCTGTATTGGGGAGATGATAGAGAAGAAGGATGGATTGCATGGAAAAAGGATCCAATGGTCAATCAGTCTTACCCAAACGGCTTCAATCCTCATGATTGGGAAAAATAATGCATAGAATAGGTGTATTGCCTGCTTCTGGAAAAGCGTCAAGAATTGGAGGCATCCCAAAGTTTTGTCTACCAATATCAGATGAAAGATCTTTGTTGCAATGGCATGTAGAGCAAATGCTTGAAGTTTGCGATGAAGTACGTGTAGCTACAAGACCAGAGTGGGTTCCAATTGTACAAAATATGGATATGAACATTAAGTTAATTGTTCGTGAGCCATCAACAATGTCTGATGCAATTAAATTTATGATTGGCGAATATAATGACACAGTATTTGTTGGAATGCCAGATACATATATTTTAAATGCTACAGGCAATATATATAAAGAAATGATGAAAGAAGATAAGGCTGATTTAGTTCTTGGCATATGGGAATGTGGTGATGAATTAAAAGGCAGGGTCGGACAGGTTAAAGTTTCTGATGGCAGGGTAATTGCATCTGAAGATAAGGTAGATAATTGTGACTACCCAGATATGTGGGGGACTATGCTATTCCGAAAAAATATGATAAGATACCTAGATCCTAAATTAGACCATCCAGGAAAACAATTAAAGGAATGGATATCTGAAAGCACAAATATTAGGGCGGTAAGACCAGGCGGACGATATATGGATATTGGAACGCTAAGAGGACTAAAGAATTTATATAAGGAGATGGATAATGCTTGAACCAGTTTTCCCAGACTCACCACAGTTTAAATGTGAAGATTTATATTTATTAACTGTAGGCACAGAAGCAGGCAAAGAGATATTTGAAACCTGCCATGAAATTGCACACATGCTAGTCAAGAAGAATATTGCCTACGGCAATTCAGCCCTAGACCCTGTGCGTATATTTTCGAAGGCGGGACCAAGAGAACAGCTCCATGTCAGAATTGACGATAAATTAAATAGATTAATGAAAGGCACCGAATATCCAGGCGATAATGATATCGATGATTTAATTGGATATTTAATATTACTAAAAGTCGCTAAATCCATTTGATATTTTAGTTGACTAAGAGTACAATGGTTACATATGGACATTGAATTAGCTGATCATTTTGATCGAATGAATAAGGTTGTTGAGGAATTACTTAAGGGAAATAACCCTACCCAGATTGCCGCCCTGACGGGTTTTAAGCGGGCAGAAGTGTTAGGGTATATAGATGAGTGGAAAGAGGTCGTTAAAAACGATTCTGGGGCCCGTGAAAGGGCAAAACAGGCCATCTCTGGAGCAGACCAACACTACGCTATGCTTATTAAAGAGGCGTGGAAGACCGTAGAGGACGCAGATCAAGCAGGTCAATTAAACGTCAAGGCTACCGCCCTAAAATTAATTGCAGATATTGAAGGCAAAAGAATTGGCATGTTGCAAGAGGTTGGTCTATTGGACAATGTGGAATTGGCAAATCAAATTGCGGAGACGGAACGAAAGCAAGAAATTTTGGTTGGTATACTAAAGGATGTCTCAGCAGAATATCCGCAAGTAAGAAAAGAAATTATGCGTAGACTTGCACAGATAACTGGAGTTGTAGAACCTATAGAGATAATTGAGGAAGCTAGTGGATCTTGATTTTTCAGATCTCATTGATATCCTAGACGGAGAGGAATTTGATGAAAGACCAGTCGACTTACGAACATTTGTCACAGGAGCAAATTACCTTGGACTCCCGCCACTTTCGGAGTACCAACATACGCTCATCGAAAAAAGCTCTCAGATCTATAAAGAATCCACTCTTATTAAATTATTTGGAGAAGAAGAAGGCCGACGTCGCTTTAAGCAAACCTGTAACGAAGTAATTGCACAACTAGGAAAAGGTAGCGGCAAAGATTACTGCTCAACAATTGCAGTATCTTACATGGTTTATCTCTTGCTTTGCCTGAAAGATCCAGCAACATATTATGGTAAACCCCCTGGAGATTCCATAGATATTCTTAACATTGCTATTAACGCACAGCAAGCAAACAATGTTTTCTTTAAAGGATTCAAAACAAGAATAGAAAGATCACCTTGGTTTATTGGTAAGTATGAAGCAAAGGCTTCTGAGATGAAATTTAATAAGGCAATAACTGTTCACTCTGGTCACTCTGAGCGTGAGGCGTGGGAAGGGTATAACGTAATAGCAGTTATCCTTGATGAAATTTCAGGCTTTGCCACAGAGAATACGACGGGGCATGACCAAGCAAAAACAGCAGATGCAATATACGATATGTATAGAGGATCTGTAGTTTCACGTTTTCCAGACTACGGTAAGGTTATTCTTTTGTCCTTTCCCCGTTTTAAGAATGATCCAATACAAAAGTTCTATGATTCTGTTATAGCTGAAAAAGAAGTAATCGTAAGAAATAAAGTCTTGAAGATGGACGAAGGACTACCAGACGGTACAGAGGGAAATGAAATTGAGGTGGAGTGGGAGGAAGATAATATTATCTCCTACAAGATACCTAAAGTTTATGCATTGAAAAGACCTACGTGGGAAGTCAATCCAACTAAAACAATAGATAACTTCAAAGTAGAATTTTATAAGAACATGCCAGATGCCATGGGAAGATTTGCATGTATGCCATCAGAAGCAATTGATGCATTTTTTAAATCTCGTGAGAAGGTTGAGCGGGCATTTAATAATATGTCCTTAGCCGTAGATAATTTTGGTAGATTTGAAAACTGGTTTTCGCCAGACCCAGATAAAGAATATTTTATACATGTAGATCTTGCTCAAAAGCATGACCATTGTGCTGTGGCTATGGCACATGTTCAGAAATGGGTTAATGTTAAAGTGACCGATACTTATTCACAGCCCGCTCCAATTGTAGAAGTTGACGCAGTAAGATACTGGACACCAACTTCAGATAAATCTGTAGACTTTACAGAAGTTAAAGACTATATATTATCTTTAAGAACAAAAGGATTTAAGATTCGTGTTTGTACATTTGACCGTTGGAATTCTCATGACATGATGCAACAACTTAAACAATATGGTATTAATACAGAAACTTTGTCTGTAGCTAAAAAACATTATGATGATATGGCAATGGTTATAGCTGAAGATAGGTTGAGCGGGCCACACATCAAGCTTTTAATTGATGAGCTCCTACAACTTAGAATTATGAGGGACAGGGTAGACCATCCAAGAAAAGGATCAAAAGACTTGGCGGATGCAGTTTGTGGGTCTATATATAATGCTATAAGTAGAACTAGATTTGAAAGTAATGAAGAAATTGATGTGCATACCTACGACTCATTAATGCGTAGGCCATCAAAAGAGCAAGATGAAATTGTATTAAATATGGTTAGGCCGCCAAGAATGCCTTCAAAATTGGCAGACGCTTTAGAGGGTATGGAGATACTATGAGCATATATCAAGAAAGAGCAAAAGAATGTAAGTGTTGTGGTAAGCATGTGCCCCTTCCTACTGTACTAAAAGAGTATGAGGGAAACACGTTATGCCCAACAACATTCTCAAATGTGATAGAATATAAGAGACTGTGGAAATCTCTTGGATCGAGGCCACCTGGTAGTATCAGAAAGCATTTTTCTGACTATGTTCAGCAGTTAGTGGAAACGACCATTGACAAAAACGAGGACGGGACTATACAATAGTCTTATCCAAAAGGATAAAAATGGACGAGGATAGAGAAGACGAAATGCAGTTGGAACATTATCTAGAAATTGGTGCCATCAGTTTAGCAGGCATGGACGAAAATGGAGAAATTATTTACGCCATTGAGGATAAGGCAAAAGAAATTGCACCAGAACTTTGGGAAGCCCACATTAGATATGTAGACGAATCTCTTATGCAGCTTTACGAAAAAGGTTTATTGCAAGTAGAATATGATGAGAATCTTGAAGCTATGCTTCACATCAGTCCAGAAGGACAAAAGATCGCAAAAGAAATGGGGCTGATAGAAATGAATCTACCAGAACCCCCTAACAATTAGGAGAATAAAATGCCTTGGGAAATTAAACAAAACTTTGCAGGATGCAAAGGATATGCTGTAGTAAAGCAGGGATCAAACGAATTAGTAGGATGTCATGCAGGAAAATCAGCAGCCTCTGCCCAACTAAGGGCCTTATATGCCTCAGAGGCGGATGAGAAAAAGATGCACGACAAGAAGAAGAAAATTTACTAGACTTAAAAAATCTAATTTGCTATAATATATGTGGGTCGCCAATAGGGGCCCACATATTAATTTATTCGCTTAAAGGAGGAATAAAATGGTAACAACATTTGCTATGGATCTTTTTAGAGATCCATTTTTTATTGGCTTCAATCGTGAAGTAGAAAGACTAAACAATATCCATCGTGAGGCTACGGCCCAGTCTTTCCCGCCATACAATATTGTCAAGGTAGATGAAGATTCATATCGTGTATCTTTGGCGGTGGCAGGATTTGATAAGAAGGATATTGAGGTCTCAGTAGATAATCAGACTCTTATTGTTAAGGGTGAAGTTACTACAGAAGAGACTGGAGAAGTTCTTCACAAAGGAATTGCCGCCCGTAAATTTACACGCACATTTGCGCTTGGTGAATATATGGAGGTAGTCGGAGCGGAATTTAAAAATGGCATGCTACACATTGATGTAGATCGTCTAATTCCAGAAGACAAAAAGCCAAAGACAATCAAGGTCAAATAAGGTATAATGGTTCTGTCCATGTAGATGGACACGGGCCGAATAGTTACGCCTTAGGATACACCTGAGCATGTGTATAAACTGCTCATTAAAATTTAGGAGAGACAGTGCCAGT